CAATTATGGTCAGTCAAACCAATGAACAAGCATTAGAGTCGGCCATTGAGAAATGTCTGGCTGGGATCAGTACTGAAGAGCTCAAAGAGGGGCTGAGTCAGCAGTCACTGGGTGCTGGATACTTCATTGGTGCTGCTAGTGACTTTAATATGCAATATGCCATTGATGAACGTTTTTTCTGGCAATTTCTGCAAAAGACACAAGAAGTAGAGTTGGCCAAACTGCAAAAGAACAACCCCTCAGATTGGCAACGTAAGTTACTCGAACGATTTGACCGACTGATTAAGAAGCATGGCATTCTTCATTTACTTAAGAAAGGGCTAAGCGTAGACGATGCTCATTTCAATTTGCTCTATCCAGCCCCTTTGGCAAGTAGTAGTGAGAAGGTAAAGCAAAACTTTGCAGATAACGTGTTTAGTTGTACTCGCCAAGTGCGCTATTCCATGGTAAATCCCCTACAAGAAATCGACATGGTATTGTTTATCAACGGAATACCCTTGATAACGCTGGAGTTGAAGAACGCATGGACCGGGCAAACAGCACGTTATCACGGCCAAAAGCAGTATCGAGATGATCGGGATGCAACTCAGCCATTGCTGACCTTTGGCCGCTGCCTAGTGCATATGGCGGTCGATACCGACGAAGTGTATATGACCACCAAGTTATCAGGTAGCAGTACATTCTTCTTGCCGTTCAATAAAGGTCACAATCTTGGACAAGGCAACCCGCCGAATCCATCTGGCCATAAAACGGCATACCTATGGCAAGAAGTATTCACTAAAGACAGCTTGGCGAATATTATTCAGCATTTTGTGCGTCTGGATGGGTCAAGCAAAGATCCATTACCCAAGCGAACCCTGTTCTTTCCTCGATACCATCAATTGGATGTGGTGAGAAAATTAGTAGACCATGCCGCCCAGCACGGTGTCGGTCAGACTTACTTAATTCAACACTCAGCCGGTTCAGGTAAGTCTAACTCGATTACCTGGGCAGCTTATCAGCTAATTGAAACCTATCCTGCTTCGTCTGATGTGGCAGGCGGAAAAAGCTTGGAGCAGCCGTTGTTTGACTCTGTGATTGTGGTCACCGATAGACGCCTATTGGACAAGCAGCTGCGGGATAACATTAAAGAGTTTTCTGAAGTAAAGAACATTATTGCCCCAGCGAATAAGTCTTCTGAGCTTAAGCAGGCGCTGGAGAATGGCAAAAAGATTATTATAACGACGATTCAGAAATTCCCGTTCATTATTGATGGTATCGCCGATCTTAGTGACAAGCGCTTTGCAGTGATCATCGATGAAGCACACAGCTCACAGTCTGGTTCGGCGCATGACAATATGAACCGAGCGATGGGCAAGTCTGAAGTCGAAGAGGCAGAAGATGCTCAGGATAAAATCCTTCAGGCGATGAGATCGCGTAAGATGCGCGGGAATGCGTCGTACCTGGCATTTACAGCGACACCAAAAAACAGCACTTTGGAGAAATTTGGTCAACGCCAAGAAGATGGCTCTTACAAGCCGTTTCACTTGTATTCGATGAAACAAGCCATTGAAGAAGGCTTCATCTTGGATGTGCTGGCAAATTATACGACGTACAAAAGTTATTATGAGATTGAGAAATCAATTGCTGATAACCCTGAGTTTGATACCAAAAAGGCGCAGAAAAAACTCAGAGCTTATGTAGAACGAAGCCAGCAAACAATTGATATCAAGGCAGAGATTATGCTGGAGCATTTTGTTCCGCATGTCGTGAATACGAAAAAGCTCAAAGGTAAAGGTAAAGGAATGGTGGTCACTCAAAATATTGAGGCGGCCATTCGATACTACAAAGCGATAAGGCGAATACTTGAGGAGCAAGGAAACCCGTTTAAAGTTGCCATTGCTTTCTCAGGAACCAAAGAAGTTGATGGTATTGAATATACCGAAGCAGATATTAATGGTTTTGCCGAGTCAGATACCAAAGATATGTTTGATACCGATGAGTATCGACTTTTAGTGGTTGCTAACAAGTATCTGACTGGGTTTGACCAGCCTAAGCTTTGCGCCATGTATGTAGATAAGAAGCTCGCCAGTGTCTTGTGTGTTCAGGCGCTATCTAGGCTCAATCGCAGTGCACCTAAGCTAGGGAAGAAAACAGAAGACTTGTTTATCCTGGATTTTTTCAACTCGGTTGAAGATATTCAATCAGCATTCGATCCTTTCTATACAGCAACGTCATTGTCCCAAGCTACAGATATAAACGTACTGCACGAGTTGAAAGATGAAATGGACGATGTCGGTGTGTACGAGTGGTATGAAGTTGAAGACTTTGTGACGCGTTATTTCAAGAATGAAGACGCCCAAACACTCAGTCCAATCATTGATATTGCCGCAGCGCGGTTTGACCATGAACTAGATCTTGAAGCTGAAGCTAAAGTGGACTTTAAGATTAAAGCCAAACAGTTCGTTAAAATCTATGGGCAGATGGCTTCTATCATGCCTTATGAAATGGTCAGCTGGGAAAAACTGTTTTGGTTCCTGAAGTTTTTAATACCGAAATTGAAAGTGGAAGATCCCGATGCTGATGCTATTGATGAGCTTCTCGATTCTGTCGATCTGAGTTCATACGGTTTGCAACGTGTGAAGCTTAACCACAGCATTAAACTTAGTGACCAAGAAGCGGAGCTTGATCCTCAAAATCCGAACCCACGTGGGGTGCATGGCGATGAAAAAGAAACTGACCCGCTGGATGAAATCATTCGCACATTTAATGAGCGATGGTTCCAGGGCTGGAGTGCCACACCTGAAGAGCAAAAGGTTAAGTTCGTGAACATCGCTGAAAGTATCCGCAATCACCCTGACTTCGAATCGAAATACAAAAACAACCCAGATCCCCATAATCGAAATTTGGCCTTCGAAAAAATGCTCAAGGAAATCATGCTGCAACGCCGTAAAGATGAACTTGAGCTCTACAAGTTGTTCGCAGGAGATTCAGCATTTAAAGCCTCGTGGACGCAAAGTATGCAACGAATGGTGGGTAGGTAGAAAGGAGTGATGGTTTGCTGAAGGCAGTCTCAGAGTTATTAGGTGGGTCACCAGGCCTGAAAGGACGTCAAATTGCCAAGGAGCTGGGGCTGGTCAGCTGTCAGCAGCCGACTCACCGGTATAAACGTGGTGGTCATGAACATGTTGCTATCCCTAACTACCTTGAACGGCAGTTCGCCGTGACCGAGCCAAATCAGGTGTGGTGCGGTGATGTGACCTATATCTGGACGGGTAAGCGCTGGGCGTACCTCGCCGTTGTTCTCGACCTGTTCGCAAGAAAACCAGTGGGCTGGGCCATGTCGTTCTCGCCGGACAGCAGGCTCACCATGAAATCGCTGGAAATGGCATGGGAAACCCGTGGTAAGCCCGGCGGAGTGATGTTCCACAGCGATCAGGGCAGTCATTATACGAGCAGGCAGTTCCGGCAGTTATTGTGGCGATACCAGATCAGGCAGAGTATGAGCCGGCGCGGAAACTGCTGGGATAACAGCCCAATGGAACGCTTCTTCAGGAGTCTGAAGAACGAATGGATGCCGGTGGTGGGTTACGTAAGCTTCAGCGAGGCAGCTCACGCCATAACGGACTATATCGTTGGATATTACAGCGCACTAAGACCGCACGAATATAACGGTGGATTACCCCCAAATGAATCGGAAAATCGATACTGGAAAAACTCTAACTCGGTGGCCAGTTTTTGTTGACACTTCATCTACACTCGCGGCATTGGAAGCAAAGATATGGTCGTCTGGCACCTGATGCACATTGATAAGGCTATCAACCACACGCTGGAGAAGTTCTTTCCACCAGCCTGAACACAATGATTGTGCGCCTTATAGCGCCCATTAAGATAGATAAGTACTTACCAACAAGGAGAAAACACATGAAGACTTTGGTTCGCATTTCATCTAGTACCGACTATGACGTTTACCCGTTGTTCATGATCAAGTGCGACGGGCTGAACGATGAAGAAATTCAAGCGGCAATTGAACGCAATCTAGTTGAATACACAGGAATGGATGCGGATTCTATTTATATCGATGATGACGGTGTTTGTTGGCACAAAGGTAGCTGCTGGTACGTCGACGACACAATGCTGGTAAGCGATGAAGACGCGGCCCATCTTGAGCGCATTTTGGGTATCAGCACTTTTGAGTGATATTTACAGCAAAATATATAAGTTAGCATTTACCTATCATGAAAATTTTATTAGATATCACGTTACTTATTATCTCGATAGCCTTTGTGCTCGACTGCATCTTCACAGGGGCAATCCGTAAAGCGCTGGCGCCTGTTAATGATGTGATGATCAATGCGCTGGCCGTAGTACTGGTCTTCGACTCAGCATTAGGCGTTTTCAAAGGAGTCGTGGCATGAAGAAAACAGCCCTGGTACTGGCGCTGCTCACTCTCCCCGTCTTTGCGGACACACATGTCTATGAGTGCGAAATGTTTGTGGTCGAAGCGAAAAACGGCCTGATCCGCAACGTCGTTAAAGCTAATTACGGCGCGATGGTTGTGGACCGCGGCGAACAGTTTTATGTGGTACGCGATGATCGCGTCCTGTCTTCCCCGTTTCTCACTAAACGTAACGGCGAACTATCTGGCGTAGGTAAAGATAGGTTCGTTTACAACAAATCGGGTGATGTATACGGCGTTCACGCGAAGAACGACAGCTACCTTTTCGATGACTGCAAGGAGATTAGTTGATGGCGGTTACACTGACAGGTCTGGAAATCGAAAAAACAAGCGGCTACTGGCGTGCCAAAGGGTTCAAGCAGTCCGGCGTACTGGAACGACGGGAACGTGAAGATGGGTATATTGTCCACCAGCGACGTGAATGGCGCATGTACGATCCGGAAACAGGTAAGCTCGCAACGAAGGCCGGGACACTCTGGGGTCTGCTGAAGAAAATCCACTGATAACACTATCCACTGCGGTGAGTAGCCAGCTCACCGCGTGTGAATCCAGCTCATAACCACTGTAGCGAGTAGAACACCCTTCAGGTATGCACCCCAACCACTGTAGTGAGCAAACCCTCTGCCACGATATCAACTATCCACTGTAGTGAGTAAATTGGTGATTATCGGGGTCGCTATACACTGTAGTGAGTAAACAGGCGTTCACTGACTACAAACAACCACTATAGAGAGTGATGGAATGCCCCCTCCAGCGGATATCCACTATGGAGAGTAAATCTTCGCTGTTTTAAACGGATATCCACTCACTACAGTGGATAGAGGTCAAGTCAGCCAATTCTGCTCTTCACAGTGGATAGTCAACAATGAGGAGAGCGACGATAACCGCTGTAGAGAGTAGACTTAACAGAGATACCCAGTGACCGCTAACCTCTCAGCCCTTGTTTTATCTATGTTTGCAACCACTAACATTTACTTCGCGATTTGTGCGCACTGCCTACAGTGGTTATTCTTCGGTTTCTTTTACTCACTACAGTGGATATTGCATTTCCGATAAACAAAAAGGCTCACTACAGTGGATAGTGAGCCTTTTTACTCTCTACAGTGGTTGGGCTATTTGCGAGCCTTTGCCTTGCGCAGCTCTTCGAGAATCGCCAGTTCTTCCTTGCTCAACATGACCATTTCCCCGTCTTTTTCTTCAGGGGCAACATCGATAATGTCCTCCGGATCATCACCTGGCAAGATATCTTCTGGCTCTTCAGGCGTAGCCATAGATGGCGGCAGTGCCGAACGTAACTTCGGCCGTCTATAGTGGATGACGAAGTAGACCGAGCTGCCGCGTTTCACTTCAGTGTAATCGAGATAGCCGATCTCTCGCAGCTGCTCCATCGCCTTCCTGACTGTCGCATTCTGGGTAATGGTGCGGCTGGTTAAGTTAAGTCTGGCGCGTAAGCGAGCCAATGAGATTGGCGCCGGGTCTGGTGGCAAACTTTCAATGAAGGTGTAGAGCGCCTGCGCGGATTCTTTTCTGGAGAGTTCGTTGATGGCCCGAAGTTGCAAAAGCACCTTTTTGTCGAACTGGTAAAGTTCGAAAATCTTAGGATCGGCCTTCAGTTCGACCGTGTCATTCTTGGTACTGTACTTTGCCGTCTGCACAAGGTGCGTAACGTAATACTCTTCAGAGCCTTTGCTGCGGAATGAGATGGTGTTTGTGGCGATACGACTTAGAGAGCTGTCCAGGCGCTTACGTAACTTCGCGGACGATCTGGCTGTTGGTATGCCACAAAGTCTGACGAACTCGACGAACGGCAACGTGACGGTGTCACCAACAACCTTGTGCTTGGCGAACGCGTGGATGATGCCCACCCATGTTTTGAAATCGTTATCCATATCAAGACGAAGACCAGCAATCCTTATATCCTCGTACCCTTCGGCTTTGGCCAGAGACAGCTGTTTGAGTTCAGCGGAGGCGTCCATAGAGACCATTTGCCCCTTTCTACCCCTGGATGTCGATTTCAGCGTCGGAACGAAGAGACCAAGACGCATCAGAGCAACAGGCTGAACTGTGTTGTTGGTGTTAGGAACTAACGTAACAACTTCGCCGGTCTTTTTGTCTGTTTCGGAAAATGCTTCGCTTATCGCAATGTTTTTATTGTCGTTTACGCTCATTCCAAATGTCTCTTTTTATTCGACGGCTTGGGTGCCTTTACTGATTACAGTGGATAGTAGCACCCATCACAGTGGTTATCCTACCGCCTACAGCGGTTTTTCTACTCTCCATAGTGGTTGATTTACTCTCTATAGTGGTTGTTATTCTCACTATAGTGGATATCGATAACCTCTAAAGCCATGTGGCACAACGGTTTGCAGGGGCCGGGGATCTCTTTGGGTCTTTGTGGTTCTCTTTGGTTCTAACAGGGATCTGAATTACTGGATCGAGCCTGTGTATAAAAATCAGATAATTACAAAATCAGGCATCACTCCCCTTCTGGGGATAATGTGTGATCGAAATAAACACGCCGCAACGCAAAATTTACAATATTTCCAAGAATATCAGCCATCTGCCGCAGAAAAACAGGCTCGGAGTTATCCAGTTAAAACATTGTCTCCTACTCACTACAGTGGATACCGACTACTCTCCAGAGAGGTTGTTTTGCTCTTCATAGCGGTTATTATGCTCTCTACAGTGGTTATTTTGCTCTCTATAGTGGATAGTAACCCCTTCTCAAGCCAGTAACCGCAAGCGCTGGAGACGATCGGGGATCTCTTTTGATCTTCTGTAGGATCTCTCTGGGGATCTAAATATTGGATCGGGCCTGTGAATAAAGTGAATAAGTAAACAGGCATTTGCAAACTCCGGTGCGCCTTATCCGTTATCGTTGCCCCGGACAAAATTATTTGAACAAGAATTATGGATCTTAAACGCACGCGCTGGGTTCGCCGTCTTGAAGATGGCTCCTACACCATTGAATCAAACACTAGTCTGAACAAACAGAAGTTGCTCTGCGACCTTTGCGGCATTGCTTCGAAATGCCCGATTAACGAAACCCGGCTTAAACTCCACGACGCCGGTGCGCATTTCCACCTAAACAGCTGCATACGTTACGTGCCACTACTAGCATTTCGTAAACCGATCATCGGATTGGATGCTCCCTACTTCAACACACTGCGCTCTGGTGTCACTTGGCGAGATCGTGTCGAACCTGGCAAACTCGTTTGTCTGGTTGAAGCTGATACCGGAAATGTCATCCGGTTCGGGAGAGTTGATAAGGTCTACTCAGGCCCGGTGGATGAAATGCTGCGGAAACACAGCCGATTTAACCATCTCTGCATGGGCGGAGAGAAGATTGAGAAGGTTGGCGAAGTAATTCGCAAATCTTACGGACACTTTCTGAATGATAACAGCCTTCTGACAGCCATTTACATTCGCCATGTCGATCGGGAGTTCGACACGGAGTATCACAGTGCTGAAGAGTTGAATCTTGTAGACCCTCGTCCAAAAGCTGGGGTAATAGACATCAGCAGAGCGCGTCAGAAGCCCTCAGAGACGTTTTAAAGGCAAACTCATGCTTTTTACCGGGCATAAAATATGGTGTCTTAGAAAGACACTGAGAGCTTTAGGGATTAATGCATGAGTGAATTTTATTCAAGAGCAGAAACTGTGGCCGACGGATGCGTTTGAAGACGACGCACGCAAACGCCGTAAATGTCATCTCACAACTTCACCGTCCGTTCTCCTTTTTCATTTCTTGTCATCAGTAAATGACTGCTCTCATAAAATTGCTTGTGACGTTTAGAAATCATTGCTGCCCTATCTGATAGGTATTTACTTACTTATTTTTTTGTCATTATCATGTGCCTTTATATTCTTTTGTGTGCCGTGTTGTCTGGGTTGTACGCCTCTTATGCACGCTTAGAATTTGTATCAAAATAACCACAAAGGAAAAGACACATGACATTGCCATACGGGGTAATATCAGATCCCCATTATCATCGTTGGGATGCTTTTGCGACAACAAACGCTGACGGGCTTAACTCTCGGCTGGAGATCCAACTGGACGCTACGAAGGAGGCGGCCAAAGCGATGAAAGCTGCTGGCTGTAAGCACATGCTGGTAGCTGGTGATACCTTCCATGTTCGCGGTGCTATATCACCTTCCGTTCTGCATTTCGTGACCGAAACTTACGAGTGGATCATCAAAGAGTTGGGTCTCAAGGTGGTAATGCTGGCTGGCAACCACGACCTCGAAACCAACGATTCCGTATACAGCGCCAATGCAGCAGCCTCTCTGCGCTCAATCGGTGTGGAAATCGTCTGCGGCAAACGTCCTCATTCCATCAAAATGGGCGACGTAACCGTCCATCTGATTAGCTGGCGTAATAACCACGCAGAACTTATCAGCGATCTCAAAACGCTGCGTTCCGGGCTGGATGGTGACAACCATGATGTTGTTGTACATACCTCAATCAACAAAGCGATCCCCACCATGCCCGATGTCGGCATCGACGCACAGGAACTGAAAGATATCGGCTTCCGTTTATTGTTGTCCGGGCACTACCACAACCACAAAGAAGTGCTGCCTGGAGTGGTAAGTATCGGGGCGCTGACACACCAGAATTGGGGGGATGTTGGTTCACTGGCCGGCTTCATGATCGTCAAACCGGACGGCTCATTCACTCACCACGAAACCTCGGCACCTAAATTCGTGAACCTTGAGGACGATGTAGATGACGATCAGATTCGCGGCAACTACGTGCGCTTCCGTGCCGTTGTTGAGAGCGATGAAGAAGGCATCAAACTTCAGAACGTCCTGAAAACAATGGGCGCGAAGGGTGTCGTCTGCAACTTCATTCGCAAGGCATCGATGATGGAAGGCGCTGCCAGTACTGCGGAAACCAGCAAAATTGACAGCCTGGGAGAGTCCGTTGCGGCGTACTGCAAGATCGTTCACGACACTGACGGTGGCTTCGACCTGAGCAAGCTGGACATACTGTGTCAGGAGATCTTGACCGAAGCAGAGAGTGCGGAGGCTGTGTGAGGCAACGTTATTATGGGAGCTTTCGAGAGTTTGCCATCGTGATGAAAAAACTTCAAAAAGGCCAGACGGTTATGTTTCACAAGCCATACCCTTCAGGAGGAAATCCCGTAGCGTTTTATCTTGGAAGGCTAACCAGAAAAGGCTTATTGAATCGCAGATCCTTCCCCGCGCATACGGAGTTCAGATTGAAAGATGGTCAAAAGTTAACACACGATATCAGAGGTGTTATATGAAGTTTTTAAAGCTCCAGGTTGAAAATTTTATGGCAATCGCCAGCGCAGAAGTCGAGTTAGACCAGCGTGGACTGGTGCTGATCCAGGGTGTGAACAGTGGCGATACGTCTGCTGCCAGCAATGGCGCCGGGAAATCCACTCTGATGAATAGCTTAATGTGGTGTCTGTATGGTGAGACTGCACATGGCGTCAAAGGCGATGACGTGCTGTCGACGGGCCATGAGAAGAACTGCCGTGTGATGGTTACAGTTGAAGACGAAGGTAAGAAATACGCGATCATTCGCCATCGTAAACACAAAGAGTTCAAGAACCGACTAATCGTCCGTGGTGAAGACGGTGATATGACCAAAGGCAAGGACACGCTGACACAGACGTTCGTAGAACGTCTGATTGGGGCATCGAAAGAGGTGTTCATGGCGTCCATCTACGCCAGTCAGGAAGCGATGCCAGATCTGCCCGGTATGTCCGACAAGAGCCTCAAAACCATCGTTGAAGAAGCTGCTGGCGTCGACCGATTGACGCGAGCCTATGCCATTGCCCGCGAGCGTGCTAATGCAGCTGCCGCACGTATGGACGTTACCAAATCCAAAATGGACGCCTGTCTCACGCTTATCGAGACTGCACAGTCAGAGATTGAGGCGGCCAAAGCGTCCTCTGAAAGCTGGGAGCGCGATCGCGGCGAGCGTCTGGACAAGGCCCGAGCCGATTTGGCTGGCGCGGAGGTAACACTGTCTGAAGTCGAGATGGAAATTCGCTCGCTGCCGGAACAGATCCGTGATACGGAAAACGCGATTGCTGGCGAACGCAGCAAGCTGGCCTCCAAAGAAGAGCATGACGCCAAACTGCTGAAGGTGCGCAGTGCTATTACTGAGATCCGCTCAAGCATCCGTACTTCAGAAGCGGCACAGAACGAGTCGATAAACCGTGCTCGCTCGTTTAAAACCAAAGCTGAAGAGGTCAGCACAAAGATCGGGGCACCCTGCATTACGTGCGGAAAGCCCTACTGCGAAGAAGATTTATCCACGGTGAAGGAGAGCTTCATTGAACAAGCGCGCAATGAGATCGGCCTTGCGCAGACATCAGCAGCGGCAGTGGCTCAACACAAGGCTCGTCTTGAGAAAGCGCTCGGTATCGAGTCTGCACTGGTCGCAGCCACACCCGACGTCTCAGAAATCATCTCCACAATAGAACGCCTGACCAATGAGCTAAGTGCGCTGCGTCATCGCGAACGTGAAGTTGTGGCCGTCGAAGCGATGGTTGCGCGGGCGCGTACTGAAGTGAATCGCATCATGGCGGAAGCAAACCCATTTCTGGCCGTTATTAAGCGCCATGAAGACAACCTGGCTGCCAATAAATCTAATCATGCAGTACTTAAAAATGAGTTAAAGAGCATTCAGGAACAGGCTCTGTTGCTGGAGAAGGCCCGCCAGGTTTACTCCCCAGCAGGCGTGCGTTCACACATCCTGACCTCCGTTACGCCTTTCCTGAACATCAGGACTGCGGAGTATCTCAACACGCTGTCGGACGGCAATATCGTTGCCGAATGGTCGACAATGGAGACAACGAAGAAAGGTGAGTATCGCGACAAATTCAATATCAGCGTAATCAAAACAGGCTCCAGCAAATCCTTCCAGACTTTGTCTGGTGGTGAGAAGCGTAAGGTACGTATTGCGTGCTCTCTGGCTTTGCAGGATCTGGTTGCCAGTCGCGCCAGTAAGAATATCGAGCTATTTATCGGTGATGAAATTGACGACGCGCTCGACACAGCCGGTCTGGAGCGTCTCATGGGGATTCTGGAAGCCAAAGCGCGTGAACGTGGCACAGTGATGATCATCTCCCATAAAGAGATGAAATCGTGGTTCCGGGAAATTATCACTGTCGAAGTTAAAGAGGGGCGCAGCTATGTCGTTTAACTTGAGCCGCACGCAGTTTTTGCAGATGTTTGCCGTGATGCAGTCTATAAAGCTGATAAACAACCATACAGCAAAAGTAACTCCGCCTGCACTTTTGTGGAAAAACGTAAACATCAGCGACGACCAGTTCTCGGTATTAACCAATCTATTGTCATCGACTCCTTTGATGCCGAGCTTGGCTAATCTGCCGTCAGGAAGCACTGCGCCGATCCTTATTAATCCATTTACGGAAGGTGGATATCTCCCACATTCTGGGCCGGGGTTCGTTGTGATTCCTGAAACCGGAACGCTGAACATCCAAGAAAATGCACTCTTCAATGCAATGGAGACGCACATCAGCACCGCATTCACTAATCTGATTCGACACGCTAACGCACGCGCGGATCACGTTGCAATGCCGGGTGCTGCCTTCGCCAGCTTCTCTGTTGACTATGACCGGCACGCGCCAATTTCAAAGCGGGCGAAACTCTGCTTTTACGAGAAGGGATGTGAAGTAGCGATTATTGAAGTTCTCCTCCCCCACGTATTCAACGCGAATGAAAAGGCTGCGTGCCAACTTATTGACATCATGCGGCATTTCATCGGCCAGAGCATGATTGATGCAGATATTGCTGCAGGCGTTCTGATCAACGATGGCATTCACGTAGTTAACGACATTCCGAAGCCGCCAACTCGCGAGCCGGAGAAGACACTTGAACAGAAACTAATGGAATGCCCAACCTGGGCTACGTGGTAAGGAGACCAAAATTTCCGATACGGAGAGAGTTGTAGAGGGGGTTACGCTTGATCGCATCGACTCCAGCAAGGGATATGAACCAGGGAATCTGAGGTGGGCTGACAAGCACGTCCAGAGTGCAAATAAACAAGGGAAAGTGGATGGTAGTACGTCGAAGTTTACTGGCGTTCATTACTGCAAAACGAACAAGGTTTGGGTTGCTAGAGTTGTGTGGAAAGGAGAGTGTGTCTTCTTGTATCAATGTCACGATGAATTGGAGGCTTACTTAGCGCGTAAGCGATTTATCGAAGAGCACAATCTACTGCATTTTGTTGAAATGGAGGTCACAGAGTGAAAAAAGTAATCAAAGTTGCAGGTCTCGATCCATCTCTGTCAAATTTTGGCGTTGCCATCGGAGAAATAGAACTGGATTCAGGTGCATTGCAGGTCAATAAGTTGCATCTCATTGAGACGAAAGCTGGTGATACGAAAAAGCAAGTTCGCGTTAACAGTGACGATATGCGGCGGTTGAACGAGATTTGGCGTGGTATTAAGCCACTGATTGACCAAGTTCATTTAGTGTTCTGCGAACTGCCAGTAGGCAGTCAATCTGCTAGAGCGATGGTTTCTTATGGTGGTTGTCTTGGCGTACTGGCGTGTGTGGATAAGCCACTGATACAGGTCACGCCAAACGAGATTAAGTACTATGTCGGGAATAAGCTGACTACGTCGAAAGAAGAGATCATTCAGTGGGCTACGCAGAAGCAGCCAAACGCCCCGTGGTTGCGCCGGAAGCAATCGGGCAAGGAAGTGCTGGTGAATAAAAACGAGCACCTTGCGGACGCTGTCGCATCGATTTACACCGGTATGCAAACTGATCAATTCCGTCAGGTTCGCGATGTTCTTGCTGGAATTTTATAAGTTGATAATTGATAGGTAAGTGCTTATCTATTACCATGAGACCACTATATATAGTGGTCTTTTTAATTGGGCTACACATAATAAGCATCGTAAAACGTAACGCCCACCGAGCCGCTGCCAGCTGCATGAAGCGCTGACAAAGTTCGCTGTCGATTGCACTGGCCCGAGCCAGTTCGAATACCTCTAAGCCGAGTTTAACCACTTTGTGGCCTGGCGCTGCTGGGTCAAAATTGGCGTATCAAAAGAAGTCTAAAGGAAAGAAAACATGAAATTTACGAAACTGACCGATCATCTGAAACTTGCCGCAGACAAACTCGTGGGGTTTAAACCAGAGCCTTACGAGTTGAATCCCGGTTTCGGCAAGACAACGGAAAGCATCTACCTGATGGTTGACCAGTTCCACACACTGTTTCAGCACCCACGCCGTGCCATTCCAGATCCGGCATTACTGCGTCTGCGTGCCAAGCTGATCCACGAAGAAGCAGTTACCGAGGGCATCCCGGCAGCCAAAAATGGGGATATGACGGCACTGCTGGACGCGATGGCTGACTTCCTTTACGTGGGCGTCGGCACAATGGTGGCCATCAAAGGCGGCATCTCGACGGGCATGAGTTACTACACCCAAGAGCAGAGTGTTGATTGCTTCATCCACACCATCATGGTTCCGGGCAACACGGTCTTTGACGATATGGCTATCCCGTTTGAAGAAGCAAAAGAAGCTGCATTAATGCTGAATGCGCTGGCTGACAAACTTGAAGCGAAGCCGATAAGCGATTCCGAATTGGTGCAGGAGCTGCGCCGCGTGATGAACAAAATCTACGTTGCCTGCATGATGACCTACCGTCTGGCTGATTTTCTCGGAATCGATATTGTTGAGCTGGTGGCAGAAATCCACCGTTCCAACATGACCAAGCTGTGGCCGGCTGACGCCGAAGAGCGTCGTGTGGCGGTAGAGAATTGCAAATACGATAAGGAAGATCTGGGGTTCCGCCATGCTGAAGGGACTGACATGATGATCGGCTTCAGGATTTCTGATGGCAAGATCCTCAAATCTCCCACCTACAGCGATGTGGATCTGACTTGCTTTGTTGAGAAGGCGAAGTCCTCATCTCTTTACGAGATGGTAAAAAATAATTGTAAGTGAGTACTTATCATTATATATTGCCTTGGCGTGTTTTATTGTCCAAGTTCTTAATTGCTCATTGCAATGGTGGCCGAAGAGCCACCATTTTTTTTACTCCCCTCCTAGCCTTACACACTTCTGACAGATAAACTTGTATAAAATAATAGGTATGCACTTACTTATCTTGTGTGAGGTTGATTTTGTCTATCCTACTGAATCGAGACTTTACGAACGGTCAGTTTGCCAGTGGTTCGTATGCCAAAGTGGTTGAAACGGTGCTCAACACTGGCGTTCACGCGGGTGATCGCACCGGAACCGGCACAAAAAGTGTTTCATATGTCCCTTCCTACTACATGCTGACGGGCGGATCTGTTCCACTTATCTCCGGAAAAGCCGTCAATCTGAAGCCGTTACTGGTTGAGCTGGAGTGGTATCTCAAAGGAACAGGCAACATCCAGTTCCTGAAAGACAATGGCGTCAAAATCTGGGATGCCTGGGCCGATGAAAATGGCGATTTAGGCCCGGTCTATGGCAAGCAATGGCGTCGGTGGGAAGACACTCGCATCGTGAGCCATAGCGAGTATCTGCGCAAAATCGACACGTTCCGTGAGCGCGGGTACAAGGTCGAGGGGTATCTGGGCGTAAGTGAAGATCGCGTTGTGTTGTCCCGTGAAATTGACCAGCTACAGCGTATCGTTGACACGCTTCGCACCAACCCTACAGATCGTCGCATCCTGCTGAATGCCTGGAATGTTGGCGAACTGGAAGATATGAAGCTGCCGCCATGCCATTTCGTGTTTTCACTGTGGAGTCGCGAGCTGGACTTTGAGACCCGACTGACTATGGCCACCGACATTGGCATACAGCACAACCGCCACGGCCACGAGTCCATTTACACCCAGATGCTGTGTCTTCTGGAAAGAGATGGCGGCATTACTGAGAACATGCTGGACGAGCTGGGCATCCCGAAACGCATTCTGAACTCATGCCTGGTTCAACGCAGTGTCGATACCTTTGTTGGTATGCCGTTCAACATCGCCGGTTACGGCATTCTCACCCACTTCCTCGCGAAGATCACCGGCCACATGGCTGGCGCATTCGTGCATTTTGGCTTTGACGTTCATCTCTACGACAACCACATGGAAGGCGTTGAGGAACTGATGAAGCGCGAGCCGCCCAAAGAGTCCGACCCGGTTGTCATCTTCCCGCATGAATGGGCCGAACTGGACGACTTCAAATGGGAAGGTGTGCAGGTGTGCGGCTACAGCCCTCTTCCGTGGATCAAGGTTCCAGTGGCGGTGTGATATGGCCAGAGGGATGTATGTGTTGTGTGAAATTGAAGGTGTGCTGGCGAGAGCCAGCCATCGCAAAGCAGTGCCTGATGCGGATGCAGGCGCTCTCATTGCCGGTGATGAACTCATCTTTCCCACCAGCCGCATGTTGCGTGGTTTTGCTCGCTCCGGTGCTGAAGTGGTGCTTATCAGTAGTCGTCCGGAAGCGCTCGAAGGCCCAACCAAGCGCTGGCTGAAGGACTTCGGCATTGATTATGACTGGCTCCACCTGGTTCCGCGCGGTGTCAGTTTTGAAACCCATATCAAGCGCACGCTGGCAGAGCACAAAGGCGACTTACTTATCGCCGCACTGGTTCATGATCCGCGTCTGCGTTCTGCGCTGGCAGATTCTCACCAGCGACCAACCATCTATGAGGTAAGCCAATGAAGATGATTGCAGCTGTCGGCCGCAACTATGAAATCGGCATTGGCAACGAACTTCCCTGGCGTTGCCCGACCGATCTGAAACTGTTCAAACAACTCACCAAAAACGCCACTGTCGTGATGGGACGTAAGACGATGGAAAGTCTCAAACGCCCGCTGCCAGAGCGCCATAACCTCATTTTGACGCGCTCTCGTGGCTATATCCCCAATGGTTTCTACCCCGCTGGTATCGATGATGTATTGAGACTACCAGATCCTGTCTGGGTGATTGGTGGCGAGCAGATTTATTCGCTATTTCTGCCATACGTAGAAGAGATCTGGCTATCGCATATTGGCGTGGATGTGCCGTGCGCGGATGCGTTCTTCCCGGCGCCAATGATGCGTTCTTTAGGGTTCGTACCAGTCGAAACGACTTATACCCAACGTGCAAATGAGGATGAGCCTGGCTTTTTGCAGATCGTATACAGAAGGTCGTAATGGATTACCGGATTGGAATCACTGGCGCACAGGGCAGTGGGAAAACAACCCTGGCAAGGTACATCGATGCGCACTATGGCATTCCGTATGTGGATGCCGGTGTTGGCAAGCTGATGAGCAGTCTGGGGGTGAAGGTTGGCGAGCGTTTGCCCCTTTACGAGCGTCTTCAGGTTCAGATGGAGATTGCCAGACACATCGAGATGATCACCCGCGGCGTTGAAGGTTTTGTCATCGACCGCACGCCAGCCGATGTCATGGCTTATACGCTTGACCTGGTCGGCCAGACCAACGAAGACCGCTGCATCGAGCTGGCTCTCGACATTGAGCAGTTTTGCCACAAAGCGGCCATTTCCAACTTTAATGCTATAGCGGGTCTTCGCCCGGGCGTTGATCTTTCCAGCAAAGATCTCGCGCGTCCCCAGCGAGGATCGCTTGACCGTCTCTATGTTGCTCGCATCGATGCACTTATGTGTGGCGAGCTGACGAAAATTAGTGCCCTTCCCCATACCGGCGATTTGCAGGTTTTCATTATCTCTGAAAAGTGCCGCACGGTTGAGGCGCGAGCCAGATCGGTATTGCGTGTGCTGGAAAGAGCCACTGAAAACATCGAGAGCCGTATAACAGGACGAGTGACCTTCCACTGAATGTTGTTCCCCTGTTGGGCAGTGTGACAATAAGACACGCGAAATGAATTGAGGAAAAACAGAATGATAGATGAACTTCCCCTGTCGGATGAATTAGATCGCAAAGCGATTGAAGCACTGATCCGTATTGCTGACGAACAATCCCGTTCCTTAATGAGTGAACGTGAAGCACGTCTGGCTATCCGAGCAGTGTTTGAGTCCGTTCAAGGTCTTGTTGGGGAAGAGGTTGGTGAAGCCATTAATGCGGCGATGTCGCAATTCAATGGCGGCACCAAGCGCTCTCTGTTTCCTATGCATCTCAAACTCTCGGGCGGTACGGTTTTGTATGTGTCCGTTTGCCTGGAGACTAACCAAATCCAGCTCCTCAACACGTCAACGGGCGAATGGCGTGAGCCGGTCGTCTGCGAAAGCGGCGAGGACGCACTAAAAAAGGCTGCTCAGTTTGTGCGTGGCGCACTGCTGAAAGGCGCGAAGAAGCTGTAAGGAGTACCAATGACCACGATTGTCGGTGGCGTCGATATTGAGTCCACGGGGCTGGACTTCACATCCGGCCACAAAATTATCGAAATCGCGATATCTCGTTATGAACTGGAAACCCAGAAGCGCATTGACAGCCTTGAGATGCGCTTCAACCCGCGTCGTAGCATCGATCCGAAGGCGCAGGCTGTACATGGTATATCTCTGGAAGAACTGGCTGCTGAACCGCTGTTGGCTGATCACGCAGGTAAGATTGCTGCATATATGGGGGCATGTAGCGCGTTAGTCGCCCATAACGGGGAGGCTTTTGACCTTCCGTTCATTCGCCACGAGTTCGGAAGCTATGGAGTGAAATTGCCAGAAATCCCTCTGGTTGACACTCTATTTTCCCTGTGGGCTACCGAGGATGGGAAGCGCCCACGCCTGGAAGAGCTGGCATTCTCACTTGGGTTCACTTACGACCGTGAGAAAGCCCACAGTGCTCTCTACGATACTGATCTGATGATGCAGTGTTTCTTCAAAGCCCGAGAGAAATACGGCTTCTTCAAACTCCCATTCGAAAGCGCCTGATGGCGCTTTTTCTTTGTCTCCAGTTCCTTTAACTGCCTGTAGTTATGACTTTTCTGCCTGATAGGTTTTGCCAGAATAAGCTCAACCAAAACGCGGAAATGCACCAACGAAAACATAAGGAGTTAAAAATGAGCGCAGTTTCAAACATTGTTAAAAACGATGACCTGGATGAATTGACTGCAATGCTGCAATCTCTCGACGAACCGGTTCAGAAAGCTGCAAAAATGAGCGGTGTCGACGAGATCGACGATCTTCTTTCTGGTCTGGATGATGCAATCGCAAAACCAGTCGAGGCGGTGGCAGATGAAGTCATGAATGTCAGCTCTACCGGCGATCTGAGTGGCGTTCTGGAAGAGCTTGAGATTGCACACGAATCGGTGAAGGTCGAGGAGCCAGAGCGTGGCCCTATTGCGGAGATAGTGGACGAGCCAACACCTGAACTTGATGCTCGAAGCGCTGAGACCACCGATATAGCTCCAACGCTTTTACCTTCAGTGGAGTCTGGGCCTAAACCTGAAGAAGAGCAGCCAAAACACCAGAAGGCACAATCAAAGCGTGCGCCGACCAAACCTCGCTTCACGCTGGAGGGTAAGGATGAATCGTTCTATGTGACAGCCGGTCTGGATAGTGAGCGCTTTACTGCCGCATTCGAAGGCGCGCCGGTCAAAGCGAAAGACAAAATCTTAAACCTCCTGAACTGGTTTAGTGGTGGCCCGGAAATCAGCGTCTACACGGTAATCGCAATGCGCCATATTCTTGATACGAACACGGCGACCAGCAATAGCATTAAACTGGCGCTAATGAGCTACCCGGAGAAACCATATCCACTTAACACGGCTTCGACTCAGGCTGGCCAGATGATGGCTGTGTTTCCGGCCACAGGCATTGCCACCAGAGAAGGTGGAAATCTAACGCTTAATAAAGAGTCGCCGATCGTCAAAAAATTCATAGCGGAGTATTCCATTGAACAATGTTCCTCTGCACGATCTAAAGCACCCTGAGAGCTTTAGGACGCTGGGTAAGCTCATTGCATACCCAGCATCGATAAAACGCGCCAGAGAGCTTCCCGTTTGCGAATCTGGCGCGTTCTTCTTTGTTTGCTATCCGTTGGATTAAATGAAAAAATAGGTAAGTATTTACCTATCAGAGTAAAGTAATGATCGCAGCCGAAAAAATCAAAAAGCGAGAGCGTGATGCCTCTCTTCGCGGCCTTTGGCGCACACCGCAGTGGTTGTTTGTCGCCATCCAACGTTACATAGGCGTAAAGTTCGATGTGGACGTCGCCTGCAACAAAGATAATGCTCTCCTGCCGAACTTTATCGGTGTTGAGCGTGATGCGCTCAAGTGCAGTTGGGGAGAACCTGGCACTGTGGTGTTCCTTAACCCGCCCTACTCCAAAATCACCCCCTGGATAGATGCAGCCATTCGCGAGCAGGCGCGTGGAGTGACGACGGTCATGCTGATACCACAATCCCTCGATACGCAGTGGTACGAGCGTGCGGCTGAATGCGCCAACGAAACCGTCATCTTGTCTGGCGGCCGCGTGGCGTTCGTTGAGCCGGATGTTGAACTTGGGCTGGTGGAGGTGAACATCAACCCTGGTGGCAGCATGTTGCTTATCTTCCGTGGCTACTGTCAGGAAGCTGGGCACACCATCAGCAAGATACCGCTGGCGGTGATGAAAAAGCTGGGTGGTTATGACCCTGCCAATGTAGTCAGGAAGAAGAGACCACGTAAAAAGGCAGCGTAAACACCAGTCTGGGAGTTAGTTTGAGAACCTGCTTCCGTATATATAAATAACTAAGTACTAATTATTAATATATACAGACGCAGGCTTTTTAAGAAGTGATTTCCAAACAACTCCCAGACCGTTTTACACCTCCAGAACCCACTGGAACCCCTCTCCAGACGCTCTAGAATCGATTTTATGAACCACAGTAAGGAAAACTATCATGGTATACCCGACGAACGTCGTAGCGCTCGTTGAGAGCGATTTTCTGGCCACAGTGCGCGACATGATGAAAGATCGCGATAAGGCTTTCAGTCTCTACGAATGGTCGCTCAAATGTCTTCATTCAGGCGAGCACAAAGAGCTGGTGGAGCAGCTGTTAGGGGAACTCATCAATGAGGTGTTTGCCCTGAACGTCCAGCTTCATGGGCGAGAAATTAATCAATCAATATAATAGGTAAGTACTTACCATTCAAAACACCACTAACCAGTGATACAATCTATCCGCTTCCGGATACTTTCGGCAGCTCGACCTGATGGGTGGGGGACAGCGTCACTGGCGTCAGGTTTAAAAAAGCTCACTACCAGCGTAGAACCGGCACCGTTTAGGGGTTGGGGAAGGGGGAACCAAAGTGGGCAGAGAGAAGGGTCACTTTATGATTGTCGAGTCTGGAGTGTTTCGAGAGGTTGAATCCAGTACTCCCCTTCATAAAGTGTGGGAAGATCTCGGTTCTGGGGTGCTGTCATCCATAACTTCCCAAGCCTAAGCTGGCAGTAGACTTAGGTCATAACTTTTCAGGTTATGAAACGACCAGGTTGGTGAGGAAATTTTGTACTCACCTCCCTGGGAGAGTATTACCTGAAAAGACAACCTCTCACTTCGTTCGAGGTGAACTTCACTCACTTCGTTCGTTCAGTTCAGGTTTTATTAAAACCTGTTCTGGGAAGTAAGTTTTTCTTTTCTAAAAAATTTTTAATATTTACACGCACGCGTACGCGCACAAGCGAGGGAAAAAAACCTCCCCTTGTAATGTCCTCAATGTGCCAAAAGCGGCCTGTCATGCCTGCTTAAAAGACGGATTTAGCGTAGGATATTTTCCGTCTTCCAGGCGGGCCCCCACTACGATGACACAAAAGGAATTTTGGATTTAAATATCAAGGGGATCAAATGCCTGATCACGTATTCTCCGGCACAGCATTCAACGTTGATGCAGCGGTTCGTTTATTATGGAGTGACGAAAAATGGGGCTTTGTGGATGAGGCCTTTGAGATTACGAATGTAGTGTCTGATATTGATGATGATGGGTACGACGAAACTTGGTTTGAAGAAGCTGAAAACATTTAATAACAGTAAGTAGGCCTGTACCTAGTACAGGCCTACCATTAAGTATTTTCTGGTCGCCAAAAGCGCTCAAGAACTCCATCAGGCGAAAACAAAAAACAACGCCGGATCGGGTCTGCGCTTACTTTAAGTTACACCCTGCCCGGAAGGCGTTACCAATCTCAATATATTCAGCTCGCGCATAGCCAGCAAGCTTCTGCGCTTCGCTGTTAAATTTGATCTGATCACTGGAACATTTTGACGGTGTAGCCTGATAACCGCGCTGGCACATGTTTACGATGACCGACGGATCCGCAAATTGTGAGCGCTGGGCATAGGCATTACACACTGCTGATACCCTAGCTTGCTTCTGTCGGGTACTCAGTTCTGGGGCTGCGGCTGTGGTCGCTGACCTCACCTTGTAGCAATTCAGGTGACGAGAGGCGATCTCCTGCTCTGTTGCCTTATGGAATATCCATTTGTCCTGGTATTCCGGTCTGTTCGGCCCCATGCCACCCAGTTCTATCGCAGCAGAATACTCAGTATTACAAAGGCGCAGATCGTCATATTTCGCCACCTCTGCTGCTGCCAGAGCTGTTCTATCCGGCTGCGGTGTTGCGTGTAGTTGGCTGACACAGCCCGCCAGCATAAAGCCAACAGCAAGTGCCAGCGTAGTTTTTAAAATCGGCACTAATCGACTCCGTTTTAGGTCTTGTCTTTTGGAGGCATGCTGATGAATTCTAGGTATTCCATTTCCGACTCATCGTGGTTCAAGAAAATTGACACGGGTAGTTCAGGAAAGCGATCCCACTCGTGGTGCATACCGTCCAGGAAACAGAGTTGCTCTTCTGTCACGACCTTTGGGAAAGGCCATTTATCCTACATCCCGTAGTTACACGCGAAAATAAACGCCTCAGTTGGCTTGTCTTCCTGTGATTTCGGTTCGTCGTAATCGCTGAAAGAGAAATCACCACGCACCTCACGTGAATATCCATTCTTCAACTGCCAGTTAACATCTGAACCCATACATACCTCACAGATTGGGGTCAGTTTGGATATCGAAAATTATTGTACGTTAAGTAAGAGGGCTTGTGAACTGCTCCCTGTTGATTAACACGCCACAATGCTAGTAATGCGGCTATCTGGCTACGAGATTAACTGCGAACTTCCGCTCATCGCTCAAAGCCGACTTAGCGTGTGACCGCCTGGCTAAGATCACCGCCTACTCCGCAGCAGATATGCCTCACAAGCGTGACATTCGATTTTTGTCACAAAATAATAAGTAAGTATTTACCTACCATTTTAAATCAGGTATCTTATCGCTTGTAAGGATGACGAAGTACCGGTTAGGTACTGTTCCAGGATGGAACGCCAAAAGGCGGCTGGCTTGGCCAGCCGCAACTCTTTCTGACACTGAATGGAATCCAAATGGCACGTCAAACGCCTTTCACTTCTTTCAATAAACGTCCCCGTTCAATTCGCCTGGTTCTGGCCGAGCTGTTTAGCGGTCGTGTTTCTGCACGCCTTGCGGAACTGGAAGAACGAGTGTTTGAGCTGGAGAAGCGCATTGATGCGCAAGCTACCGCCATAGCAAATCTGGGCGCGACAGTAGGCATGGAGAAGGTGCGTGATTCCGTCGCCTCTCGTGTGTTGCGTGAATCCCGGGCACACAAGGAAAGTTCTCATGGAAAATTTTCAACGAAATCGACTGAAGCCAATGGCCTACGGAGTAATTTTAGCAACCCTGGCAGCGGTAGCCGTGCCAGCCGGTCAGAGTCTGTTGATACCGGACACAACTACTTCCACCACAACCTCGCAGACGACCCCCTGCCAGAACGACCTCCTGTCTCTCTGGATGGGATGCTGCTGGACACGATTCCAGCTCGACCTGCAACTCCGGATCTTCCTTCTGCTGTGACTGAGGCTATTGCATGAAATTGAGCTTCCAGAAAGTCACCGTCATGATTGTTGGCCTCGCCATTTTTCTGCTTGGTGGCTGGATCATGAATCTGGTGAAACTCGTGAACGGTGGCGATCTTCATTTTGATGCCGGAATGACACTTGCGCGTGTCGTGGGCATTTTCGTTGTTCCGGTGGGCAGCATTCTCGGATTTTTTTAACAATTAATACCTTCAGTGTGGGCGTCCGCCTTTACGTAGCGTTTGCCCACCTTTTCAGTCACGCCACAATAACGCCATCGAGAAAACAACTTGTTTAAAAACATAAGGAAAAAACACATGTGCGAAAAATGCAAAAAAAATAATGCCAAAGTTGAAAGCGTGATTAAAAAAGTTGGAGCGGCCGAACTGGTTGAGATTATGAGTCTTGTGGTTGGTCACGAAGATGACGCCTCCCCTATCGACCGCCTTTTCAGCGTTCTCAAGTTCTCAAGCATGATTGATGATCCGATTGAAATTGTGATGCTGGCGCGTCATTTCGGCGAAGCGTATCTGGAAGAGAAAGAACGCGCCGACAAACTTCAGGCAACTCTGGAAATGGTAAGCAAGCCGAAGTGCTCACCGGATTCAGTCAAGGCAGATGAAACCAACGCCAGCAAAGATCGTGAAATCGCCGGGTTGAAGTCTTCTCTGGCGATGTTGCTGGCCGCCTTCAAACTGATGTCTTCCCAGGCTGGATTCAAAATGCCTGAGCTGAACAGCGACGATCCGATGGCCGTTCGCCAGCTGCTGGGGGCAATGGCCGACCAGCTTGACGACACCAAGAGCCGTCTTGAAGACATGATGCGCGAGCTGACCCATCGCCACGACCTGAACAAACAGCCGCAAAAGATGCAGCCTTTACATCATTAATATATAGGGGGCAAAGCCCCCTATTCTACTTTGCGGCGTCTAACAATAAGCCGCAATTTTCGCTCATGTATGCCGCAGTTGCCGGATTGCCTCTGTCATTATTCGAATTGTTCATTTCAGGGTGAGCGTCCCAGGCCACTGATTCCTGAGATGATAGATAGACGGCAAAGTCGACGATTTCATCATCTCCGGTTTTAACGTTGCCAAGCAATTCATTTGCCTTTCTCCAGTGCTTCAGCGCGAGAATTCTGAACTGTTTTGCATTTTCAGCAGGCACTGCACTGGATTTGTCTGTGTAGATATTCGATATGTCGGCATAAAGAGCGCATTTAACATAGCTGGTTGCCCTGCCGGTCTCTTTAAAACCTTGCTCTGTGTTGTTGGCGTAGACATTCACAGCAAAAGCGCTGGCAATTCCCAGCAATATAATTTTCTTCATCATCATTACTCAATAAGGAGGCGACAAATATCTTACGTGTAGTTGTCAGTTGAGTATTAAGCAAACTCAATAAATTTATAAGTATCTCCCTGTGCAGCCTGTGAATCCTTATTTATTACCTACTCAATTTTGAAATAATAACACCAACAAGAAAACAATTTGTTTAATGGTGCAATCATGAATACAGCCCTTTCCATCATTGACGCTATCACTCCAAACACTGATATCGACTACCGGCAGGAAATGAACGTTATCCACGAAATTGTGGCCGAGTGCGAGAAAGAGATCGCATTCATGCATCAGGTTCACGACTTCGTTTATGGTGACGAACGCCACAACATGATTAACCGCCTGCTGCGACTTAACCACCGGCCGGACGACGAGCGCACACGCTTTAACAGAACCTGGCTGGACAAAGTCGACCTGGAATGGGTGAAACAAAATATCTGGGCCGAGTACTGGAAGAAGGTCACGGATATGACCAACGTTCTGCTGATCATGCCAGCATCCCGCCGCGACGAGTGGCGTGAACAGTTTATCGAGGGCAAGCAGGAAACGATCAAGACTGACAGAACTGGCTATCAGATGAAGGTTAAAGAGTTCGTTGGTGTACCTGAGTTCAAAGCAGAAACGGTCATACCAACGATGCTTAATTTGCTGAATGACAGGCACAAATATCTCTCTGAGCGCGTGTATGGCTTGTTTAAGGCGTTGAGTCCTGCTCACAAGACCAATAAGACGAACGGCTTCAGCGAGCGTCTGATCATCGCCGACTGCATTTCCGATTTCTGGCGGGACAGCGTCAGCGTTAACTACCGGAAAGAGGATTACATAGACGACCTGCGCGTCATGTTGCATTTCTTTGCACACAAAGAATTTATCACCATCAACCGCACGGCCGAGATGCTGTCAGCTGCGTATCGAGCAAATGACTGCCAGACCGGCGACTGGATGAATGTCGACGGAAACCTGATGCGTGTGAAGATGTTTAAGAACGGCAACGTTCACTTTGAAATACATCCTGACGTAGCCTGGAAGCTGAATGAGGTGCTGGCTTACAGTATGCCCGCTGCAATCCCGGCTCCATGTCGTACTGCGCCCAAAACACGGGCACCAAAACAGTTCGGGTTAATCCAGAAGACGATCTCCGAGCCGGTGCGTACTGCGCTTCGCGACGGGCGATCTGGCAATGACAAACGCGTATGGTACTTCTCTGATTCCGGTCTCCAGAAGTCACAGGTGGAAGAGCTGGAGCGTACACTGAGCTTTATTGGCGGCGTGCAGGAGAACAAGCACTGGCAGTTCCCGTATGAGATCGGCCATACGCTCAATACGATTGTGGCCACCGGCTTAATACCGGATACAAAATCACACCAGTTCTACCCTACCCCGCGTTTGATAGCGGAGTACGTTGCCAGAGCCATCGAGCTGAAGCCAGGTGAGAAGCTGCTGGAGCCTGAAGCCGGGCGCGGAGATCTGCTGGCCTGCATCGACGCCAACCCGGAAGACGTCACCTGCATAGAAGTCGCGCCTCTCTTTGCTGATATCCTGCTTGGCAAGGGGTACACAAATACGGTCTGTTGCGACTTCATGAAGTGGTCTGAGGACAACGCAGGCTATCAGTTCGACAAAATCGTCATGAACCCACCCTACTCTCTCGGTCGTCACAGAGAGCACACATTGGCCGCGCTGGGACATCTGAAAGTTGGTGGGCGCCTTGTTGCTGTTTTGCCGGGGGACTCAACAACACTGAACTGGATGATGCTGGATAATTTCGTCTACGCCAAAGGTAAGTCGTTCACAGGCGAGTTTGATGACACGGGGATAACTGTCAGTGTATACGTTTTCAAACGTGTAAAATGATAGGTAAATACTTACCTAATTTATGTAAGAATAGAGCCACTTTATCAGAGGTAAACACATGAGCGAAAAATCGAGAATTACATTCGCCAGCGTTGATCAGGCGAAGCTGCCATTTAATTTAGTGCTACAGGGGAATGCAGGAGCGCCTGCCGGAACCATCAAAATCGACAAGGAGCTTGTGACGTTCGAAGGTAACTTTGATGAATCGGCGCAGGTTTTTATCGACCATCTGGCACGCCGTTGGAGCCAGCAGTGGAGAGACCTTGAGAAACGCGCCAATGAGTTTGACCGGTTCATGGACGCAATGGACACAGCAAAAGAGGCTCTGGTTGCCGGCACTCCGTTAGATTTGGAGTCTCTGTTTAAAGGTGAAATGGCCTCTGCGATGTTCGCAACCATGTTTGCCGGTGAGTTTGTTCGTAGCGGGGCCAGAAACTAACTGGAGCTGGGGTACGACGTTCCTGAAATGGGTGAGTTTACCGTCACCATTCAACGCAAAGAAGGTAAGACTCCTGGCGAACGTATCGCTGAACTTGAGGCCGTTGTGGATCAGCGTAACGGCGAGTGCGTCCGTTTGATTAATGAACGTGATGCGCTGCGCGAAGAGCAGCTAAACAAAGGCTCGAACACACGCGCGGCCGCAGACATCTACTTCCAGTTGGTTGAGGAATGCCAGATCCCGCCAGGTGGCTCTTTGGTCGAGTTCGTTCGCGAATTGCAGGAGAAAGCAGAGAGGTGCGCGGCATGAATGATCTGCTTGTCGAGCGAGTCTCCGCTTTTGTTAAGTCCCCGCTGAATAATCCCCTCACCCGCGGTGAGCAGATGGAGCTGGCAAGGTGGTTTCTGCGTATCCATGAGCAGATGGAAGTTTTTAAACAGTTGCCGGATCTGCCCATTACAGACGGCCAAATTCAGTGTGCCACTTCAGTACGGTCGACGATGACAACGACGCAAACCTGCTTTTCGTCAAATCCGAAATCATAAAGTTGCGCAGGGAGAGAGAGAAATCGACGCAGAGCAGGCCCGCAATATGTGGGACGAGGCAGAAAACGCTGATGACGTAAAAGAAAGTTGCTGCTGTTTCGGTGTCGGTAACGAACTGCTGAGTCTGTTTGGTGACGATCCGTGGTATGCCGGTTGGCCAACGGTGCCAAACCCCAGATACCAATACCTGGAACGTATTATGTACGCGGTACGTGATGGGCTGAAAGAGCTTCACAATCAGATGAGAGAAGAAATCGGTTAAGTGCTATAGTCAGGCGCTTTTATATTTATGGAGTGAATATGAAAAATATCCTACTGGCATCATTGTTGGTGGCATCGCCGGCTGTATTTGCAGCCAGCTTTGACTGCCAAAAGGCTTCGGCAGAAATCGAACACAAAATCTGCGATAACGAACGCCTGTCAAAATTAGACGAACAACTTAGCTCTACCTATTCTAACGCACTCAAAGCAAACCCGGGGGACGCAGACGCCTTAAAGACGGTTCAGCGTCAATGGGTAAGTATGCGTGGAAAACTCACTGGTGATAAGGCTCTGGAGCTGGCTTATCTAATCCAAATTAATGGCCTCAAGAGTTTGGATGGTTCGGCCAGCACAGCGGTGGTCAATGAGACACCGAAGCCGGTGCAGAAACAGCCTGAAGTTCAGGAAAAGACAAGTAAGGCAGACACAAAGCCGGCTAAGAGCGGTAATGAGCTAACTCTGGAGTCATTCCGAGCTAAGTATATTGAGATTGATGGTGAGTACTACAGCACAACATCTCTTCCTAGAGGGAGTTCGTTCTTATTCACCTGCGCCAGTCGCATTGCCGATGACCAAGTTAATGTCTGGAAGAAGCACGCGGCAAAAGAGGGCAAGATCGACCTTTTCTTTGAGCTTGAGAGCCGAATACACACCGCGATGCTGAATGCCAATTTTCAGAAGCTGAATAGTGATTTAACTAAAACAGGCATTTGCGATCTGATTACCGCTGTTCCGTAAGCCAGATAAGGCCACTAGTTGTGGCCTTAAACAATTTGTTTTATAGATGGTGAAATTAATGGAACCCCAGGCGAACCAAATCCATTGGGCAGAATAGACCTTCCACACCTTCGATAGACACGCAGTCAGAGCGGCGTAATTGTTCTTCTGATTTGCCTTCTCCGCAGATTTCCTTGATGACTCCCGTTGCACCATTCGTTGCCACCATCACTCGGCTGCCGGTAGTGATAGCGTTACGGTTGCGATCATAGGTCTTCATCGTTTCCTCCTTTCACATGGGTCAAATCAGGTTTCAAAAATTGCCGTTTTCCATGTAGGTGCGATTTGCAAAATCTCAAGTGCCAAAACAAATTGTTTTCACCATCTTGTTATTCAATTAACCCGTAAAGTTGACCAGTACCGTAATAAATAATACTGTTTATATGTGGGTCTTCCCCGATCATGGTGGGAAGGCTCAGAACTCCATATTCAGCTTACCGTAGTGGAACATCACTCCCAGTTTAAAGCGCTCCCGGTTTCGGTATCCCCTGGCTTTTATTCTCAGCAACCTTATCTTGCTGTTAAGTGCCTCCGCATTTCCGTTTGAGACACTGTGTCGCATCGCATTCAGGATCCCGTACAGCCTTTTTCCTATCGTTTTCGCAGCATTTTTCATCATGGGAACGTCACTGTTAGCCGCCAGCGCCAGCCATCTCTGCCAGTCACTCCGCCTTTCCTCGCTCCATGGCCTGTTCCAGATATCCTTTGCCAGCTCTTTCAGCGCCCAGCACTGGCTCGTCAGCTTCATCTGTGCACGCAGCCACATCAGCTTTTCCTGCCGGGATTCAGTCATCCACTTATCACTGTACTGCCACAGGAAGCGGGTTCCTTTTGCCTGGCGTCGGCTTTCAACAGGGAGGTGCGGATGTTCATTCTGACGGGTTTTATCAACTACCTCGCCCAGTTGCTTCGCCACATGGAAGCGGTCAAAGGCGATTTTCTCAACCGCGCTGGGTAAGTGGATGCGCGCTGCTCTTATATAGCCCGCGTTCATGTCCATTGAGAGCGTTTTGATAGCCAGCAACTGCCCATCAGTGAGTGTGCGAAGATAGCCGGCAAGACTCTCTGTGCCGCGATCATCCGTTAAGGCCAGCGCCCGACCATCGCGATCGGAGATCACCGTTATGTAACGATGTCCTTTTTTAAAGGCGACCTCATCCACATTCATATGACGGGCGGATAATGGCTTTTTTATCCGGGCAAGACCTCGCTTAACTGCCCGGGTCATAATGCCGTCAACCGCATTCCAGCTGAGCTTAAGTTGCTTCCTGACAGCATCAACGGTGCTGATTTTCAGCCATGAGAGAACGAACAATTCGAACAGCAACGTATACCGGCTTCCGGGGCCAGCCCACGGAACAGGCAACGTCTGACAGCCATGCTCCGGACACATAATTCGTGGAACATCGGCTTCAACAATAGTGGTGAACTGGCAGGTATCAAGATGGCGCCATTTACGATGACGGTGATCGTGAACAGAACAGGATTTACCGCAGGCCGGACAGGCTAGCCGGGTGTTTTCAGCGATCTCAATAGTGACAGTAACAGAACCGGCATTTTCATCGAGAGAAAGGGACTTTACCTGCCACGGATCGGACAGGTTGAGAATATGAGCGTAGAGGGACTTTTCGTCCATGGCGGTGACCTCTGGCGATTAAATACACCATTATCATGCCTTCAGCCACCACAACAAGGGAAGACCCTTATATGTACAGTATTGCGAGGCGAGCAATGGGCAGCAAGAATTCTAAATATGTGATCGTCTATAGGGGCGAAGCACTCAAGCACCTAATACCCGGACAGTTCGTTTTCTTCCAACGTGAAAAAGAATACGGTGGGGGGTTCTGGCTTGGTAAAACGCATGAGGATGGGTTCGAATTTGTGCTGGAGCAACCCACTTCACTAAGTTACGGGCTTGCGTATCTGATCAGATTGTCGAGTGTCGAAGCCAGGTATATGGAGTTTGTTGATGACATAGACGACTTCAAACTCACCTAGTCATCCCTTAAACATTTTGTTTTCTAACTTTTGTTATTTGAGATAATAACACAAATAAGAAAATAAATTGTTTAAGGAGTTGATCATGTTCGGAACCGCAAAAGACATCATCGAAAAGCTGGAGAACTACCCAGAAGACGAGCCGCTGCTGATGGTGATGTGGCACAAGGAAGATGTAGGTGAAGTGCGACCAGACCTGACTGACGAACAGTGCGTTCAGGTTTTGCGAAAAATCAAAGAGTGCCATGACACCAGCGTCGGCGTGAATTGGGATGTCATTTCTGACACGGCCAACATTCTGTTTCCAAAGGAGAAGGCATGATGCTGAAAATCACCGAATCGTATAAGACGGCGGTGATCAGCACCGCCCACGTAACGGCAGCGGATTCAGAACGGCTACCCATTGCCTGCTTCGACCCACTTACTGATCGCGGGTTGAATTGGGTACACGGTACACAGTACGGCTGGATTGTTCGTGCTGGAATGCGAGGGAATGACTGGAAGGAAGAACTGCGTGAGTACGGCATTTCCCAAGAGGCGATCTCCAACATACAGACCATACTGGATGACGGCTTTGACGTGGTTCACTTCGATTGCGACGCCGAGCTGGTGGATGGGCTACCTGCATGGGAATGGTGATCGCCCACTCGTTGAGTAATCATGTCATATAAGCGAAGAAAATTGGTAACATAGTACCGCTTTTTAATCTGATGGAATGGATGTGATGGAAACCCAGAACCAACAAACAAAACCTCTGAATAATGCTTATGCGTGGCTTCTAGCTTTACTGCCTCTCTTCTTTGGAGCACCGCCAGATGAGTATTTGAATTATGCAATAGTGATAGGTGGAGTCGCTGGACTCGGCTTTCTGGTGGCTGACAGAATGGCATTGTCTGATGCAGGGTATGAACCACCGGCCATCCTGTGGGGAGTATTTCTCCTTCCGGTCTATCTCTGGAAACGTGCCACCGTTACAAAAGGCAGTCGACTTCCTTTTATCGTAATCGTCGCGTTGCTTGCTGGTAACATCTTCATCGGTATCCCACACCAGGAAGAGGTTGCTCTTGAAGAAGCGGCTTGTCCTCTCGTAACGACCATTCTGAAAGAGAATAACGGAACCACAGCGCCGAAATGTATGAAGGTGACAATTCAGGACAAGGTGACGGACAAGTTCTATAAAGCGACGGCTACGCTGGATAACGGCAACGACATAAACGTTACTCTGGAACTGACCGGCGAAAGAAACTTTTATGTGCGCGTTCCGGATGCCTATCTGAACAACTAACGGCTGCAACTCGTTGATATTGGCGGTCACAAATTGAGGATTTCTATAAGAGTCCGTTGATCGCCACTTTCCCCACCACCCTACCCCACTCAATCCCAGGCGTGACAAGGCATTTAAGCCAATTACACCCATAAGAAAACAAATAAATAACACATCAACGTAAAGTCAACGCTTTCCCCTGATTTGGTCTAAAAAGTTGATGTTTTCGCACGCCATCTCTTATACCCAAATCCAGCGTACCAGAATCCATCTCCCTGCGACCAAAACGTCAAAAACGACTCGTGATACCACCCAAAAACAGACACGCTCAGAAGCGCTCCCGTTGCGTTATATTGGACATCTAAACAAGTTGTTTTCAGACACAAGAAAACAAGCTAACCACACCCACAGGAAACCCAGAGACGCCATTACCCACATTCCCAAAAACAACCAACCTCTTTATGGCAGGCTACTGAAAAGACCCACCTCTTCTTCCCAGGCTACCGGACAACCAACCTAACTTTCACAGGCAACTCGAAACATTCATACATGCGATACCCACTACACGCCATTCCCCAAACAGCGAATAAACACCAGAACCACTGAAACTCTAACGAAGCCTGTTACCGCAAGGACTCCCTCAATCCCCAAAGACACGAAACAGAACATTCGCGGGGAAACGCCATTACTCAATACACAAATAACCACAAAAGCCTTTCACGCTCTCAAGACAAACAACTCAAATACAATAACGAAAGGAATCGCCCACCTGCCATTACTCCATACACAGAGAAGAACAATCACCAAAACAACGAGAACAACCCTGACGAAAACACAGAGAAGAACCACCTCAAGAAGAACGAAACCACATATGCCGGTAGAAAGAACAAACCACCCATTTCACCCACAGGAATAGTCGCCGTATTGAGCGTTATCAGAGAGAAGGTTTATGCCCACATAAGAGAGAAAATTCGTGGGAGGTATAAGTGGGAAGGGAAGGAGGGGTATCGCCACTTTCTTCGTATAAATTCAAGCCATAGTTTTCATCCCCCGTAACGTCCCTATCCACCCCTTCGGTCAGCCTTCGGGCCATCCAGGGAAAAGGCCATGTCCCTTTTCAGAAACGGGAGCGTCGCCGCAGGGAAAAGGCTGGAGGTTTTCAGGGAAACGGTGGGAATCCCGCTATACGAACCGGGAAAAGGCTGGCTGCCGGTCGGGAAACGGGTACATCCCGGTACAGAGCGAGGGACGACTGCGGGAGCGGTGCGGGAAATCTTCGGGAATGCGCCTTGCTCTTCGCTCGCCTGAAAATCGCGAGGGAGTGTCGTTCCCTCTCGTGCAGCTGCTGAACTCCATTCTGCCAGACCATCCTCGGGTCTCAAGCGATTTCAGTAGGTTTTCGGGGAGAAGAAAATTCTGCCCACCAGCCCTGCGGCGCGCGTAGAGCAGAATATCGTAAATACTGGTTCCCGTGTCGTTCCCGGATATTCACTGCCCAGCCTGGCTTTCACGACATAAAATCCTTTTTCGCCTTTGTCTTATTGCGACAATAACACCAACAAGTAAACAACATGTTTAGACGTTATATAAACGAAGTGAGGATGAAGAGATGATTAAGATGCCTGTGACGGTTGAGGTGTGGGGCGTGGATTCCCTGGCTGAGTGTCTGGATGCAGTGGGGCCGGAGTTGTACCGCAAGTTGTGGTCGTTCGTCCCGGCAGAAGGGGAATCGCCCAAAGGGAAGGATATCTGGCACCTGCTTAGTGAAGATGAAAAGCGGGAGCTGGTGGACGCGGTACACAGCGAGTTCCCGGACGACGAAGATTAAGAGTGAGACCACCAGCACGGTGGCTTTTGTCGCTATTAACCTCCGGGGCAGCGCAGCACCGTAACGATATACTTTGTGGCCGTTTTCTTACTGGTATTGTTTACGCAATTCAGAAAACAACATGTTTAAGGATTGCTTTATGTTTGCAAATATCGACATCAACCAAATCAAGAAAATGACTCAAAAAGAGTTTGACCAGTTTTATGAGTTAGAAGGTTGGTCTTCCACGCTGATCAATTCGCGCTGGGTGCTTGAGCTGATGACTCGTGATGATGCTCCTGCTTTGATTATTTGCGACATGGGTGAAGATGCTGACTTTATGGATATGAGCGAATTTTGTGTGGACACATACAACCGCAGCCAGAAGTACTACTTCACATGCGATAGCGAGAATGACGTGATTTCTAAGCTCTATCTTCACCTTGTCCAGCATTGGGACGTGCAGGAATTCCTTGAGTTATTCGCGTAAGCCCAACCAAAGCCAGCACCGCCTGCTGGCTTAACTTCTCTGTAGCCGCAGGGAAGAACCACCTTTAGATAATTCATGTGCCTGAGCAATATGCTTTGTAGCCGTTTTTACACTGGTATTATTTACGCCATTGAGAAAACAATTTGTTTACGGAGTGGTGATGAATACTTCATTGGTGCTGGGTCTTGCTGAAGGCCAGGAGAGAAAAGAAAAACCAACCTTAATGGGGCATCTCACATTGCTGGATATCGTAGCGAATGGGACTTCTATCCGTCTGTTTCGTGAAAAAGCCATTACCTTCGACGCGGGCAATTTTACGCGCTATGTGATGGTAGTTCGTCGCCAGCGTGGAAGAGGGTGGATGTCGGTCCAGAAAATGTGGCCAGAGGACCAGCTTGAACTGGCGCTGATGGAAGCCAACCGTGTCGCCCAACAAGAGATCCAACGAGCGTCTGTTCAGGCGGTAGCTTAAACATGTGCAAGCAGTAGTTAGTCGAATGTACGACAGCCCCGCCAATCCTTCGGGGCTTTTTTGTATTGTAAGTACTTACTTATGATAATAAAATTAAAAATTAAACACTAAGGAGAGTGAAATGACCGTTAAACGCGAAAATCTGACCCTGGATATGTATTATGCATCAGAGACGGAAAATGGAGACAAAGTTGCAAAAATTACAATTGTGCTACGCGATAATACCTCCGGCGAAGAAGTTCACACCAGTACCTTAACTCGCACCGGCGAGGCCACAAAGGGGAAATATTCGGTGCGTTACCAAAGCATCAGTAATGCTTCTGACCCTTTACTGATAAAACTGGAAACTCATTTCCGTGGCGCGGATCAGACGTTGTTTGAAAATTTGATGAAAAAGGTCGATACGGTTTATACATCGAGTTTAAATACCAATAGTACCTGGATGGGACAACACGGTCTGCGAATAATCTCCGGCGAAAAGATCGACACCATTGTCCCTGAAAGCGTATTCGCTTAATCCTCTTTGAATGGCGCGTAAACCGCGCCATTTTCTTATGCCCGATAACAATTTGTTTTCTGCCTTATCTGATTTGTGAAAATGATTTCACTGAAGCAACTTAATAAGGAAACCATCATGGGACTTGATATCTATATCGAGACGCAGCCTAAAAACGATCTGAATAACGAGGCATCCAGAAAGCAGGTTGCTTACTTCCGTAAGTTCAATGCGCTCGTTGGGTGGATGGAGCGCAACGTAGGTGAAGTCGAAAATTGTGAGCTTTTAGAATTAACGATGAATGACATTTGTTTTCTGAAGGCTCATTTGATGCACATAAACGAAAGTAATTGCGAAGAGTACTTGCCTACCCAGGAAGGTTTTTTCTTCGGCAGTCAGGAGTACGATGAAGGTTACTGGCATGACGTGGATAAGCTGAAAAAACTTGTGGAAGACCTGATCAGGAACCACGACTTTCACAATAACAGACTGACGTTCCGTGCCTGGTGGTAAATATGGGCGATTTCAAGAAACGCCTGAAGGAAAGAGCCGAGATGGTCAGAAATCAAAACGCATCTTCTGTCATCAGATACGCAAGGCAGTTTAGTCGCAACAACAAATCAGTTGAGGAAAAGATCCTTAGCGCAATCGGGCGATAATTATTAAGGCCACCAGCAGTGGTGGCCTTAAATGACCATCCTGTTTCCCGCAGGCTAAAAACACCAACCTCTTACCTCCAGGCAACCGACAAACCCACCTGTTCCCGTCCGGCTACCGCAACTTTCCACTTTGACGCCTTATTCGTACAACGATAATTAACACCAACAAGAAAACAATTTGTTATTTACGATAAGGAATTAATCATGAATTTTATCGCTACTGTAAACGCACCCGCACATGGCAATATCGCTGTAACGTTCTCTGACATTGAAAAACGAGTACTTGGTGCATGGCGCGACAATGAGACGGTAGAACTGTCAGCACAAGAAAAATGCATTATTGCACGCGACATCATTGGCAATCGTCGTTACTCGCGGGTATTTGAGAAAGCATATGTGGTAAATTCTGGATTCGGAACGTTCGTCTTTCCGGTGCGCTCCGGGCGATTCTGCCAGTCCAAGCTGATTGAGTTCGCTACGCAGATTTCTGTCTGGATTAAAACTCAATCGTCGTTCAAATTTTCCGACGATGAAGCAGTATCGCAGGGGATGCGGATCGCCAACAATGCAATAAAATGCAAAAACATTACGTATGCCGCTGGCGTTGACACATGGAAACTGTTTTGCGCTAACTTTATGCTGAATGTATACGCAAGCAACCGCATCCACATCCTTGATGGCGTGTAACTGAGAAGAGGGCCAGAAACGGCCCTTTCTCTATAGCCACCAGCTGCCGCAGGGAAATTTTCAGAAACGGCGAGGAACGCATTCATGAGCCGAAGGGAAACGACCATGAAATTTTCTGGAAACGGCGGGGGTCGCCTTTATGTAGAAAACTGAGCGGGAGAAACCCGGAATCGCGCCAGAAATTGCATAGCGGCGCTGGGTAGTTGCTGGTGGGCTTTCAGCCCCTGGGCCATCCAGATAGCTTTCGCTATGTGATTATGTGAATCCGTGGGTAAATCACTGTAAGCGCGTACACGTTGCCCAACGTGGCAATCATATGCGAGCGGATACAAAACAACACAAAGAGCCGATCCGCGCCGACAAATAAACGCGGATCACATAGCAAGACTAAAAGCCAATGATTAACCATACTCTATAGCGCAATATAACGCGTTTTAAGCGCGTTAATGTGTTAAGTAATGGGTATGTACTGACAAGGATATAAAAGCGCGTCTATGGCGTTATTTTGGTGCTTATTTTTATGTTGTTGGAGTGAGTTAAAGACAATAAAAAACGCGCCATCATTGGCGCGTTATGGTGGGAGTATTGGAAACGAAAAAAGCGCCCATAGTGGGCGCTCGATTTTATTTGTGTAAACTGATTTCAAATCCTATTTCTACAAACGCTTTCAACATTAAAAAGATATCAGCGTCATTCACGTCTGCTTTTTTTCGCTCCTGGTCGTTCAATAAGTCAATTTTGCGCGTTGTTTCATTTATAAACTCGACTGCGCGCCCAGCGATCCCAGCGATCCCAGCGATGCGATTAACATAATATTCATTATGGACGTTAACGCCAGCGATAAGAACAAACATGATTAAGCTCCTTAAAACTAGCGCCCATAGTGGGCGCTATATCCATCTAATTACGCTTTGAAAGCATCAGCCAGATAGTTATAAAAATCATTTTTAACGAAGCGATATTGCTGTGATCCGTTTTTCGCTGCACCCATTCCTTTGATTTTTTCGACCAGTCCCAGACGTTCGCAAAGATTGATAAGCTGGTTGGCTTGAGTGTATCCAGCGTCTAATTTTATTTCGTTGGCTTTTTTCGCTTCATTCATTAAATCGAAAACAGCGCCATTAGTGAACGTCTCGATCTCGTCGTTAATCATATCGATTAGAGCGAATACGCGAGATCCGGACATATCAGCGACGGAATAAACGCATTTACCAGACTTAATGGATTTAACCAGATAAACCAATTTTTCCAGTGAATAACTATTAGTCATTGCTTCGCGGAAAAATGCTTCAGGTGCTTGTTTGCTTGCTTTAATCGCGTAGTAAAACACGCCAGCTAATTTTTCATCATTAACAGCGTTTAAAACGTTGTTCGTGAAATAAGCTAATTTAGTAGACGCTGCAAGCATGTTAGCTTTATCCGCTTTTGTGTGTGTACCATTTTTATAATGATTGTTATAAGTCTGGGTAGCGTTGTTGGCTGCAACTTGTAACTCATTAGCGATAACCACAGCAGCGTCGATGATAGCTTTTTTAGAAATGGTAACGTTAGACATGATGTTAATCCTTAATAAGAGTAAAAATAAAATTCTTGTATCGTTAGCGTGTTCGCTTTCGATGTGAGTAATTATCGATATGCAGAAATTAAAATCAAGAGTTTTTTACGCGGGAGCGAAAAAATTTTTATTCAATAAAAATCAAAGTCTTAGAAATAAAACGCGTTTTCTCGAAGGTGTTGCCTAAATAAATTCCCTATTCGGTCAATCACCCTTATATATTTAAAGTGAAATCGGGATTAGGGAAAATAAATATAACGGGAAGTGACACATAAAATAATAACCGGACTTAGCCGGTTATCACCCTTATAGATTTAAAACGGTAAAATCCGTTCGACCCAATCGAAGAGAACTATCGTTCGTCCGCGCTCGCCAACTCTCATTGCGACCTGACAGGCATCAACGCCTAACGAACACCCCTCAATTTCACGGCCATCCGCCATGTAGACCCTTATAGACTTTTGCGCCTCATGAGCTTGACGACAAATTTTGAAGAAATCGCGGCGAGATGGCCGATTGTCCACATAGTCAGGGTGTACAGTGAGCCTACCTGTAAACATCTTGTCCACTTCGACAGGTGTAATTGTTTCTATGGTGCTAACTCGCTCCAATGGAAGACGAACACGATGTTCTTTACTTCCTATAACGGGAGAAAGATCTAGCTTATTGCGTGCGGTAAGCAGACCAATAACGTAAAGACAAAACGTCTGACCATCATCGATCGTGACCCTTACAGGTATATTCCTTGCCCGTAGGAACTGCAAACTAAACTCCACGTTAGAGTAGTCGCGGGGCCAGACCTCTGCTGGGATGCCGTATGTAATGTCTGTGATCGTCATTAGTCTACCTTAAGTGGCGTGTCGAGAAGCCCAAACTTAAACTGCTTGCTACCTGCCACGAGGAAGGGGGCTTCGATGTAAATGGTTTTGTTGTCGATATCTGATTTTGCGGTCTTTTTGATGTCTTTTAGAAGCCTAATTGTTGCTGCGTTGTCCAGAACAAGTACTTTGCCGGTCGCATCATTGCCGATTTTGCCGTATGTCGTGAACGATTCATTACTGCCAACGCGGATATTAATCGGGCAACCGCTCTTGGCGATCTCATCACAGTACATAGTTCCATCAATCACATTTAGTAGACCGTAGGTTGGAACAAGAGCCTTGCCAGAGTTGGTGCTTGTTCCTTCTTTGACAGCTGTACCCATGATTTGAAGGCGCATATGTTCTGATTCACCGGAAATCAGTGTTTCTTCCGCGTTATCGGAATACCTGAACCATACAGGTTGAACTGTTCCTCTGGCCTCGTATTTTACATTGTCTAGGGTAGTGAACTTGCTGTACGTTTTTTGCATGTCAGCAACCATATCTGACACTGCATTGGCAGAGAATGATAGAATATAGGTGGTTACTAAGATGGCTAAACGAGTCATTCTGACCTCAAATTAACGATATGCTATTTCCAACAGAAGATGCTGCTTATAAACGCCTCAAGATGAAATCTGAATAATTTGTCTTTGAAAAAATTTCTCGCCATGAGTGATTTTACGCTCTAGCGAATTAAGAATTTCGTTAATGAAAATATTCATCCACCACCTCTGGCTCAAATTCCTCGGTTGTGAAGCCTACAAATATTCGTCAACCGATCAAGAACTTTTTTTTCAGCCGGAGGTGTGCGAAATTGTGATATAAATCACATGCTGACATCTACAGACGCCAGCATATTGATGATTATTTGTCCAGCACTTTGTACTTGTTCGTAATCAAACGCTCACCCTTTCTGGTAACTGTAAAACCAAACGGCGCTTTGCTGTTTTTACGTAACACGCTTTCAGCGAGCGCTTCATCGGTAGGTTGTATAGTTGAATTGTCTATCCAGTCGATGAGGGTAAGAAAGTTTAAAAGTTTCATGCTCGTGACGCCCATCTTACAGGCTATGTCACGGACGGTACGAATCTGCCTGCATTTTGTTTCATGTGCTGCGATAGGTGTCTTTGAATTGTTTGGTGTCAGTAACGTATCCAGTGTATTAAAGAACCCCCTTGCGGATTCAGACTTAATAAGACCTGAGTCGCTCATATCACACGCGATACGGTACAGAATATTGCTGTTGTTCATGAAGGGATAGTTCTCAACGAATCTGACGAATGCTTGTGCATTTTTCTCTCCGCATTTGTAATCCAGCGGATTATCTACGCGCCAGAAAAATGCACTGTTGTTTTTTGCGTCAAAGATATCAACAAATGGTAGTTCAGCTAAATAGTTCATCATGTGCTCCTTTGTAACTTGACGAGCACATGATGAACTACGAAATAAGGGGAAAAAGTGGAAGATTACGGCAGCCGTTTGAGAATATCGGCCAGATCTTCTTTGGTCATACCCGAGTTTTCGTAAATCTTCATGACCTTTTCACGAGCCTTTGCAGTAGTCTCTAATGACGTAGCTATCTTATCAAAATCACCCATCGTCATATTGGACAGCACCAGATTGATGATGTCTGCCTTTGACAGTTTTATGCTGCGTTCACGCAGTCGATTCTGAAAGGTCTCTAGTTTATCGTTTGCTTTTTCGGTTAACTTAACCTGGCAGTTAATAGCGCGTTTCTCGCTCATGCTTACTCTCTATCCAAAACAGTGAAATCGAATGTGCTGCCAACCGGCAAGACCCCCTCGGCAAACCCAGGCGTCGTGTCGATAATGTGTTTCCGCTCATATGAATGCGACATGAGGTATTTGTTGCTCACGTCGATGAAGTCGGTAATAAAGCACACGTTAGCCTGATTTTTCTTGGCTCGTAAGCCACGACCGACACGCTGTCTCATTTCAACTTCTGCTTTCCCGCCACCACCCAGAATCACCGCGCCTACGCTTGGAACGTCGACACCAACATCCAGAATGGTTGAACCAATGAGAACATCTATCTTGCCTGCCGCCAGACTATTAAGTTTTGCTTGTCGGGTAGTCTGGTTTGATTCTCCGTAGATGAAATCGACCTTGAGGCCACTCTCTTTCATCATTTCCATCAAGATCTGACCATGACGCTTCAGACGAACCAATGTCATACAGTTCAGACCGTGACTCTTGTACATTAGCGCTTCACGCACAATAGCTTCGTTGCGGCCCAGATTATAGACGATGCCTAACTGATAGGCTTTCTGGTAAGCCGTGCTCATTCCAACCCTAAAATTCAGGTGTTTTGAAGCAAGTTCGGCTCTAATCCGCGTCTCATCTGGAGTGTACGCGATTTTATGATATAAAAAGTATGGTTTCGCTAAAATACCTCTGTCGATCAAATATTTCTCCGTTACTTTTATCTCGATGCGACCCGCAACGGCCATGAGACGCATATTTGCTTCAGTCGAGTCCTTCATGAACGGCGTAGCTGTCAGCGCCAGACGGTAGTCGGCATTGGTACACAACCGGGCTATATCGTAGAAGTTTGAGCCGGATGATTCGTGCGCTTCTTCCAGAATCAGCAGAGAAACGCTGGACAGGAAGCGCTTAACCAATTCCCGGCGTTTCAGGTGATACTGTTTTTTCTCTGGAGATGCGTCGCGCGACGGCTCTTCGAGAAAACTAGCAAGGGTCTGAACCGTGGCAACGTTGATATGGCGCGATACCTGAAACTCACCAGATCCAATCACCCCAACTTTCTGACCTTTCAGCCACGGCTCGCCATTCTTCGCGCGGTAGTCGATGGATTTCTGGAAGTTCTCTGCCATCTGGAACATCAGAACCGAGCGCGTGGTTAAAAACAGCGTCATACGACCAATGCGAGCTGCTGCCTTACACGCTACGTTCGATTTACCGCCACCCGTCGCAATCTGGGCAATCATCATCCCTTCGCGCACCAGTGTTTCCACTGTCTGATCCTGATACGCGTAGTCCGGGTTATACGGGAATGGATTAACCACCGGATTCGGCTTACCCAGCGCGGGAGCTTTTTCCTTGCGAACATGCACGCATTTGATGCCAGCTTTCAGAAGATTGGTCGCAACTGGCTTCGCAAACCCAGCCGGGAACGCGTTTTTACTCCAGTTGAACATCGTGCTGGTCCCTTTCCAGTCACCAGCCTCCACTTCATAGCTCAACATCTCCTGAACAAGCCGTTTCACGTTGTCATCAGCGCCAGAAATCAGCGCATTGACTGCATTTGATACAATCCGAACAGTCATAAACCTCTTTCCTTCGTGCCTTTTGTATGGTAATTGGCTATTATGTTAAGTAAGTACTTACACAATGGATTGTATCAAAAATATGGATGTGAAAATTACGATTCTACAGGTGGAAGTCGCGAACCTGCGTCCGAACCCCTGGAATACCAACTCCGTTGGGGCGCAAAACTTCGAAAAACTGAAAGGTTCCATCGAAAAGTTGGGCTTTTTTAAGCCAATTCTGGCGCGAGAGCTGGACGGCGGCATTTTTGAGATTCTCGGTGGCGAACATCGCTGGCGTGCCGCGATGGAGCAGGGCATTTCAACGGTTCCCGTAATGTCGGTGGGAAAAATTAACGACCTGGTGGCCAAACAGATGTCTCTCGTCGATAACGAGCGCTACGGCGAAGACGATCAGATCGCTTTGCAACGCTTAATCGAAGAAATTCAGTCTGAAATTGACTACCGGTTGTCTGATATCGCCCCGTATGACGACGAAATGGCGGCAACGCTCGCCAAAGCATCCGTTATCGATCTTGAAGCGCTGGAAGCGCTCTCCCGCGGCGATGACGAGCCGGTCGGTGAGGACAAACGCGAGAAAATCGAGCGAGTCGGTGCTGAACACCAGACGATGCGCTTCAAGGTGACGTTCGATGCGTCAGATCGCGTCGCCGATACCATCAAAACCATCATCAAAGAGCAGGGAATCAATACCGGTAACGAAATGGAGAACGCCGGGGAAGCCTTGGTGTGGCTGGTCGACTACTACAAGGAGCGTATGTAATGACCAAGAACTTTGAAATCGTATATCGAAACCCGGCAGAACTTATCCCGTATGAGATGAACGCCAAAAAACATGACGAACAGCAGATCCACGACCTGGCGGCTGCCATCAAAAAGCGCGGTTTTGACCAGCCGATCACGGTCGACAAGCACGACGTCATCATTACTGGTCACGGTCGTCGCGAGGCGGCACTTCTGGCTGGTCTGGAGCGTGTGCCTGTCATCGTTCGCGACGATCTGAGCGAAGAAGAAGTGAAGGCGAAGCGTCTTGAAGACAACCGCCTGGCCAGTATTGACTACGACGCCATCAAATTGCAGCAGGAACTGGAGTCCCTGGTGCTGGGTGACGTTGAGGTCTTTGGTTTTGAAGAGCGAGAGCTGAACGTGCTTGTTGGCAGCATGACCGAAGAGATGGAAACAGGCTCTCTGGTGCTCGATCTGGGTGAAGAGACGGAACGCCAGAAAGAAGAGCACACCGAGATCAGTCGCGAAGTGGCCTCTGAAGAAGTCCGAGTCATCGACGTATTGGGCTTTAAAACGCTCCCTGCTGGCTCTGCCATTGTGGTTGGGGATTTGCTTGCCCACATGGAAGAAATTACGGGAGAAAGCGGGGTAGACGCTTTCGTGGCGTATGCGGAGAAAGTTTCCTCTGGGGAGCTGGCTGCATGAGCAAATACACCATCAACGTATCGTTTCAGACCCGCGTGAACAAAACCACGCGCACGCTGGAGATTGCCGAATCGTTCGGTCTTGGCCTGGACGAAAAAGAGTGGACGCTTTACGACAATCTGGAGCTGGAAGTGAAGCAGGGCGATGTGGTGTACATCACCGGCCAATCCGGTTCCGGTAAATCCGTTGTGCTGCGCGAGCTGCAACGCCAGATGAAGGATGAAGGGCTTTCTGTAGCCTCCATCGATGACTTTGCCTTCGACAATGAGGTTAACGTCATTGACCAGCTGGGCAAAACCACCAGCGAAGCGCTGGGGCTGCTGTCTATGGCCGGATTGAATGACGCCTATCTCTTTGTGCGTAAGCCATTCGAGATGTCTGACGGCCAGAAATACCGTCTCAAGATCGCCAAGCTGATCGAGTCCGGCGCGAAAGTCTGGGCTGCCGACGAATTTGGCGCTGTTCTCGACCGTGTAACCGCCCAGGTTGTGGCGTCGAACCTCCAGCGTGCCGCCCGTAAGGTTGGTGCGACGGTAATGGTGGCGACGACCCACGAAGACCTGAAGAACGCGCTGCGCCCGGATATGCAGATCACCAAGCACTACAAAGAACGCGTGAAGGTGGAATATGCCTGATTTGAAGATCGTAGAGCTGAAGCCATCGAAAGAGGCTGACAACAACAACGTTGAAGTCATCCGCCTGCTGGAAGAAGCACTCCAGTACGCCAGAGAAGGCAAAAGCCAGAGCCTGGCACTGCTGATGATCAACAACGACGGCAGTGTGCTGGATTGCTGGCATAACGGTGGGCGTCCATACGTCATGGTTGGGGCGATAGAATCGCTTCGCCTGGACTTCATCAATGCCAATATCGAGCGTAGGTGATCGACATGACAGGCATCATCATCAAACGCTACCGCCCGGAAGAGTTCCCGCGTCATCTGGACTTTCTGGAGCGTATGACCGTTACCAAAGGCACGGTTGAAGACTGGCACGCGCTGAAGTCGCTGCACTACAAGACGGATGGTAAGCCGTTTGCGCCAACGTATTATCGCTGCGAACTGGACGACCGGCTGGTGGGCGTCGTGGTTATGGCTTACCCGAAACTGCTGCTGGCGCCTCGCCATCGCATGTTTCCTAAGCTGAAGCCAACCACCAATACCACCGTGGCCAACCAGTATTGGGGGCGGTACGTGAACAACAACTTTGCGGTGATCAGCCGTTCCGTTGTGGACACTCAGTACCGCGGTGTCGGCGTCTCCTATCGAATGATTAACCTGGTTAGCAGGATGCATAACCGGCCAATCATCGAGATTCAGTCGTCCATGAGCAAATACAACCCGTTCGCCATGAAAGCAGGGTTCCAGTTCATACGTCCGGAGCGTCCGAAGAGCTATGAGAGTGCGTTGCGTGTTTTCCAGCGCCATTTTCGCTCCGACCCTGGAGACAACGAAGCGATCGTCAAAGAGCTGTTCGCCATGAGTGAGTCTCGCCGTCGTCGTGCGCTGCGCGATCTGGTCGCGGACTACCACAAGAACAGTTCCCTGGCCAAAGCCGGGCGTAATCGTGGCACGACGATTCAGGATATTGCCGACAGTCTGGTGGACGAGGCCAGCATCGTGAAGTTGCTCAAGGATATTCACAACCTGAGCTTCACGTCTCCGCTGTATGGCGTGTATCGAAACCCGGACTTCGGTCGTCAGTTGCCTGACACGCTGCCACTGCTGGCATTCGATAAGCAGCCTTTGAATAAACCTCTTGAAATTGCATTACCGGCATAAGGATTTGCCATGACGTTGACCGATAAACAAAAAGACATCATCAAAACCATCAATTTAGGCCATGAGCGTGGGTATCTGCTCGATCTGGACGAGCTGCTTGAGGTTCTGCCGTACAAAACGACCAAACAGAGTATGCAGTTCTCTATCCGCGCACTGGTGAAAAAGGGGCTGGTGGAGAAGGGAATGTGCCGCCAGCGCGGCGATTCAGGTTATCACCGTCGCACGCTGGGACTGACCACGTTAGGTCGTGCAAGAGCCAAATTACTGGTGATGTAAACCGGTCTGGGAGCCAGATTAAGAACCTGCTTCCGTATATATAATTAACTAAGTGATTAATTAAATATATACGGAAGCAGGTTCTGAAGGCTCCCCAGCCCGATTTTAAACACCCAGAAAACAAATTGGTTAGGCACAGAATTAAACAAGTTGTTTAGGAGCGCAAGGATGCGCTCTGAGTGTTTTAGAGGGACCTATGACTGTAGAAAAAGACGAGAGCAAAACTCGCCTGACACCAGCTGAGTGGGCAGAAGCCGAAGCGAAATGGACTTCTGGCGAATACACACTCTCCAGGCTGGAGGAAGAGTACGGCATTCGTCGTGAAACGCTCTCCAGACATTTCAAAAAGCGTGGATTAGAGAAAGGCGCGGACTCCGTTGGGAAGATGGTGCGCGAGTCGCTCAAATCCGACGCAGAGCTGCGTGCGAAGGCGCGTGCAGAGAAAATCGAAGAGCGCCGGACTCGTTACGACGATTGGGCGTTCGCACTCGGTCGTATGGTGATGCATGAGGTGGCCATAGCCAAGAAGGACGGCAGGCCACTGGCAGCCATCGAAGATGACCTGAAGAGTCTCCAGCGTGCCAGCGGCACACTTGCTAAGTGCTTCGAAATATCGTCGAAAGCGCTCGGTATGGATCGCGTGGAGAACGAGGACGACGAAATCCCGAACCTGGTATTTGGCGAACTTACGCCTTCCCAGGTGGCGCAGCTGCGTAAGGAAGATGATGAGCCGGATCTGATTGATGACGATCTGCTTGAGTCACTCGAAGAGGAAGCACTGAGCGAAGCTGAGGGCGATTCTGAAGCGTCTGGTGATGAAAGTGATGGGAGCGTCTGACTATGGCCATCCCGTCGTCTCTGAGTCTCGTACAGCTGCATTCTGGGCAGATGCAAGTCTTCCAGTCGCCACATCGTTTCAAAGTGGTGTGTGCGGGTCGACGCTGGGGTAAATCCCGGTTGTCGATCTCCACCATCATCCGCGCGGCAGCCAAAGAGAAGAAGCAACGTGTCTGGTATGTCGCACCGACTTACCAGATGGCTCGCCAGATCTTGTGGGATGACCTGCAGGAAGTTCTGCCGCGCAAATGGGTTCGTAAGAAAAACGACACCACGATGACCATCGTGCTGAAGAACGGCTCTGAAATCGCGCTGAAAGGTGCGGATAAGCCCGATACGCTTCGTGGTGTGGCACTGCACTTTGTGGTGCTCGATGAATTTCAGGATATGAAGCCTGACACCTGGTACAAGGTACTGCGTCCGACACTGTCCTCCACCCGTGGCGGTGCGCTGATCATCGGTACGCCAAAAGGCTTCTCCGAGTTCCACAAGCTGTGGACTATCGGTCAGAACAAAGATTTGCAACGCAAGGGGCAGTGGAAGAGCTGGCAGTTCGTTACGGCCGATTCTCCGTTCGTACCGAGCGCGGAAATCGAAGCAGCGAAGAACGATATGGACCCTAAATCGTTCGCACAGGAATACCTGGCCAGCTTCGAAAACATGTCCGGACGCGTTTACTACCCGTTCGACCGCAATGTGCATGTGAAGCCACTCCAGTTCAATCCGAAACTGCCGATCTGGGTTGGTCAGGACTTCAACATCGACCCTATGTCATCGGTCATCCTGCAACCGCAGCCAAATGGTGAACTGTGGGCTGTGGACGAATTGGTGTTGTTCTCTTCTAACACGGCTGAAGTGTGTGACGAGCTGGAGCGTCGATACTGGCGCTGGAAATCTCAGGTCACTATCTTTCCTGACCCGGCAGGTGCGTATCGCCAGCACGCACGCGGCGAATCTGACGTCGACATCTTCAAAGAGAAAGGTTTCCTTCGAGTCGATTATCCGAAGAAGCACCCGCCGATCGCAGACCGTGTTAACGCAGTGAACCGCATGTTGATGAGTGCCTCGGGCGAAACCCGGTTGTACATCGATCCGAAGTGCAAACACCTCATCGACTCGCTGGAGAAGGTGATCTACAAGCCAGGCTCACGCGATATGGATAAGACTGGCGGCATCGAACACAGTGCGGATGCGTTGGGTTATCCGGTTCATCGTAGGTATCCGGTGAAAAATCGTGTTATTCTTGGTGGATCTAGATAGGTAAGTACTTACCTAAGCGGAAAGGAAAATCAAATGGAATTGACTGACAAGCAAATCAAAGACCTTGTGGCACGACGCCACCCTGAATATGAGAAGAAAAAAGAACATTGGGACTTCCTCGCCAGCACCTACGCTGGCGGGCGTGCCTGGTTCAACGACAATATCTTCCGTTACTTCAAAGAGGGCGATCAGGAGTTCAAAGAGCGCCTGGAACGCGCTTATCGCTTCAACCATACGCGCGAAGTGGTAAACCTCATCAACAAATACCTCTTCAAAGAGGTCATTCACCGCAACACTGATGAAGCACCGGAGCAGATCCGCAATTTCTGGAAGCGAGCCACGCGCCAGAACGCCTCCATCGATGCGTTTATGGCGGCTATCGATCTGCAATCATCCATTTATGGCCGTATCTGGGTTGTCGTGGATAGCACGATGAACGTCGATGTTGAGTCTGTTGCAGACGAGAAGAAAAATGATGCGCGTGCCTACGCTTACTGGATTTCGCCGCAGCAGCTGCTTGATGTTGCCTGGGATGAAGACGGCAATATGTTGTGGGCGCTGATTGTTGAAATCGCGCGCGACGACGAAGATCCGTTCACTTCAACCGGGCAGGAATACCAGCGTTACCGTCTGTGGACGCAAAACGAGTGGTATCTGTTCCGTGAAGAAGTGAAGAAGGGTTCCGGAAATAGCGGTCGCCGTCAGGCCAAAGTCGTTCTGGAGGATAGCGGCCAGCATAATCTGGGCGTGGTGCCGGTGTTCCCGGTGGATTGCATTGGTGAAAGCGAGTCTCCGTATTTTAGCCCGTCGTTGATTGACGATATTGCCTATCTTGATCGCGCCGTGGCCAACTACCTGTCGAACCTTGACGCGATTATTCAGGATCAGACATTCAGCCAGTTAGCGATTCCGGTTCAGTCCCTGCTGCCGGGCGATGAAAACCACACCAAAGTGCTCGAAATGGGGACAAAACGTGTCTTCACCTTCGATTCTGAGAGCGGTAATCAGCCATTCTATCTGTCTCCAGACCCGAAACAGGCTCAGATGATCATCACCACGATTAAGACGGTGATTAATGAGATCTACCATTCCGTTGGTGTGGCTGGTGAGCGAACCAAGCAGGATAACGCGCAGGGTATCGACAACTCTTCGGGGGCAGCGAAGATGTACGACTTCCAACGTATTAACAGTCTGCTGGTGACAAAAGCAGAGCGCCTCGAAAGGGCAGAACGCCAAATGATGGAGTTGGCTGCGAAATGGATGGGCATCGAATTGGATGAAGACCACTCTCTGATCGCTTACCCGGAGAGTTTCGATATTCGTGGTCTGACTGACGAATTTGCCGTCGCTGAGAAATTGTCGCTGTTACAGGCGCCTGATTCTGTACGTCGTCATCAGATGGAAATGCTCATAGAAAAGATCTTCCCGAATATTTCCGAAGCGATGCAAAAGGAATTTAAAAAAGATCTCTTGAAATTTCCTCTAAAAAATGCTCCTGATGCCCTTGAAAATAAGTTAGTACTTACTTATGATCGCGATACAGTCCAAGGAAGCGGACAAGATCAACCCCGAGGGAATGGGGACTCATCTACTCAAGAGACCGAGTGATAAGTAACGAAAAGGTATTTCTATGAATCTGTGGCAAATGCTTATGGCCCGTCGTGGCCTGATGGATGTAGCCGAAGCGCATGAGCGCGGCGGCGCTGGTGGCGGTGCTCCTGCTGGAGACAATGAGCAGAGCATTCAAGACCCAGGCAAACAGGGCGAGCAAAAAGAGCAACCGAAGGGTGACGACGACGAGTATGCCGGTATGACTCAGGAAGAGTTGCTGGCAGAACTGCGTAAGTCTAAGAAAGCCGGTGCTGATCTGTTGAAAGAGAATATGAAGCGCAAGGAGAAAGAGCGCACATTGGCCGATCAGCTGGCTCAGTACGGTGATATTGACCCGACGCGTGCTCGTCAGCTTCTCGAAGCTGAACAAGCCGCAGAAACCGCACGTCGGGAGGCGGAGCAGGCTGAACTGGAACGTCGTGGTGAGTTCGATGCTGTGAAAAAGCAGATGATCGAAGCACACCAGACTGAACTGGCACAGCGCGACGAACGCTACGCCGCTCTGGAGAGCGAGAACGCCGCACTGAAGGCTCAACTGGTCGAAATGACTGTTGGTGTTTCCTTCAGCAGTTCTGCTTTCCTGCGTGACAAAGTTCTGATGACTCCGGCTAAGGCACGCGTTATCTACGGCTCTCATTTCGAAGTGGGTGAAGACGGTAGTGTTGTGGGCTTTGATAAGCCAGCCGGTCAGAAAGAACGTGCAGTTCTGGTTGACGGTGAAGGCAAGCCGTTACCGTTCGAATCCGCGATTGAGCGCATTCTGCGTGCAGATCCGGAAGCTGACGCACTGTTGCGTAGCGAAGCCAAGCAGGGTGCTGGTTCCAATAGCAAACCGCCCCACAAAGTAAGCCAGCCGAAGAGCAAGTCGACTATGGATAAGTTGACCTCCGGTCTGGGAAAAATCGGACTCAAGTAACATCTTAAATCATAGGGAAATGAAAGATGCCATTACTGCGTGATGAAGCTGAAAAGCTGTCTAATAACGAACTTGAGCAGGGTGTGATCGAGACCATCATCGATCGCGATGATCTGTTCGCTATTCTGCCTTTCATGAAGATTAATTCTAAGGCATACCTTTACAACCGCGAAGCTACCCTGAGCGAAGCTACCTTCATTGATGTGAACGACACCATCACTGAAGGCGCAGCAACCTTCAGCGAACACGTTGCGAAGCTACGTATCCTGGCAGGCGACGTAGACGTCGACAAATTCCTGGCGACCACTATGTCCGACACCAACAACCAGCTGGCAATCCAGGTTCGTCAGAAGGTGAAAGGTCTGGCTCGCGCATTCCGCCGCAACCTGATTCTGGGCGACTCCAGCACCAACACCAAAGCGTTCGACGGTATTCCGAAACTGATGCACGACGATCAGAAGATCGACATCGAAGGCGCTTCCATGACCTTCTCCATGTTCGACGAACTGGTCGACGCGGTGAAAGATCTGGGTGCGGACTGCATCATGATGCGCTCCGAGCATCTGCGTGCTTATCGCGCTCTGCTGCGTACCGTTAATATCGGCCCGTCCGAAATTATGATGGAAAACTTCGGTCGACCGATGTTGTGCCACAACGGTGTACCTTTCATCGTGAACGACTTCATCCCGACTGACGCGGGCAAAGCAAGCATCTATTGTCTGCACCTGTCCGAAGAGAACGGTGTGACCGGTCTGTATGGCGGTGAAAACGCTGGTATCGTTGTTGAGAACATCGGTACTGTTCAGAACAAAGACGCAACCCGTACCCGCGTTAAGTGGTACTGCTCTCTGGCGAACAAGCACGACAAAGCTATCGCCGCGCTGACCAATGTAAAAATTTGATCAGAATACTAGGTAAGTAGTTATCTACTTAATATGGGTGGGCTATACGCCCACCTTTTTTGTAGGAGCGATAAATGCCAGAACAAAAGATGAAAATCATGGAGGAGACGTTTGCGGATTTCACAGGGCATATGTGCCGTGCCGGATTCACCAACTCCGTCTCCAACGAGCCTCTGAGCGAGCGCCAGCAGAACCATCTTGCGGCTTGCTTCCGGACAGTTCCGTTCACGCAGTCTGTCAGCGTGGAGTCTGTTGCTCTGACTCCTGATTCTGTCTCTGTTGAGAAGGGGAAGTCAGTCAAATTGCGAGTTGATGTGCAACCGTCAAACGCAACCAATCAAAAAGTCACCTGGACTTCTCAAAATAGCGACAAAGCGACCGTGGATCAGAACGGTAACGTAGTTGGCGTAGCCGTTGGTACGGCAACCATTGAAGTGGCTTCACATGATGGCAGTCACAAAGCGACTGCGACCGTTGAAGTGACCGCAGCACCGGCTGCGTAACCAACATATGGGCAGCATAGCTGTCCATTAAGTGAGAAGAAAAATGAAACCAGCAAAAATTCGTTTATTGGAGCCTCAATTTTTGGGGTACACGGGGATTCTCTGCGGTATCAAGTTTGTAGACGGTATCTCAGTTGCTGAACTGCCATTCGTCGATCAGCAGCGGATTTGTGCTTCCATGCGTGCGACTACCGTTGAAGGTAAAAATGTATCTCCTTCTGCCGCGTACAGTAGCCGCAATAACTTGACTGCGGAAGACATTGTCGAGACGCCAGCCCCGGATATTGTGCCAATGAAACGTGGTGCGGCTGAAACAAAGCCCAAACCGGTACAGCGCTTTACTCGTGAAGAACTGGAGTCGATTGCGGACTGTGAAGGTATTGCGGGTCTTCGTCAGATCGGCAACCAAATTGGCGTGAAAGCCAAAGGCATCGTTGAAATGATCGAGGGTATCCTGAAAGCACAGGGCGGTGAGTAATGGCACAGATCGACACGTACCGTAGCGGGGAAGCCGTTTCCCTGTCGTTTGCATTTAACGTTCTGGATATTGAGTCGGCAACGTATACCGTCAGAGATGGCGCGGGTTCGATCATCGTTGATAACGAACCTCTCGATATTACTGAGGGGCAGATGTCCATTCCGGTTGTCGTGTCGGCCGAACACAACCTGCTTGCCGACAAAGAGCGCGATCTGCGTTACGTCCTCGTCAAAGCGGTGGCATCCGGTCTGACGCATGAAGAGCGCAAGATGTACGTTCTGCTAAATAGCTTCGAGCTGTCTATCCCAGGCCAGTCATTCGCAACGGTCGCAGACGCCCAGATGCAAGCCATCGACATGCTGAACGGCGACACTCTGTTGGCTGATGGTGACGGGCTGATGCGCAAACGTCTCATTGAGGCCACCAGACGCGTCAAAACGCTGCCGTTTTCAATCCGCAAAGTCCTTCGTATCGATTTCGATCGGTACGACCGTCCACAAAACATGCTGAACGTATATGACGTACCGTGGGGTGCTGACGGGGCATATCGTCACGATCTGATTGATTGGGAGAAGATGACGCAGGATAAATTCGACGAATTCCCTGACTACTTCAAACAGACATTAATGCTGGCCGTGGTTAATGAAGCCTGCGAAATCGCTAACGGCAATGACGTAGCGGCAGCTCGCGAGGACGGCATCCTGTCTGAATCCATTGGTGAAACGACAAATATGTACCGCACCGGCAAAGCGGCAAATTTACATGTGGCTCGCAGTACCTGGAGACTGCTGGTCAGCTACATCAACAACCGCATGATTGTTCGCCGTGCGTAACGCCAGTCGCATTATTTACTTCTGGTCGAAAGGCTCAAGACGCACAATCGCGCCTTCGCCTGGTAATGCGTGCGGATGCCAACCACAGGGAGAGTGCATGAACATTTCATGGCAAGCAGAGATGGCGATTTACCGTCTGGGTTCGAAGAATGTCTACGGTGAAGCGCAATTGCAGTTCGTCAGGAAGACGAACGTCGGTGTCGTTAAGTTTGAACAAAGTAATGAGAAGTCATCGGTACGTGCGGACAGCTCCGGCAGTCGCGGAAAAGCCAATATGGAATTGTTCGATGTCGTTCTGGTGGTCCCACTTGAGGCCGCAGTGCAACTTGATGACGTTCTTATTCTGGAGGGGCTAAAGCTGAAGGTATCCAGTGTGCATCGTCGTTGGGGGTTACGTGGACGCCCTGGTCATCTGGAAGTAGGGGCAAACATATGGGCCTGAAGTATGACTCGCATCAGTTTAAGCGTGCTGGCGACAGACTCAATAACAGCCAGAAAGCCTTTAAGCGTTATCTCATTCGTGACATGGAGAAGCTGGCGCGTCTGGTTGAGCGTCTGGCGCGGGCAATGGCTCCGCTGGAGACTGGCTCACTCGAAAGCGCGATTTTCGCGAGAGTTGTCAAAGAGGGCTATACGGGGCTGCGTATTGAGTTATCGGTGTCTGGGGCTAAACCGCGCGAAGGGAACCCTGGTGTTGAGGTTGGCGATTATGCGGAGTACATGGAGTTGGGCAAGTATCGTCTCGGCTATCTCTCCCGCATGAAGAGCGTCACCAACCCGCCAGTTGCTGGTGTGAAGCCACGCGTTGGGCCTTTGTTCCTTGAAAGAGCGGCACAGGTCAGTGAGAAACAGTTCGCTCAGACGATAGCTGAAGCAGCAAGGAAAGCAGGTTTTACGAGAGGTTGATGTGTTTATTGAAGCATTTGCGAGCCTGATGCAGAAGGCGAAGATCGGCACACTCGGCACTGACATTTTCTGTCACTACATGCCAGCCAATGTGAAGTCCGGCATCCTGTTGGTTACTCCCAATACGGGGATCGCCATTGACCATGAGTTAAAAGGTTTTTATCACGACTCTTTTACCGTCATCGTGCGTAATGCGACGATCACAAAGGCGGTGGCGAAAGCCAATAAGATCATGGACATGTTTCCGGTCGAGGAAACCGTGTCAGATGGCGTTTACTTCCGGTTGGTACGACCAATGTCGATGCCGATAACTTATCCAAAAAACGAAGGCTCGTTGATTGAAGCGGGCATCCCGATTGAATTTGCGGGCTATTTGTTGAATTAACAAAATAAGTAAATATATACTTACTATTGGCGCCATGAAGGTGCTGATTTAACGGAAAAAGGAGTTTTCCAACAATGTCCAATACCCATGTAAAAAACATCAAACTTGGCGCCTGCAAAGTGTCGTTTGGTGGTGTTGATCTGGGTTACACCAAAGGCGGTGTTCAGGTTGAGGTTGCGACCGAAACTCTGAAAGTTACCGTAGACCAGCTAGGGCAAACCACCATCTCCGAGCTGGTACAGGGCCGTAACATCACTATCACTGCGCCGCTGGCCGAGTCTGTGTTGCAGAATATGGTCGATCTGATGCCGGGTTCTACCCTGAGTGAAGAAGATAACTCTGTGACCATCACTTCCGCACAGGGCGTCAACCTGATCGACGTAGCTAAAGAGCTGGTTCTGACCCCGCAGGATACCACCGACTACGTTCTGACCATCCCGAAAGCTGCGACCGCAGGTAACTTCACCATGACCTACCAGTCTGATGATGTTCGCGTGTTCTCGGTTCAGTTCACCGCTTACCCGGATGACGACGGTATTCTGGGGAAAATGAGCGGCCCAAAGCCGGTTAAATCCGTCTCTATCTCTCCGGATTCTCCGGAAGTTAAAGCCGGTGAGAGCGTGCAGCTGGCAGCCCAGATCACACCTGCAGATGCCGGCGACAAAACCGGTGTGTGGGAGTCCGACAATCAGGAGAAGGCTACCGTTGATCAGACTGGTCTGGTTCGCGGAGTAGCTGAAGGTTCGGCAAATATCTCCTTCACCAGCAATAGCGGCGGCAAGAAAGCGACCAAAGCTGTAACGGTTAATTCTGCCGAATAATCGTGACGTGACTAAGCAGAGGCTCAGGAAGAGCCTCTCTTTTAAAAGGATTTTAACCAATGACCAAATTACTCGATCTCGACTCCATTCTACCTCCGAAGAAAAGTATCAAGTTCGGCGGTCAGGAATACCCCATCGTTGAAATGACAGTTGGTCTGTTCGTCTCCATCAAGCAGATGGAAGGCAAAGATCTTCAGAACATGTCTCCTGTAGAGCAGGTTACTGCTTACGCCGACCTGGTTCGCAAGGTCATCCCATCCGTGCCGGACGCTGTACTGGAAAAACTGACTGTTCCGCAGCTTCAGCAAATCTTCACCTTCGCTATGGAAGTGATTGATGAAGAGAACGAAAAAGCGGCTGGTGAAGGGGCAAAGTAATTTCCCGCGATGAATCCGGGGTAAAGACCGTATCGATAGATCTCGGATTCTATTTCAGTCGTGTAGTTGCTCACTACGCCGTGTCGCCATTAGAGCTGCTGGGCGTCCCTCTAACGATGTTCTGGATGCTCAGTCGCAACATCGACCGTCTACGTGCGGAAGAGGATGTCCGCAACCTGCAAGTCGCTCGCGCTGCCCAGGCAGATGGCGAGGGCGTGAAGGCGTTCATGGAGGGTTTGCAACTCAGGATTGGAAGACCAGTCGTAACCGATAAAGTCTACGATCCGCGCAAGGATAAGGCAGACCCTGACGCCAAAGAGCAACTGATGCAAATTTTTGGCAGAGGATGACAAGGGAATGTCACAAAACGTAGAGTTTGTCCTGTCGCTGGAAGACAAGCAGTTTACAGCGTCAATCGACCGGGCGGGTAAGCTACTTACCAGATTCGGGGAGCAGGCCACAAAACCAGCTCAGAAAATTAACAATCTGGAACGCTCGTTGGGTTCGGTCTCCCGCATCATCGGCGTTCTGGAGTCCAAGCTCGATGCCACGGCAGACAAACTACAGGATGTAGCTGCCGGCTTCGAACTTGTGTCTGATGTTTCGCGCAAGACGCGAGGCAACATTACCAGCCTCAATTCAGGTCTCAAAACCCTGATTGAGCGCGTCGACACAACCACCTCTTCCGTTAATAAGCTCACCACATCGTTGCGCAAGGTTCAGTCTGAACTCAATGAGTTTTCCGATTGGGCAACGTTCGCTGGTAAGAGCGCCAGCCGCTTCGGTACGGAGGTAAAAGAAGCCTCTACATCTGTGAGTGGTATGAATACGCGCCTTAACACCACGACGAAGCGTCTCAGTAATTGGGGTGTCACAACGAACCAGGCTGCCGAGGGGCTGAAGAAAGTCCGCGATCAGATGGATGCGGTGATTGGCCGCCAGCAGCTGATCAGCAAGCCGGTGCGTGTGCGCACCAGCGGCTACGGTGAGGGCGGTGGTAATGGCGGTGGCGGTCGACACAGCGGTTCCTATGGCCACGGCGGGCGCGGTGCTGAAAATGGCGTGTTCTCTGGTCTGCGCGGCAATATTTTCCTGCTGGGCGAGATTGGTGATGCGGCAAGAACGGTAACTGACATCCTGTTCGGCTGGCAGAAGCCAATCGTCGAAGCTGCCTCCAAAATGGAGCGTATGTGCGTCATGTTGCGCGGGCTGAACAAGGACAAGGCCAACCCTGGCAAAGCAGCCGCAGAGGATATGCAGTACATCGTGGATATGGCGCAAAACGCCCCGTTTGCGATGCAGGCGCTGACCGATTCCTTCGTTAAATTCCGCTCGGCAGGTCTCGATCCTACTGACGGATCGCTGAAAGCATTGGTGGACTCTGTTGCACGCTTCGGCGGCGATAGTGAACTGCTAAAACGCGCAGCAGTGGCCGTCCAGCAGATGTCCGGTAAGGGCGTCGTTTCGATGGAAGAACTGCGTCAGCAATTAGGTGAAGCCGTTCCTAACGCGATGAAAGCGATGGCAGACGCTGCCGGCATTACTATGGGGGAACTGACCAAAGCAGTCTCCAGCGGTACTGTGGAAGCGAAACAGGCGTTATCGCTGATGTTCGTTGGTCTGCGTGCAGAGAACGAAAACGCCGCCAAAGACATGATGCAAACCTACACCGGTGCGCTGGCGCAACTACAAACCTCCTTTACGTTGTTCGCCGATCGTGTCGGTCAGACGGGCTATCTGGATTCTCTCTCTAAGGGAATGAAAGAACTAGCCTCCATCATGAATAGCGCAGAAGGGATTTCGTTTGCTAATTCTTTAGGTTCGGGGTTAACGACGGCAATCGATGGGTTGCGTCAGCTTGCTCAATGGTTAGCAAAGAACCAAGAGCTGGTAATTAATCTTGGTAAGGTCGTGGCCGCGATGGTTGCGTTCAAACTGATGCGAGCAGGGATCATGGGGGTAGTTGGCGCTGGGAGCCAGATGGTTAGCACCTTTGCCACGATGGCGACCGCCATACAGACTCCATTTAACCTCGGCGCTACAGCAGTAACTCGATTCAATCGTGCGGCACGTATGGGGCTGGCTCCGATCCCCTCTCTTATTTTCGCCATCCGTGGGGCGATTACGGGGCTTAAAGGCGCTTTTGCTGGATTAACGGCGTTCATTGCAGCAAATCCAATTGGCGCTGCGTTTACCGTGGCAACCGTGGCCGTGGCCGGGTTGATCACGTATATGACCATGCTTCGCAGCGAAACGTCAAAAGTCGTTGACGAGATTAGGAAAATACCAGAGGCGATGACGGCGGCCAAACGTGCACAAATGGCGGAGTATAAAGCGCGTCTTGAGCAACAAATCACGCAAAAGGAACAAGAGTTAAAATCTGGCGAAAAGGTGGTTTATGGGCCGGGTATGGCCGGAACTGCAGTAAAGATTAATCAGGATGAACGTAAGCGTATAGAAAATGAGCTAAATGACCTTCGTGAGAAACGCGATAAAACTACTGGGGCAATTGAACGCGGAGACACTGCTGTAGCCAAACGTCTTGCAAAAGATGCGGCAGAATCACAGATAGAGAAAATACGGGAAGAGAATAGAGACTTTGCGGCAACATTCGCTAAAGCTCGTCAAGAGGCTCTGGAGAAGATCCAAAAAATCAATGATGACGATTCACTTTCTGATGACGAAAAGAACAAACTATTGGCACCGTTACGTGAAACGGTAAACAAAAGCTATCTGGAGCCTGCGCAAAAACTGGTTGATTCACTTTCTTCTCGTAAGAATGCGACCGAGAAGCAAATCGCGACTCTTAATGATCAGCTTGAAAAAGCCAAAAAAGATGGCAATACCGAGCAGATCCAGAAACTGCAAGGCAGTATTCGTGGTTATCAGGAGCATTTGGAAGCCGTTGCTCAGGAGCTGACTCAGGCAGAGTTCGAGAGAGATAATGCGGCCAAAACTGGTAAGGGCGTAATGTCAAACCAGGGGACTGTTCTTGGGTTAGGTACAACTGATAAAGCTGCTCAGAAGGCGCTGGCGCAATATATGCGAAACCAGATGGATTCTGCGACTTATCAGCGTACTTTGCCTGACGGCACTCCGATGATGGACTTCGAAGGTAAGCCGATTATTGGGCCTAAACAACTCAAGACGCAGCTTAATTTGCAGAAAGCATCCAGTGCCAGCTCTCTGGAGAAAATGAGCGATGCGGAACGCGCCGCAGCCATTGCAGCGCTGACCAAAGCGCGCGAACAGGATGCCGCAGCAGCGGAAAAAGCCGGGCGACGTACAGCCAATGCTTCTCAGCGTGCGGCCAAGAAAGAACAGGCAGCGCAACAGAAACTGGCGGCCGGATATCAGAAGGCTCTGGATAAAGCCGATCAGCTTATGGGGCAAATGGGTGAAAGCTCTAAGGCTACGGTATCGTTTGATCAGTCTCTTCGCGATACAACGAAATCGCTGACTGATTTGGCTAATGCGGTTCCTAACGAGTTCATCACTCAAGAGATGATCGACAAGGCGAAAAAACGTCTTGAAGACCTTAAAAATGCGACACCTGAATATCGCGAGATGTTTAATCGCCGCAATGTTGAGCAGATGATCTCCACTTGGGCACCGGAGGCGGATTCCATTATTAGTGCTGGCTATACGCCGTCTCGCGAAGAGAAAGTTGCTGATTTCGAAGACACCTACAACCGCAATCTCAAAGCGTTGATAGAACTTCGTGATAAGGCGTCTGATCCTAAAGTTGTGGCGCTTTATACAAAGAAAATCAATCAACTGATTGCTGCTGGCAATACCGCGCTTATTAAAGAGACGGGGACTGCGACGCAGAAGTTGGCACTGGAATACGAAAACCTGGCAGAGCAGATCGAAAGCACCTGGACTGATTTGTTTAGTGGCTTAACTGATGTTCTGACTGATTTCGTTATTAACGGGAAGATGAGCTTCTCCAGCCTGTCCCAGTCCATTTTGAAAGATATCACCAATATGGTCGTGAAGTCGCAGATCACGCTGCCTCTAATGAACATGTTGGGGATGGGAACCACCGCAGTTGGTAGTTCACAGAGTGGTAATTTGCTCACCGGGGTTGCTTCCGCAGTTGCCAATCAAGGTGTGCGCATAAGCAACACTGTTAATGGCGACAAGTCGGTAGGAGAAGCCACGAAGGAGACGTCCAGTTCGGTAACTGGATTGGGGCAAACGACACAGCAGACCACCAGCGCAATTGGCACAGCAACAAATGCGATTGGTAGCTGGGTATCAGGGCTATTTGATAGCACCGAAGCCAAAGATGCTGAGACAAAAGCAGTGAAGGATTCCATCTTCTCGATGCAGAACCTCAGCTCTGTTACCGGTGCTCTGTCTGCCGCGTTCGCAATGCTTGGAGCTAATGCTTCCGGCTCTGGTAATAAGTGGTTGAATTTCGGCGCGACAGTTGCATCTGGGTTGGTTTCAGTATGGGCAGGTGGTGGTTTCGACAGCGCGACATCAAACTCTGCTAAAACCGCAACCAGCAGTGTGGCTGACGGAACTAAAGGCATTCCTGCAATCCCGAAGTTTGCAAATGGAGGAATATTCGGAAAAGACGGCGTGATCCCGCTCCGGGCATACCAGAAAGGCGGTATTGCTAACTCGCCTCAATTAGCGTTGTTTGGGGAAGGTTCTATGAATGAGGCGTATGTTCCATTGCCTGATGGTCGAACAATCCCTGTAACGCTCAGTACCGATGGTATGAGTGGAGGAGGAAATGTTCTTTCTCCGGTATCAATTGAGATCAACGTCCATAGTGACGGTAGCACAACTGAATCCGGCGATACAGAAAGCATATGGAACAATGCCGCTCAACGGATGAAAGCAATCGCGCTTGAGACTATCGCTCAAGAGAAACGCCCTGGCGGATCACTCAACCCAAACACTCAACGTAACTAACTATCGACTGCCCCGACCGGGGCAGTCTCACAAGGATGTGAGATGGAAAGACAAACGTTTAATTGGTATCCAGATTACGAATCTGAAAAAAGCGTAAAACCGAATGTAACGGTACTTAATTTTGGTGATGACTACGAGCAGCGACAGGCTCAAGGTCTTAATCGTATTAAAGAAGAATGGTCGTTAACCTTTACCAGATCATACAACGAAATTAATGCAATCGATGACTTCCTGACTGAGCGATCAGGCGTTGAATCGTTCTATTGGGTTAATCCAAGAGGCAAGCAGATTGTAGTTGTATGTGACAGTCATACGGTCAAGCGATATCAGGGGTACTGTGTCTTAACTGCTACATTCAGACAAGTATTTGAGGCTTAAGTATCTGGATAAGTAAGTACTAATTTACTATCATTGTGGCGCTGACAGGATGTTGGCGCCTTTTTATTTCAAGGAAGAAACAATGGGTATTAAAGCTGATATTCAGAGCTTGTCGCCCTCCGCGCTCATTGAACTGTTCGAACTTGATATGTCGAACACCACCTCTGGAGGCAAGCTATATTTCCACGCTGGTACAAACGAGCTGATGGAGCCGGTTGTTTGGCAAGGCGTGTCCTACGAACCGTGGCCAATCAAAGCGTCAGGCTTTGATAAGACTGGTCAGGGTACTTTGCCTCGTCCAAAAATCCAGGTCTCCAACTTTGCCGGAACTGTCTCCGCTGAAGTTCAGGCAAACGACGATCTGGTAGGTTGCCGCATCATCCGCAAGATGACACTGGCGCGTTTTCTCGACGAGGCCAACTTCAAAGACGGTAATCCAACCGCAGATCCAAATCAGCACTTCCCGGATGAGATGTGGTTCATCGAACAGAAGACTCTCGAAACCCATGAGGTCGTCGAGTTTGAGCTGTCGAGTGTGTTCGATCTGATGGGCGTGCAGCTGCCGTACCGCCAGATCATCAAAAACACCTGCCCGTGGAAATACCGCGGCCCAGAGTGCGGCTACACCGGCCCATATTTCGACAAAAACAACCAGCAAACCACCATGTCTGGCGCGGATTACTGCACGAAACGCTACGACTCATGCAACGCACGGCGCAACTACTTTGCCAATGGCGTAATCCACTTTGGCGGGTTCATTGGGGCAACGCGTTATGGGCAATAGAGTATTCCCGGAGCTTGGTTCGGACGTTATGCAGGAAATCTATCTGACAGCCATTAAACGTTACCCGAACGAAGCGTGTGGCTTTCTGGTGCGTACCACTGGCGAGAAATATCGCTTCATTGAAGCCCGGAACGTGTCGGAGCACCCGGAAAACACGTTTGTTATGCACGCTGACGACATTATCACTGCGGAAGATGCGGGAGACGTGGTTGCCATCTGGCACTCCCATACTGACGAATCTGCTGATGCGTCAGACGCCGACCGCGCCGGATGTGAGGCAACGGAAGTTCCGTGGCTGATTCTGGCTGTTCGCAAGAACATCGAGGGCGATGCGCCATTTCACTTCAGTGAAATGAATGTGATCACCCCAGACGGCTTTGAGATGCCTTATCTGGGCCGACCCTATGTGTTCGGCGTCTTCGACTGCTGGATGCTTTGTCGCGACTATCTGAAACGAGAGTTTGGTGTCGAGCTGAACCCGAATGCGCATCTGCATATTCCGTTATGGTACACGGGTGATGATGACATTCTCGACCATAACTATCGAAATGAAGGGCTTGTGCGTCTTGCGCCAGGGACGGAGCCGCAGCGCGGCGATGTCTTCTTCATCCAGTACGGGAAAATGCCTGATCACTGCGCGGTGTATATCGGAGACGGCATGATCCTGCATCACCAAATCGACCGCCTGAGTTGTCGCGCTTATTACGGCGGCATGTACCAGAAACATACGACGCACCATCTGCGTCACAGAGACTTACTCAAGGGTGATGAAAAGTGTCTGAGTTAGTTCATGTGCAACTTGGCGGCCCTATGGCCAAACATTTTGGTCGTCACTGGCATTTGAAAGTTCGCAACACCAAGCAGGCTCTGGATTTGATTGAGGCTAATCGCCCCGGATTCAAAGCCTGGATGAAGCGAAATCTCAAAACCTACGACAAATACCACATCCAGATCACCAATAAACAGGGCTACAAGTGGTCTGTGGACGAGAGTGAATATCAGATGATGGGGCAGTCTGACAACATAGCCAAAATCCGCATTACCCCTGTTCCGCGAGGAAGCGGCGGTTCTGCTTTTGGGTGGTTTCAGACGGTAGTAGGAGCCGCTTTGTTGGTTGTATCGGCGGTAATGATGCCTGCTTTAGCACCTCTCGGTTTGTCACTGATGATGGGCGGTATAGCGCAAATCATATCTCCGCAAGCCACTAACGAAAGTGTAAGACAGGCAGATAACTCCGACTCGTTCTATTTCGACGGCCCTCAAAATACAGAAAACCAGGGCAACCCAGTACAACTTATCTATGGCGAGGAAATTCTGGTTGGCTCACAGGTTGTGAGTTCTTCAATCACGATTGACCAGCTAATGTAAACAAGGATTTTTTGAACATGGAACAGTTCAAGAAGAAAAAGTTACCGCTGTTTATTGCCGGTGCGGGTGGTAAAAAAAGTAGCAAAAGCTCCAGCCGTACACCGGTTGAAGCCGACGATACCGTAAATTCTCGTGCAATGGCCGCTATCCTCGATCTTCTTGGGGAAGGGGTAATTGGCGGCTTAGTAAATGGCGCAAGATCTATTTTTATCGACGATCTGCCGATTGTAAATGAAGACGGTTCCTCCAACTTCAGCGGAATCACATGGGATTTTCGCGACGGTTCACAAGACCAGACTCCAATGTCTGGCTTTGATTTCGTTGAAACGCCTAAATCCGTCAATATCCAGTTAAAAAAAACGCATTATGTAACGGTTTCAATCGATAACGATGAAGCTGATCGGGTTCGTGTCATCATGAAGTTTCCTTCTTTGCGAAGCATAGATAAAAAAACTGGTGACACGAACGGTACGACTGTTGAGTACAAGTTCCAGATAGCAAATGGCGACTCAACATTTGTAGATGTGGTCGCGGAAGGTGAAAAAAGCGTTGGCATTAAGCTAACAGCAAAGAAGACCGGCGTTTATTACCGTAGCTATGAGCTGAAGCTGCCTAAGCCTGGACGAGCATACAAGGTTCGTGTAGTCCGTATTACCGATGATAACAGTAGCCAGTATCTCTATAACGATACATGGGTGGATTCAATCGGGGAAATTGTCGATACACCGATGAACTATCCAAACTCTGTTTTGGTTGGATTGAAGGTAAACTCTGAGCAATTCGGCAGCACCATGCCATCTCGCTCTTATCTGGTGCGTGGCCTAAAAATTCGAGTACCTTCAAACTATAACGAGTCCAGTAACACTTACGCTGGGGTATGGGATGGCACTTTTAAGCTGTTGTCTTCTTCGAACCCCGCGTGGATTCTCTTTGATTTGCTGACCAATGCTCGATATGGCCTTGGTCAGTATGTGTCGGAATCTATGATTGACCTTGGCCAGTTGTACCAGATTGGTCGATATTGTGACGAAGAGGTCGATGATGGCTTTGGTGGCAAAGAGAAACGCTTTGCAATCAATACGCAGATCACCAGTCGACAGGACGCATACCGGCTAATTCAGGATATTGCTGGAGCATTCCGCGGCATGGTGTTTTGGGCTGGTGGGATGGTTAACATCATGCAGGATAGCCCATCAGATCCGGTAATGATGTTTACCAACTCTAACGTCAAAGATGGATTGTTTACCTATAAAGGTTCTGCGCGTAAAGATCGCCCATCCGTTGCGCTCGTAACCTACAACAACAAGGAGGACGGTTATAAGCAAAACATCGAGTACGTTGAAGATCAGGACGCAATGCGCCGTTATGGTGAGCGTAAGACAGAAGTCGTAGCATTTGGCTGTACAAGCCGAGGGCAGGCTCACCGAGTTGGTTTGTGGCTTTTGTATACCGCCAGAATGGAGTCGGATGTAATTACATTTACTGCCGGCTTAGACGCGTCATTTTTGATGCCTGGTGAAACCGTTCTGATTCAGAACAAATATCGCGCAGGCAAACGTAACTCAGGTCGAATTGTGGCGTTTACCAAAAACAGCGTCACACTCGATGCGCCTGTGTCGTTAGCCAAAGGCGGCTGCTTTATTCGAATACTGAATCAGGAAGGCAAAATCGTTGAACGCGATGCTCTTGAAACTGGCGAAAATATAACAAAAGTTACGTTTTCAAAAGCCCTGTCGTCAGCGGAAACGCCTGTTTTGAACGGTGTCTGGACAATTACAGAACCAGATCTCGAACCTATGCGCGTTCGCATCGTTAACATCGCTCAGGGGGAAACGTCGGGTAGCTTTGACATCACCGCTGTTGAAAACAATCCGTCTAAATATGAGGCGATCGACAATGGTGCAACGCTTATCCCGCAGAATACGACGGTATTGGACCCGACTTACTCCAAGCCGTCTAATTTGCAAATCACTGAAGGGACTTATCTCTCAAGCCCGGGCAACCTGTCAGTAAAACTGACTGCAACATGGGAAGGGAAATCTCCAGAGTATTGGATCAGTTGGCGACGTTCTGATGCAAACAATGTATCGAACTGGCAATCGACGCGTGTAACCGAAGAGCAATACGAAATCGTTAATGTCGCGGAGAATGGACGCTACGACTTCCAACTGTATGCGGTTTCATTCAACGGTAAAAAAACAGAAATTATCAGCACCGTCTACAAAGTTCAGGGGACGATGACGCCGCCGGATGCACCGACTGCACTGACGGCCGTGGGCGACTACCGCAACGTGATTCTGAATTGGGTTAACCCGGACTCAATCGACCTCGATCACATCAACGTGTATGCATCCCGGACCAACAACCTGGACACTGCAAAACTAATTGCCGAAGCAGCCAGTACCACCTTTACGCACGCAGGTCTTGGAGATAGCGAAACTTGGTTCTATTGGGTTCGTGCAGCAAACAAACGCGGAATGTTGAGCCAGCCGAACTCCAATTTGGGCACTGAGGCGATGACGAAAGATGTTCTGTCTTTCCTGACCGGGAAGATCACTTCTTCGGAATTGGGGCAGGAACTGCTTGAGGAAATCGACACCAAAGCCTCGCAGGAAGCCGTCGACGCAATCAACAAGCAGATGGAAGAAAGCCTGAAAAGCCTTGATGACAAATTTACTGAGACCGATCAACGGATTGAAGAAGCCCAAAACGTTCTTAGAACGGAAGTTTCTAATACTGCCAGCAAGGTGGAAGAGGCTCTTAAGGAGGTTGAAAACTCAAATGCCGCATTAATTCAGTTGAAGGAAACTGTTTCAGAGCAGGACAAGGTCGTTGCTGGAGCGGTTGAGGCCGCGAATGCAGCACTGGACAATTCATCGGCTTTAGTTGCGGAGGAACGTGAGGCACGAGTCGAAGGCGACTTGGCGAACGCGAAAGAAATCGAGGCAATGAAGTCAACTGTAGATAGCAGTTTGGCCACCATTGAAGAGATGAAAAAAACCGTGGCTGAAGTCGAGCACTCCAGTGCCGAAGTGACGACAAACATTGAGGCATTGGCTAAAACAAACATCGATTTAGCTTTGCGTCAGGATGAAGACCAGCACAAACAGATGGTGAGCAATTCCAGGATCGCCACAACTCAGAAGGCTTTTGCAGATGATATGTCCGCAATGGCTACGAAAATGGAAGAGATTAGAGCTGAAATAAATGAGGATATCAGAGCTTCAATCACTGAAGAGACTACGGCTCGTGTAGATGCGGATAATGCTATTGGAAGCAGAATCACCAAACTTGAATCAAAGATTAACGATGACATTTCTGCCGCAATTGTGAGTGAACAAGAGGCGCGAGCCAGTGCCGATGAAGCACTTTCAAAAGAAGTCCTATCGTTACAAGCCAAAGTTGAAGGCGATATTAGTGCCGCTATATCTGAAGAAAAAAACGCCCGAGCAACTGCCGACGAATCTTTGGCACAACAGATAACTACATTGAAGAGTCAAACGGGCAAGGATATTAAGGCGGCTGTAGCTGAAGAGACGAAAGCCAGAACTGATGCTGATTCCGCTTTGGCTTCTAATATCACTAATCTACAGGCTCAAACGAGCAAAGATATTCATGCTGCGATTACATCTGAAGCGACTGCGCGTACAAGCTCCGACAATGCACTAAGTGGGAGAGTTGACACCTTAAAAGCATCAGTAGATGGAAATACAGCAACAATTCAACAACAGGCCACAGCTATTGCTGATACGAACAAGAAGGTATCAACAGCCTGGACGCTGAAAATGGAAACCTCCACCAGCGGAGGCCAAAAATATGTTGCCGGCATAGCGTTGGGCATCGACACAACAGGTCTATCGCAGTTTTTGGTGCAGGCAGATCGCTTTGGTTTGGTGAACTCCGTTAATGGGAAAATTACAACGCCATTCGTTATTGATGCCGGTGTGGCTTATATGAACGGAGCTTATATCAAGAACGGCACCATTGATAACGCCAAAATAGGCAACTTTATTCAGTCCAACGATTACTCAAGCGGGATGACGGGGTGGCATATTAATAAAAACGGGAACTCAGAGTTTAACAATGTAACTGTTAGAGGCACCGTTTACGCAACGAATGGCAAATTCACAGGAGAAATACAGGCTACCAGCGGAACATTCAGAGGCACGGTACAAGCAGATCACTTCGTAGGCGATGTCGCTAACATGTATGTGGGCAATGACTTCTCAGTTCGTTACAGCGGCACATATACAATGACATATACAGACTCTTCTTCGTCTGCATTGCCCAAAAATATTTATGTGGCAATAAATGTATATACGGGGGGCGTCGGCCCTGTTGCAGCCCAATTTACCTGCAATGGAGTGACGAAGACCGCAACCACTGGTAAGGGGGCAACATACAGAGACCCTGATCTTAATTCAACAAGATCTACAGGCGTCGGTGGCACTCTTTACGCTGCTTTTAACAATGTTACCTCAAGAACTGTTGCTGTTACGGTAAAAGTGACCAGTTCATCACAGACACATATTTATTCGCCCGTGATGCTAATCAGCCGTGGAAGTGGCGCATTTTCCATGTCGGGCATCAGTTAATTGATAGGAATAATGAGCAGCAATGTATATAGCGTGTTTTCTTAGTGCAAAAGGATTTTGTATCATGGATAATAAGTAAGTATATACCTATTTGTGTGGGCAGGGACGCCCACACTTCAAGGAGTGAAAAAGAACATGTGGTACAGGGAAGGCACTGTTACATTTACAAAAGGAAGCGACACAATATCAGGCATCGGAACACGTTGGAATTTGACCGAAAACGGCGTGTTACCGGGCATGATTGTCATTGGTCCTGACAATAAGTTGTATGAGGTCAAGCGCGTAACCAGTGATAAGGTCATTGTTCTCTCAGAACCTTATACCGGCGAAACTCAATCTAAAGTTCCGTGCCGAATCATTACGACCTATGAAGGCGACTTAACTCAGTTTAGTGCGCGCTTTACTGCACTAATGTCGCGTATGTCGGCTGATTCCAAGTCCATGCGCAGTTGGTTGACCGCTCTGGATGATGTGACAATCGAGCGTGAAGACGGTACAGAAGTGACCGTTAAGCCGCTAATGCAGATCGTCAACGAGCATAACGAAAACGTTGAGTGGTATAAAAATAACACCGATGCGATTGAGGCCGCTGGAGACAAAGCTCGGGAGGCGGCGGCCAGTGCTGTCGCTGCGGCAGAAAGTGCCAACACTGCTGTAGAAAAAGCCTCTCAGGCATCTCAAAGTGCATCCGCTGCGGTATCTTCACAAAGTGCGGCGAGTGAGAGTGCAGCTGCTGCGGAAAAATCTGAAACAAACGCAGAAGCGGCAAAAGAAGCGGCAGCAGAATCAGCATCTGTGGCGTCGACTAAAGCATCGGAGGCAGCCACATCAGCGTCCAGTGCCTCTGCATCTAAGGATGCGGCTAAATTATCAGAGACTAACGCTTCATCGAGTGCAAACGCGGCAGCATCATCAGCTACAGAAGCTGCAAATTCATGTAAGGCAGCAAAAGCATCAGAGACAAACGCAAAAGCGTCTGAAGCTGCTGCCGAACAGAGTGCATTGTCTGCAAACAGTTCGAAATCTGCGGCAGAAACGTCAGCGAGCGCGGCCTCAGTAAGCGCGGATAGTGCTTCATCAAGTGCAACGTCGGCAGAAAAGTCTGCGGAAAGCGCTTCGTTATCTGCGGCAAATGCCACCGCTAAAGCGACAGAGGCGACGAAACAGGCAACAGCTGCGGAAAAGTCAGCAGAGGCGGCAAAATCTTCTGAAACCAATGCAAAGACTTCAGAAGACAATGCCGCTGCTTCTAAGGAGACAGCAGCCGAATCTGCAAGCTCTGCCTCTGTTTCAGCTTCCTCGGCGTCATCTTCAAAAGATGAGGCCGCTCGCCAGGCGTCAGCGGCAGCAGAGAGTGCGACAACGGCATCAACGAAGGCGACGGAAGCGGCAGACAGTGCGACGGAGGCTGCGCAGAGCAAAAATGCGGCAGAATCCGCGGCAACACGCTCTGAGACAGCGGCAAAACGAGCTGAGGATATTGCATCCGCCGTGGCGCTTGAGGATGCGAGCACGACGAAAAAGGGGGTAGTACAGCTCAGCAGTGCGACCAACAGCACGTCTGAAACGCTGGCGGCAACGCCAAAAGCCGTTAAGGCCGCGTATGACCTGGCTAACGGGAAATACACCGCACAGGATGCAACGACAGCACAGAAAGGGATAATCCAGCTAAGCAGCGCGACCAACAGCACGTCTGAAACGCTTGCCGCGACACCAAAGGCAGTAAAAGCAGCCAATGACAATGCTGAGAAACGTCTGCAGAAAGATCAGAACGGTGCGGATATCCCTGGCAAAGATACCTTTACGAAAAATATTGGTGCCTGCCGTGCCTTCGGTGGGTCAGTAAGCACAACAACAGGAAACTGGACGACTGCACAGTTTATCGAGTGGCTGGATTCTCAGGGAGCATTTAACCATCCATACTGGATGTGCAAGGGTTCCTGGTCTTATGGCAATAATAAAATCATTACTGATACTGACTGCGGTAATATTCATCTCGCCGGAGCTGTCATTGAAGTAATGGGGATAAAGTCAGCGATGACGATCCGCATTACCACACCGACCACCTCCACTGGTGGTGGAACAACTAACGCCCAGTTTACCTATATTAATCACGGAACAGATTATTCACCTGGCTGGCGAAGGGACTATAACTCCAGAAATAAGCCAACGGCATCAGAGATCGGGGCGTTACCGTCAGGTGGAACAGCAGTATCATCAGTTAATCTGGCTTCAAAAGGTCGGGTAACCGCGCTGACAGACAATACGCAGGGGGCAGCAGGTCTTGAGTTATACGAGGTGTATAACAACGGATATCCAACAGCGTATGGAAATATCATTCACCTGAAAGGGATGACAGCCGTTGGCGAAGGTGAGTTACTCATCGGCTGGAGTGGTACAAGCGGTGCTCATGCTCCGGCATTTATTCGTTCACGACGGGATACGACCGACGCAAACTGGTCGCCGTGGGCGCAGCTTTACACCTCGGCTCATCCTCCTGCAGAGTTTTATCCAGTCGGTGCACCAATCCCGTGGCCATCAGATACCGTTCCGTCTGGCTATGCCCTGATGCAGGGGCAGACTTTTGACAAATCTGCATACCCGAAACTTGCAGTTGCTTATCCGTCAGGCGTGATCCCTGATATGCGTGGCTGGACGATTAAGGGCAAGCCCGCCAGTGGTCGGGCCGTATTATCTCAGGAACAGGACGGCATTAAATCGCACACCCACAGCGCCAGCGCATCCAGTACGGATTTGGGGACGAAAACCACATCGTCGTTTGATTACGGAACCAAATCCACGAATAACACCGGGGCGCATACCCATAGTATTAGCGGGACCGCAAATAGTGCCGGTGCGCACCAACACAAGAGTTCCGGTGCATTTGGTGGCACGAACACGAGCATTTTCCCTAATGGTTATACCGCGATTTCAAATCTAAGCGCGGGGATTATGAGCACAACAAGCGGTAGTGGCCAGACTCGTAATGCAGGGAAGACATCATCAGATGGTGCTCATACCCACTCGCTGTCCGGCACAGCTGCATCTGCAGGTGCACACGCACATACTGTCGGTATTGGTGCTCATACGCACTCGGTTGCGATTGGCTCACATGGACACACCATCACCGTTAACGCTGCTGGTAACGCGGAAAACACCGTCAAAAACATCGCATTTAACTATATTGTGAGGCTTGCATAATGGCATTCAGAATGAGTGAACAACCACGGACCATAAAAATTTATAATCTGCTGTCCGGAACTAATGAATTTATTGGTGAAGGTGATGCATATATTCCGCCTCATACAGGTCTGCCAGCAAACAGTACCGATATTGCACCGCCAGATATTCCGGCAGGCTTCGTGGCTGTTTTCAACAGTGATGAGGCATCGTGGCATCTCGTTGAAGATCATCGGGGAAAAACCGTCTATGACGTGGCTTCCGGCGACGCGTTATTTATTTCTGAACTCGGTCCGTTACCGGAAAATGTTACCTGGTTATCACCGGATGGGGAATATCAGAAGTGGGACGGCACATCCTGGGAGAAGGATGAGGAAACAGAAAAATTGTTTCAGGTACGGGAAGCGGAAGAAACAAAAAAAAGTCTGATGCAGGTAGCCAGCGAGCACATTGCGCCACTTCAGGATGCTGTAGATTTGGAGATTGCAACGGAGGAAGAAGCATCGTTGCTGACTGCATGGAAGAAGTATAGAGTTTTATTGAACCGCATTGACACATCAACGGCACCGGATATTGACTGGCCAACAATACCAGCAGAGTAAGGGGCAGATTATATCTGCATTATTAACAACGATTAGTTTGCAAGATATATAGTAGGTAAGTACATACCTACTGCAAATGGTTAAAATATGATATAAACACGCCATCCCGATTTGACTTTTCATGGAGGAAAACATGTCGAACGAGATGGCGGGAGTCACAACTGAACAGGTTGAGCGCATCGTCTCAATCGTTGCTCGGGAAGTCGTAGGCAAATTAGGTAAAGAAATACGCGAGGAAATTGGTCAGGAGGTCAATGACCAGCTCAAAACCTACTTTGGCGATATGACGCCCGCACAACACAGCATTCAGCACTCCAATCTGGACAAACTTCTTAACCGGCTCGACACCATCTCCAGTGGGTTCTTTGGCGGCATTGTTTCGAAACTAACGTCGTTCATTATTACCGTACTGCTTTTAGGATTGGCCGCGTATGGCGTAAAAAATGGATTGCAATAACAGGAGATCAAGGATGAAAACTCCGAGAGGCATTCGTAATAACAACCCCGGTAATCTTGATAAAGGAGCGCCGTGGCAGGGCTTAGTCAACAACTCTTCAGAACCGCGCTTCTGCACGTTTAAAGACCCCGTGTGGGGGATTCGGGCATTGGCAGTGACACTCATTACTTACCACGACAAGCGCCGCGCAAAAGATGGCTCCAGCATTGATACGATCCGCGAAGTCATCGAACGCTGGGCGCCTCCACATGAGAACAACACTTTGGCTTATGTGAACGAGGTATCCAAAGCCGTTGGAGTAGCACCAGATATGATTATCGATCTGCATGACTACGAGACCTTAAGACCGCTGGTAGAGGCGATCATTAGACATGAAAATGGCCGAGGTCCGCTGAAAACCCCCAATAGCTGGTATACACCAGAACTTATCGAAGAAGGGCTGCGACGTGCCGGCATTGTCAAACCGGTAAAGGCTGTAAAAGCCGTTCCTGTAACAAAAGAAACCACAGGTGCTACAGTCACTGCAGGTATTGGCCTTGCACAAATTGCTGACGTTATGCCTCAAGTTTCTGCCGCAATGGATAAAGCGCAAGGCAATATCTCCAGTGGAGATACGGTACGCATCATCTTTGGCGTAGCTACCATTCTTGTGGCAGCATTCATTGCCTGGTCCCAGGTTCGCAAGCACCAGAAAGGATTAGTATAAGTATGTTCGACGGCCTGTTGTTCAAAATGAAATCCGCTTTGTTCACTCTGGCCGCCGTCATTCTAGTCCTTGTCGGCGCATACTCCTATGGCGGGTATATGGCCAGACGCAGTATGGAAGAGAAAGAACGGCGGGAAGATAACAAGCGTCTTCAAAGCACAGTGGAAGTGGTGAATGAGACGAACAGTGAAATACGTCAGAAAGATGCTTCTGCCATTCATCGTGAGCTGCATGATAAGTGGGTGCGTAATTAAGCCACAGACCACCAGCGTGTTGTTCTGCGATGGCGCTGAACCTATTTATATCAGCAATGACGATGTAATGACCGAAGAAACCGAACGCCAAATCCTTTTTCACAATACGATGGGAGAGAGAGTTTGCGGTTGGTGATGTCGAAGTTCCCCTCAAATGAGGGGGACACATTATTCTTCGAACAATTTTTCGATAGATTTTGTTGGATAGAACAAAGAACGATCGTTGTTACCAACCAGCTGGATAAAGCCCAAACTTTTATAAAACGCCCTAGCTTTATCGTTCAACGCCTCAACGAAAAGCCCATGAATGCCTACCGCAAGAGATGCATTGTACACAACACGCATTGCGTGAGTTACAAGCATTGAGCCAAACCCCTGACCTTGAAGAGATTTGTCCAAAGCCAGTCTGCCTAAAGTGATACTTGGGACATTCCGATAAGGCACTTTCTTTTGCTGACTCTTTGAAGGTAAGGTTTCTTTCTCAAAGCAGCTGCCTGACAAAGTGTAATAACCTAATACCTTTGGTATTTCTTCTTTAGTGCAAAGCACATAAGCGCGAAGAATTTTTCCTTCATGCTGTCTTTTTAAGTGGTTGGTCAAAAATGCGTTTAGTGACTCTTCGCCGCAATCAAAACCGTTTAGATCATAATCTTTCTCTCCAGAGAAAATCTCGATCGTCGTATTGCTCACGAGTAAATTACTCCATGCTTTTCAGACGATTGGCAGCTCGTTTCAGCTTGTCGTTCGGTGCCGGAGGATTGCTTATAGCATCCATAACCAGATTCCAGGACTCTTCACTTAGAACCAGTCTACGGTGTTGCTCTATCACCTTCACGGCACGTTCGGATGCACTGCTAACCATGAACTGGGTAATGCTCTGGTTAGACATTGCGGCAGCTTCCTCGATGATGCTTTTATCGTCATCGGTTAATCTCAAATCGATGCGCTGCTTTTTCAGTGCGGACATGTGTACCCCCTGATGGCCGGTGATGTAGGAAGGCCATCATTGCTCTCTATTTAAACTGAGTTTTCGACTCAAAGGTTATTTAACTGGGCTATAGCCCATTGCGTATGTGTCATCAAATTGTGTACGGCAATTTACCGTACTCGTAATATAGAGGTGATTGTCACTTTTTTCAACAGACAAATGAAAACAGTTACTAGCAATAGGCAATAACAACCTACTAAATAACCTTTACACCGCAGCCGTAGGCATTTAGGCTATATCGCATATAAGAAAACAAGTTGTTTCATACGACAATAATTCACGCAAAGGAAACTCACCAATGACCAAGATCATTGTGGTTGGCGGCACAAAAGGCGGCCCAGGCAAATCTACCGTTGCCCAGCAAATTGCGGTATGTCTCAAAGTTAAAAAGAAAAAGAAGGTTCACGTCACCGATATCGATATCCAGCGCACCACGACCAGCTGGTGTGAAGACCGTCGCCAGAACGAAGATCTTGAACTGATCCCGTTCGCTTATGTGCAGGACGACATCGTCAAACATCTTAAATCGCTTCAGGGGCGAACTGATTATGTAGTGGTAGATGCTGGTGGCTTTGACTCCGAAATTCAGCGTCTGGCGATGCTTATGGCTGATGTAATCATCATCCCGCTGCGCCCTAAACGTCGTGATTTGAAATCTCTGCGTGATATCGACCCGATTATCGACAACGTTCGCAATGTGAACGAGAAAGTTAAGATCCGCGCGGTAATAAACCAGTGTCCGTCATTGCCTTCCCAGGTATCACGTATTCTGGCCGCGAAGGAAATTGTCGAAACTTTCGGCATCGAGGCTGCGCCGGTCAATCTGTACAACCGTAACGTTTATGACGATGCGGAAGAGGCAGGTCGTTCTATCTTTGAAATGACTGGCGCTGAACGCGATAAGAAGGCAGAAGCCGAGTTCGAAGAGTTTGTAGATTACATCTTGAGTCTGGAGGAAGAATAATGTCCATGAGAATGGGAGACCTTGCAAAGCGCAATGAGCCTAAAGAACCGGCCAAAAGCAGCACTCCACTGCGCCAGCCAGTCAGACCGCAGGGGCGTCCGACTCGTGGCAAAGAGAAAATTAAAAGTCGCACAATGTCACTGGAGGACGAATACTTCGAACTGCTGGAAATGATGAAGTTCATCCCTCGTTTCGAGAAGTTCACCCGTTCTGACGTGATTCGCGCCGCCATTTTCCATCTGGCAGAGAAGTCACCGCAGGAAATCGAGGACATCGTGAAACTTAACGAGGCGATCACAGCTGCCGATGTCACGATGCGTACCGATGAAATCAAACGAGAGTTGATGAAGAAAGGTTAAAAATTATGCATTGGCGCAATGTACGCGCCAATGCATAAGTACAGTGTCAGCTTTATGCCGCGCTAACACTATGTTCATTCCTAACCACCCCAACCTTCACAAAAGGGCTGCCGTAGCTTGGTGGCTTCTTGATTAATTTGCCTACATACAGTTTTCTAATATGCTCATCGGCTATTCTGCCAACAAATTCATAACGTTTTGTGTCGGGGCCAAGAGCTATATCCCTTGTAAAGTACTGCTGAGAACCGGCTTTGACCCAGCATTCAATCTGATAAACTTCCATTATCAGGCCCCCATATGTAGCGTAGGCATATTTGAGATTCTCGTCTCTTGGAACCTTTGCCCATACGCCACGCGTAGCTTCATATAATGCCAGAGCGGACATTCCTGACTTGTAGGTGCTGTTTAGCAGGAAGGCAAGACCGGCGTGCTCAGGAGCAATTTCAGTTTCCTCTTGCAGCACTAAGTGATGGTAGGCGTCCAGTGATATTCTGCCCATCATGGAACCACTTCCTCGTACCTTATTCGTAAGCTCTCCGACACCCATAAGGTCGATGCATGTCGCCTCAACAAGTTTGGCTGTGGTTTCATCCATACCATGACGAAGAATATCTATGCCTAATTTTTTATTAGCCAAAAGTTCTTTGATCCGCATGGATTTGGGAGAGTCATCGGGATACTTGATGTGATCGAGACAACGAGTCGATTTGCCTTTTCCTATGTAAAACGGTCTTTTCATCTTGTCTTCTGTATCATAGAGACAGTAAACATAGTATTTAGCCTTATCCAATGATCTCGCGTATACCGATAAATCGTCCATTATTGCATCTCTTAGCTACTGACTAATGCGTTCTATTTTACACATAAGTTTTTAATCAATTTTACAGGCTCAAAGTGTAGAGCTTCTGGGTGTCTAAGACGACAAGTTATGCCTGTTTCTGTATATAAATAATAAGTAACTTATTAAATATATACGGAAGCAGGTCTTTTAAAAGACACCCACCAGAACAACTCCCTTCCGTTTCCACTTCCCAAAAATATCTCCAGTCGCTATGATTCGCTCACTTAGATAAGTAAGTACATACCTATTAAAGGGAATCATGTGAGCCAGATCTTCTTCAACACTATCGACAATGACCAGTACGATTTCATGACAGAGTGGAATACCGCTGTTATGGACAAGTGGGTCGCTGAAAACATTGGTTTGTCGCGCTGTAAAGACGAGGCTGAACTCTTCGAGACGAAGTGGTTTGATTACCGCGACATGCACCCACTTATGGCCACATGCCTTTTCACTGAGGCATACAAGCGCCAGTACTCATACATCATGCTGTCGCATGGTCGTGAACACTATGAGACGGCTCCATTCACAACCGGTCTGAAGCGTGTGCCATATCAGGAGTTGTCGACGGTCAACAAAACGTCGCTCTGGAAAGCACGCCAGTTTGCTGACCGCTATTGCTGCTCATACGACTACTTTATCTCCACCGTTCTTTCCGCAGCTGCACGACGGCTGTGGGACAAATTACCGCGCCCCCAGCATCTCTGGCAGCCCGAGTTGATCGAGATATTCGAAGAGAAGTTAGCCAAACGCGCTGTAACCCGTCTGGATGACTCTCTGGTGAGTTTTAAGCATCTTGGAGACATGCAGCGTGACCCGATTCAGGAACGCTATTTTGAGTGGATTCTGGAGCGTCTGCGTGGCATTACCCGAGATAAACGCATCCGTATCATCTTCTCCGCTGTCTGGTTGATGGAAATCGTGCCTGAGCGTGTGATTTACGCGCACTTCCCGGAAGAACTGGAAGAAGCACGGCGATTCTGTTGATCCCCTATCTGGCTTTTTTAGTATTAGAAAACAAATTGTTTAAGCACCAAAGGAAAGCACATGACCGAACTTTGCCACACAGGACGAGGGTTGTCTGAAGAGTTCGACGACGACTTCCAGAATCGACTCGCAGCCTACTTCTGTCGCGACCATGAATTTCTGACTCGCGCCGGTGATCTGGTTGCGCCAAACCAGTTCTCCAATGCGGCCAACGCCATTCTGGTGAACATGGTGTCGGGCTACTATAGAATGTATAAGAGCGCACCATCATCATCAGCCATCCTCGACATGCTCAAACGCGCCAAACGCGATAAGACGATCCGCGAAGAGCTGTTCCCTGACGTTGTTGAGGCGTTTAAGCGCATTCTCGCTGAGAAGCTGTCAGATACGGCGTACATGGTCGACCAGGTCGCGACATTTGCTAAAAGCGTAGCGTTCGACGATGCGCTAATTAAAGCGGCTGAGATGAAAGAGAAGGGCGATTTCCAGGGCGCGATGGCAATCATGGCTAAGGTCCAGCAAATTGGCTCTAACGAAGCGACCGGCATTTACGATTACTTCGCAGAATCAGCGGAGCGTTACAAGGCCCGTGAGTACGAAGCGTCCGACGATTACGTGCCAAACAGCATCACTACCGGCCTCCCGCTGCTCGACAAACTGCTTTACCAGAAAGGCTGGGCAAAGCGTGAAATGGTGCTGTTTATGGGCTTCGCTAAGTCTGGTAAATCGACGGCGATGGGGGAGTTTTCCATCAACGCCACGCTTGCCGGTTACAACGTCCTGTATCTGTCGCTGGAAGTTCACACCTCCATTCTGTCAGATCGCTTTGACGCCCGTCTGTCTGAGACCGAAATGTCCAGGCTGGTGGAACGTCGCGATGACGTCCATCGCAAACTGGCGGAGCTGGGTGCGACGAAAGGCGTGGGAAGTTTGTGGATTGTTGAACGACCGTCCGGAAGCATGTCGCCCGCAGATCTGGACCGTATGTTGGGCAGCATGAAAGCCAACGGTATGGTCCCCGATATGGTTGTGGTCGACTACGCTGACCTGATGCGTGCCAGCTACGACCTCCGCGACGACCGCGCTAACATTCGCAGCATCTACACTGACCTGCGTGCGCTGTACGACAAACACAACGTTGCCGGCATCACGGCATCGCAGACTAACAGAGAAGGTGGCGCTTCTGAGGTGGCTACAATGATGCACGCAGCGGACAACATCGAGAAGGTGCGTATCGCTGATCTCGTTATCACTATCAACAAAACGGAAGAAGAAGAAGCGAAAGGCGAAGCGCGTCTTTACTTCGCTGGTTCACGTAACCAGAAAGGCGGCGTAAGCATCCGCGTTAAGCAGAACCTCGAACAAATGCGATTCATCGAACGCATTATGGACGTCATCTAAAAAAGAAGGCGTGGGGAAACACTCTCCACGCCTGTCTCCAGAAGAGAACAAATTTCTCTTTTGCCAAAACCACAAAAGAAAAAACACATGAGCCTTTATGGTATTCAAATACCGAGGCTTATCAAGATATTACCTGCAAAAAACAGGGGTAAGAACGTGAGCGACTTGAAAGAATTACTGACCGAGCTGGATTTTGAGCAATGGCTCGATATGGAAGGGATCATCTACCGTCGTGGTGGAGTCAGTACTCGCGGACGAGAGGTCAACATTAAAGAGTGTCCGGTATGCGGCAGCTCAAACTGGAAGGTTTATTTCAACCTGACCAGTGGTGTCGGCAAATGCTTTGCAGGTGATCATCCCGAAGAGATTCAGTTCAACAAGCTGGTCTTCCTAAAGCATTACAGCGGCAAATCTCGTCGCGATTTTGAAGAGTACGTCCAGAACGCGCTGATCTCACAAGGATGGGCACCGAAGAAGGAAGAGATCGTACTGGCCAGCAAGGTTGAACTGGAAGGACCGGTAGCTCTCCCGCGCCATTACGAACTCCCCATTGACGGTCGTCTTCCTGATTATCTGGTGGAGCGCCAGATTTCCCCGGAGCTGGCCAAATACTTTGATCTGCGTTACTGCGTCGAAGGCAAGCACGCATACGTCGATCCGTACACAGACCAGGTCAAAGGACAGGTATTCGATATGCGAATACTGATACCGGTTTACGATCTGGATGGCGTGATGAAGACCTTCCAGGGTCGTGACATTACCGGTGCAGCAGAACGCCGGTATCTGTTCCCCATGCAGCTGCCAGCATCGGGTAAATTTCTCTACAACGGCCACAATGCAGTCGGCAAACAGACTGTAGTTGTCTGTGAGGGGGCGTTCGATGTTATGGGGGTTAAACGAGCTATTTTTGATGAAGAAACATTACGCGATTACGTGGAACCGATAGGAACGTTCGGGATGCATCTATCTGGTAACACCACTCAGGATGCAGAAGATCAGTTGGGCGCGTTCCTGACGCTCAAGGCGCGTGGATTACGTAATGTGATTATGATGTGGGATAGTGAAAAGCAAGCTATACGCAACACGATGGCCGCAGCCAGGCGACTGACCAGTATCGGTCTTAATGTCAAAGTAGCGTGTTTGGGCGAGGAAGGACTCGATCCCGGCGATGCGACACCGGGGCAGATTATCAAAGCCTACTATTGCGCAAAACCTTATTCACGACAGCTTGAACTTTTAAGCAAGGTAAAAGGCATAGCTGCATTAGTTTGAACCAGTATTATCAACGGCTCGGAAGTGTCTAAATTATCCGTGGCGATTCATAACCTTGCGGCTGCTCGCCCCATCAAGAAGCATCTTTAACGCGTCACGGGACAATTTGTTGTATTTGCGTACCATTAATTTACTACGCCGTACCATACAATCTACGTAACGTGGCAACGACAGTAGATACGGATACCTCTCCGGTCGCAGCCCCCACAGTAAGCTCTGCCAGTTCTGGTGAATCATATACCTGCACACCGTTACGGCGCAGAAATAACAACGCACTGTTTAGCGCGGTACGCTTATTGGCATCATTGAATATATGCCCTCTCGCAGTAGCCACCAGGTAAGTTGCGGAGACTTCGAAAAGGTCGGTAATCTCTTCATATGCAACTCTGGCCTGGACTCTCCCGATAATAGCCTCAGCTCTTCCCGAATCTGACATGCCTGGCAGGCCGCCGTAGCGGCTTATATTCGCATCATGAATTGCAGTAAGCTCTTCCGGTGATATATGCCTCATTATCGGTTAACCAGTTTCTTATTGGTGGTGTCCAGAGTGTCAAACAGGGATGCGAATTCAGCATCCAGCGCCGCTTTTTTGTAGGCTTCGAAAGTGGCCTTGCTGACAATTACAGCTGGCTCACGGCCTCTACGGGTGATTTCAACCTCTTCTCCGGCTTCAACATTGTTGAGCACTTCGGTAAGATTGCTGCGTGCGGTACGGAAGTTAATAGATTGCATAAACATCTCGTGTACTCAATATGTGTACGCAATTATAGAGCTTAATTGCCCACTACTCCATCATTTTATCCAGTGCGCCTTATACCTCCACTCTGAAGGACGGGGTTTTAGGGCGCTCTGGATAAAAACACACGTACTTTCTCTCCGAAAGTACGTGAAAAGTAGCGACTAACCACCATGCTCATTAGTCGTAGGATACGGCAAATATCGCCTGGCCTTGAACTTCCCCAGGCTGTAAAGCTTCCTCTTTCACGCGAACGTATTTTGCGGTAATCGGGAAGATGTACTGTTCCTGAATAGCCGCCATTTTAGGTAATCTGTTCATCAGGGTATCGCCCAGCTTTAACGGTGTCGTTGCATTACCATTGTAAATCTGGAACCCTACACCCTTAGCACCATCGGACAATGTATTTTTCAATATTGTTCCACTATCATCCCACACACCACGCTCAACTTTAAAAGTCACTGGATTAGTCGTGACGTTATAGACACTATCGCAATTTAGGACCAGATCTACAGAACCTGATTTTGAGTTATTGGCAGATAGCATCTCACTTATCGTTGTTTCTGGTATTCTTATTTCGTAAGTCGGTTGCGAGAAACGACAGGTTGTGGGTTTGTGTTTAACAGTAATGGTTAGTTTTTGTTCGTAAGCATCGCCTTTATTTAACAACCCCAATAAATTGCACAATATCCATGAAAAAATATTTGAACTGCATTGATTATCAGATAAAAAGTTACCCGCTGGCTTTTTTAATTCGAATGAATCCCCCTCTACCGCTTCACCATGATCACTTCTATATGTAGTTGGTGGTATATATGAGGCCGTTAACTTCAGTTGTTTATTATTAATGGTATCAGCAACAGAATAGGTTTTAGGCGACAGAAGCGAACCACTCGTTTCTACAGGAAATCCATCAGCCTCAAGCTTTAATTTAATAAAAATAGACTTATTGCTGGAGCCATCTTTCATTTCAACAATATAGTCATCTAACGTTGTTGCAAAATACATCTTATCCCCCCTCGAGTTACATTCATAAGATCCTTGCAGGTTGGGATTAAAACTTACTATTGTTGAATCCCTTGTTAAGTCCAGTGTAATTGGTTGAGTTGCTGTCCAAGTTCCCTTAGGGGTACATTTCGCCTGCCCAAAAAATGGAATAATCAACAAAAACAAAAACCAATATTTCTTCATAAAAAATCCTTTAACGACAAATATAAACTTTATTCTCTTCGATAACTTTATCAAAGGTAATAGTACAGAATTGTTCCTGCTGTTTATTAACCGAGACGCGAATCGATGCGGGAACATCATCAGTGCGAATAAATATCCGACTTCCCTGTCCTACCAAGCCCACATTCTTACCGCTTTCATCTTCAACTTCATAACCGAACGATAATGGAGAACCATCCGGGCGCTGAGCAAGGAAATACCAGGGTTTACGTTTGTCAGTATCAAACTGCGTCATCACAACGGCCCCACGATAAGGAGCGGTGCTTTTACGGTTGCCCAGTAGTGCCACATCGCTTTGACTGTCAGAAGTATCCAGCATCAACGTGTTTTTACGATACGGCGTCAGGCTGTCATAAATAGCGTAACCTCGGCTATCCGTGCTCAGGTAACGATACCCCTGTACCGCAGCCCCATCCAGCCCCGGAGCATGGACGATGGTAAATGTATCTGAAAGTCTGGGAGCCAGTGCTATCCCGTCTGACCACGCGACTAAACCACCTTGAATATTACCACTTATCTGTTGATATTTTTTCGACTGGCTATAGCTGCCACCAATGGTAGCCACTGGCGCACGCCAAATCAGATTTCCACCTGCTGTTGCTTCGCTGTCCTGTTGTTGATGGCTAAAGTTAGCCCCGTAGCTGAACTGATCACGGTTCCCAGCTACACCACTGAGGCGGGTAGTATTTGACTGGTAGCCGTCTTTATCAAATGTGGTCGAGTTAGAGATAAATAAATCTCGTCGTTTTTCGGTGATATTATCACGCCACGAGAAGGGGATTGAGAAAAATAAGTTAATGCGTCTGTCTTCGCTGTTATCCTCATCGTATGTCTGGCTAACCGACAAGGTATAACTTAGACGTTCCCATGAGTTCGTATAGCTTAGTTGGTAATTTTTCCCTGTCCCGCTACGTTCCCAGTAATCTCGCCATTGACCGCTGATCGCCAGATACCCCCAATTTTCCGGTAATGACTGGTTGATATTTAAAGAAAAGCTATTCTTGCGACCAAAATCATACTGGTAGTAGTTGGCAATGTCATAGCCTGAGTTGTCTTCTCGATTGTATCTATTTTTGTTATTTGCCCATACATGATCGTTAAAAGTACGATAACCCCGAGAGGAATAACGCCAGGCCGCCAGAGAAAATTGTGTTCCGCTCTGAGAGAGATATTTATTCCAGGCAATCTGATAACTTTGACCGTTAAACACATCACCGTTGTCTTGCTTGCTGTATGAATGGGTAAAATCAACCGATATAGCACCAATCGGTGTATTCCATCCTGTTCCAAGAACAAACGATGAGTAATTATCAGATAACAGCGTGCCGCCATAACCTGTCAGCAAATTGTTGAAACCATGCTTATAGCTTCCCTGGATAAAATCAGATTGATTGCTGGCTCCTTCAATATGACTACGTCCGGCTGAAAATTCATATTTAGAAACGCCAGGTTGCAACATATTTGGCACCGATGAATAAGGCACCCGATAGTACGACGTTGAACCATCAGCTTCTTTGACGATAACTTCCAAATCTGCCCCACCATTAGAAAGTTGCAAATCATCAATGGCGAATGGGCCTGGCGGTACTTCTTTCTGGTAAACCACAAAACCATTTTGTTCTATGGTGACGAGTGCGTTACTCTGGGCAACGCCGCGTACCACAGGAGTAAAATTCTGTTTAGAGTTCGGTAACATCTGCATATCGCGCCAAAGGCGCACGCCGCGAAAACGCACGGAGTCAAAAACATCAGAACCAGTATACATTTCACCTGCGCGAAACGTGCCGAGAATTTGTGGAATTCCACGTTCCAGATATAGCGTGTTACTCTTCCATTTACCGCTGTTTTCGTCGCTTTTCGTATAATTGGCATTTGAATGCAGCTGCCAGCCCAGGAGATTTAACCCACTGTTCAGATTTAGATAGCTACTTTTATCATCTTCGCCGTTTTTATAATCACTGTAATACTGACTGGCATAATAAGATGTATATAATGCGTTAATCCCGCGATCCCATGCTTCAGGCGGAACATAGCCATGTTCATATTCCAGAACATAGGCTTGGGGCACGCTTAATTTTAGGTTAAAATGCCCAATATCATAGTCGACGCTGCCTCCCTGGACAGCATCCCGAAGTGGTACACATTCTACGCCTTTATCGATACTAATTCCTTCAGTGAGGATCCCAATTTGCTTTAATTGCTCCATGGATAAACATGTTGCATTAGGGTCATCTTTAATATCAATATCATAGTGGCCACGCCATTGATTATTCAGATAAACATCCATAGCGTAGATACCCGGCATCGGCTTATCACTATCAATATGGTAGTTAGAAATTTTCTCCCCATTTAAACCACCAATCATAAAATTGGTATTAAACGTTTCACCCTTAGCCCATGTATGCGAAGTCGCTAATACTGACAGAATAGCCAGTGTAATAGAATTAAACTTTGACATAACCAATCCCTGATAATCTATTTGGCAGTTTTTATTTTTTCACTCAAATAGTTTCCATGATCATCAATCAGAGTAACATTGTAATAGTTAACAACGGATGTCGTTTTGACAGTCTGATCTGACCAGGGTGCCAGCAGTAGTGTCTCCTTATTAATTTTCGCATTCCCGGTTAATTCAGGAATGGTTATCCAGTTCGCTGAATTATTTTTTATGTTAATGCCTCTATCAACGGGTCTGATATTAATCCGGGAAAAACTCTCTTTATCGACTCTTGTTATACCCTTTGGGCGATAAATAAATTTGATACGATTTTGCATCGCGAATTTAATCAGATTCTTGCCTTCGTATTTCTCACTATTAGGTGGAATATCCAGTACATTAAGGAAGAACAGACTTTCGCGATCTTTAGGTAGAGTGTTCGCCAGTTGTTTAATTTTCAGTTGCTGCCCTTCACCCTTACTAACATGAACTACCGGTGGAGTCAGCACAAAAGGTACACTAATCTTTTCCGGAGGAAGGCTGGCATCGCCATCATCAATCCACGACTGAACAAGAGCACTACGCTCACCTTCATTCATTAACTGAACTGCAATCTCTTTTTTCTGTTCCGGATAAATAACGCGAGTGCCGTAAATATAGACACCGCCCCACGCAGATGGGACCGTTACGGTTAGTAAGAAGGCTATTAATTTTTTCATGATAACAATCCTTGCGATTGAAAATCGGCGACCGAAGCCGCCGATAAACATCATGTTAATCTGTTACAACGGTCATTGTTATCGCAGAACTAACTTCGCCAGTACCCACATCATCAGCTGCTTTTGCGTATTGCGCCGTAAAATGCAACTCATATTCACCATTAGTAGCTGGTGGTAACTTAATAGGACTATTACCAGAAATCCGGTTGCTAGAATCAGTACCTTTCCCCAAAAAAACAGCGAAACCGACACCGCTAGCATCACCAGTATTGCGAGTAACATTTGAACCCGTTCCTTCAAATTGGGTGCTGGAGAAGGTAATTCTTGGTTCTTTTTTTCCGGGACATTTAACTTTTAGTGGTAAAGATGTTGTATTTGAATAAGTGGTAACGGGGGAGCCAACTTCTACATTTTCAAATTGATCACGACCAATTTCGCTCATCGAAATTGTTGTATTCTCACTACCGCTCAGGAACTGACATGTAGTCTCTGTGACTTTACCGTTAATAGTTAACTGACCCTCTGTACTCCCTTCTGCTGCAAATGATCCTGCGCTCATAAAAAGAGATGCTAATACAGTAGCCGCAATAACTGAACGTTTCATAGACTAATCCTTAACTAATTTGCTTTAACTAAAAAAGAGATCGCAATCTCTTGCTAATAAATTACTAAAAATAAAAATGATAGAGCAATATAAAAGAATATTTTTTATTTTAATCAAAAACATTTCCATGTGGATTGCCCCTATATTTCCAGACACTTTTTATCGCTTAACCCATTACTGGTTCGCCGCCGCAGATATTCCCGTGGAGAACGATATCCCAGTGCACTGTGCGGATGCCATTCGTTGTAATGTTCGAAGGCCTCCGCAAGGTTCTTTGCCGCTGTTAACCCGTCAGGTTTTGGCATGATACTGATGTAGTCGCGCTTCATCGTTTTCACGAAGCTCTCCGCCATTCCGTTGCTTTCTGGACTACGTACCGCCGTATGTTTTGGCTCCAGTCCTACCATTCTGGCGAACTGACGCGTCTGATGAGAACGGTAGGCTGAACCGTTGTCTGTCAGCCACTCAACGGGGGATGTCGGCAGCCTGTTACCGAAGCGACGCTCTACTGCACCCAGCATGACGTCCTGCACGGTTTCACTGTCATATCCACCGGTACTTGCTGCCCAGTGAAGTGCCTCGCGCTCGCAACAGTCCAGCGCGAACGTGATCCGCAGTTTTTCACCGTTATCACAGCTGAACCCGAAGCCGTCGGAGCACCACCGCTGGTTACTTTCTCCAACGGCCACTTTCCCTCTATGCGCCCGCTTCGAGGGCGGTATTGCCGGTTTACGCTCAAGCAGCAGCGCATTCTGACGCATGATGCGGTATACGCGTTTGGCATTGATCACCGCCATGTCGTCAGTTTCTGATTGTCTGCGCAGCAGTACCCATACACGACGATAACCATAGGTGGGCAGATCGTCGATAACGGTATGGATACGAGCCAGCGCTTCAGTATCATCAGGCTTGCGCTTGCACCGACGATCCTGCCAGCCCTTCGACCGACGGGCCATGGCATGCAGTTGCGCACGTGAGACCCGGAGATAACGACTGACAAGGCTTATTCACCATCCTCCGGCAACAAGGGCACGTGCGCTATCCACTTTTTTTGTCGGCCATATTCAACGGCTTCTTTCAGCAGCTCGTTTTCCATGGTTTTTTTGCCCAGCAGGCGCTGTAACCAACTGTCTGGAGATTCATGGGGCTAGTCTACCATGTTTATGGAAACATAACATTAAAAATTATTTCGTAGTTTATTTTTTAGTTTAAATTGTCAAATTCATCGGTAATGCTACCAACTTATTGATTTAGTGTATTGAATCGCCACAGGTTTAATAGACACCTCAGAGTCATTTAAGATGACTTAAAGAGAGGTGCCCATGAGCGGTAAGCGTTATCCCGAAGAGTTTAAAATTGAAGCAGTCAAACAGGTTATTGATCGCGGTTATTCTGTTGCCAGCGTTGCAACACGTCTCGATATCACCACCCACAGCCTTTACTCCTGGATAAAGAAGTACGGTCCGGATTCTTCCACTAATAAAGAACAGTCAGATGCTCAGGCCGAGATCCGCCGTCTCCAGAAAGAGCTGAAGCGGGTTACCGACGAACGGGACATATTAAAAAAAGCGCGGCGTACTTCGCAAAGCTGTCCGACTGAGGTACGCCTTTATCCGTGACAACACCCATTGCTGGCCTGTCCGACTGCTTTGTCGGGTGCTGGATGTGCATCCGAGTGGTTTTTACGCCTGGCTTCTTCGTATAGCAGACTATTGCGCCCGATATAATAAGTAGATACTTACTTATTTTTCTGAAAGAATACTTTCATCTGTTAGTCAGGAGTTGCTATGAAAGAAGAATTTCAGAAGTTAGTCTGCGACATCATCGACAAATCCGGCGTAGAAATTGATACAGAAGAGCGCCAGAAGATTATCGACGAGGCGATCCAAACTGCGCTGGAGCATATCGCCACGTCCGTGAGCGCCGCACCTCTTTCGGAAGGCTCGAAATACATGCAGGTCTGGGTTCGTTTTGGAGAGTCCCCGGAGTTGCCAGGTGTTAAGCAGAAACGCGCGGCACTTGTGGCGTTCTCTCGCGAGATGAAAGACGCAACGGTCGAAGTGAGTACCGGTGCATGGTACGACGGTCGCATTGTCTACACTAATCAGACTGTCTACACCAATCAGACTGTGTGCGATGAAGGTGAACGGTTTGAGGATATTGTCGACGCAACTCTTCGCACGCTCAAAGTCAGAGCTGGTGTGGCGGATGACCCGTCCATCGCGGCGTTCCTGAGTATTGTCGAACAGTCTGAAGTTACCGAGCGCGTAACAGATCTGACAACTCCACCTGGTTTGCTGGAATTGGTGGTCAGTGGCGATATCAAAAAAGCCGTTGAGCGCATTCGTGAGGTGGAATACGGCATTATCTGCGATATGTGCCGCAGCGACTTAGACCTGGTGCGCATCATTGTCGACGCGGGTCAGGCATGTGACGGAGTACTCGCCAGTTTTGCAGGGCAAGTGGCTCGTCTGGCCAACGAATTACCCATGATTAAACAAGAAGCCAAATCCTACGCCGTTCATCGTACCAACGATTTACTGGACCCATACCGGTTCGAAGCTGCTCAGGACAAAATGACTGGCTGGGCGACCTGGTAAGCCTCGATAAAACATTTAGCCCCCTCGTGGGGCTTCTTTAAACTGCGATTAATAAGTAAGTACAAGATTACGGTTAGAAGCATGTCCACAAGAACAGATTTGTCGAAAATCCCGTCTATCTCCGGAAACAACGGTTATTCGCTGCGCTGCCCGGAAGTGAAGCTCAACGGCCATGAGGCTCATTGCAGCTATACAGTCTGCCAACACACGATCCTCGCCTATAAAGAAAAACGTCTCCCGGCTACATCGTTCCAGTCCTGCGCTGCGGCTATTGCTGCTGGTAAATGTCAGGCACTGAAAATGATGGTCGAAGAGATCCGCAAAGACGAACAGCTCTACTTCATCGATATGTCTTCACTTATCAAAGAAGTGGAAGAGCAAAACGACCATGCCAGAACGCTCCCCCGGAAGCGAAACACCGCGACAATTGACAGTCTTATTCATCGCACGAAGAAAACAGAACCTGCTAAATCCGAAACCAAGCCCACCGATTCACTGGCGCCGGTCACTGACGTGTACGCGGCACTCATTGAAGAAGCAACCAAAGAAAACACATGAAAACTCCCGAGCGACCGATGGAGGTTAAACACTAATGGAAAAACTGATCGCCCTAAAGCACAAGCTGGATGCTATTAAAACGATGGGAACCAACGCCAAGAAAGAGGCGCTGGCCAATCTGGATGAATTTGAACAGAGCATGGTCTCGCTAATGCTCAATCCATTCATTCGATTCGGTGTGAAGAAGTACAAAGTGGCCGAGCCACTCGATACTTCCGTACCCAGCGACCAGAAGGTAGTAGATCTGCTGGAGAAGCTGGCAGCGCGCGAACTGACCGGGAACATCGCTATTGCTGCTGTCGAATCACTCGTTGCCTCGATGTGCGCTGACGGGCAGGACGTGTTTCGTCGCTTCCTGCTGAAAGATCCGAAAGCCGGTGTCGGCATCAGCCTGTGCAACAAGGTGTTCGAAAACCCAATTCCGAAGTTTGAGGTACAGCTGGCGTCTCCGTACAAGGAGAAAGGCGACAAATACCCATTTAAACCAAATCCAAAGGCCAAGTGGCCAATGATCGGCAGTCTCAAACTCGATGGTCTCCGGGTTATCTGCGAAGTCATCGTGGACGAGGGTGAGGTCAATTTCCTGACGCGCACCGGCAATCCGATTACGTCACTCGATCACCTTAAACCAGCCATGCTGGAGCGGAGCAGACTCTCCGGCTTCAATCACATCTTCTTCGATGGAGAGGGCACTGCAGGTACATTCAACCAGTCAGTGTCGGCGCTTCGTAAGAAGAACGTGAAAGCCATTGGTGCCGTTTACCACATTTTCGATTTCTTCTTACCGGAGTGGCGTGCTCAAGCAAAAAGCAAAGAGTACCTGAAGACCGGTATGAAGCTGAAAGAGCGCCTGGCTATGCTGGTGGCGTTGTTCCGCAACACTTGCGTGGAAGATTATGCGCAAGATATCCACCTTCATCCGTTCTACATCATCCATAGCCACGAAGATTTCATCGAACGTTTCATGAAGCGACTGGACGAGAATGAAGAGGGAGAGATGGGCAAAGATCCGGATTCAGTTTACGAGTTCAAACGTACCCGCAGCTGGTGGAAGCTGAAAGACGAGGATTCAGAAGACGGTGAAATCATCGACTTCGAGCCTGGCGATCCGGATTCTGGATTTGCGCATACGCTAGGCAAGATAGTGATTCGTCTGGAGAACGGCGTCATCGTTCGTGCCAGCGGTATCAAGCATAAATACCTGGATGAAATCTGGAACAATCAGGAGAAGTATCGTGGACGCATCGTTGAGGTTCACTGCCATGAGAAAACGCCAGATGGTAGCTTGCGTCATCCACGTCTGAAGTGGCCTAAATGTCTTCGAGATACCGAAGATCGTATTGGAGATAAAGAATGATGCTCGGCTGGATGTTTGTATTTTTAGTCGTCGGCATTGTTATCGGAAGTCTGGTTATGTCCAGCTGTATCCACGATTACGTAAAAGCCGGTGTCATGCAAAGGCGAGGTCGTATTTATCGCATAGTAGATATCACGGACACACTGAAGGAGATTAAGGATGAGCATGTTAAGTAAACGAGAGAAGGAAACCCTGCGTGAAATCAGCAAGTGGAAGGAGTTCTACGCCAACTGGAAGCCGAAGACCAGAGCCAAACTGGAGCGCATGAATCTTGTCGCCAACGTTTCTCCAAAGGGATGTATTGAGAACTATCAACTGACTGAAAAAGGTTATTTGTTGTTGCAGCAATTGACTGAGGCGGGGGCATACTGATGATTCCATACATCATTTTATCATTCACTGGTGGCGTGGGCCTCGGCCTCGCAATCTGCCGCGCCCTGGTCCAGCAGGAACTGAAAACCAAAACACTTCGTGTCGGTAAGCGTGTGTATCGGGTTGTTCACGAGACGGGAGTGCGAAAATGAGCAATTTGACTTCCTTCGACTGGTGGCTGGCAACCTACCTTGTTGCGGCCGGCTTCGGATTTGCCTTTTACGTTGGTCAGTTAATCGTAAAGCTACTGCTGATAAGATTCGCCAGCGATAAACGCATAGACGACGGTCTGTGGCGTCTGGGGCCCCTGTTAGAGACGCATTACGGCGAACTCAAGGAAAACGAAACTATCACTATTCAAGCGAAGCGTTTTACCGCCATCATCACGAGAACTTCGGAACAAAAGGGGAGCCTGATCAAAAAGATAGCAACTAAACGCATCACAGATAGATAAGTATTTACTTACCTATCTAATATGTATAAGATCACTTTGTTTTCGTTGAGATGCGACTGTTTGAACGTTAAATATAACTGCAAACGAAGATGCATACCTGGCAGTAGCCTAAGAAGCCAAACACCAGCGAGGTCAGTTTCCAGCCTCGTCACCAAAATGGGACACACTGAGCGAGTGTGATTGCAGAACGCAGAATAGGGCATATTGCACCATCCATGCCCTATTCAATGAAGTAACAGAATGGGCGGTTGGTTTCATCATTCCATTCACCCATCCCGGTTTCAGCTGACCGTCCATTCTGTTACGTCATTTCCATTACTTATGTCGTTTATACTTGGGTTAAAAGCGGCGACGTAACCCGGCTGACTTGGTTAGTCAGCACATAACGTTGAGATCACTGATTTTTCTTAAAATCATACAGGCGATTCCACATAGCTGTAGCGACTGATCAATATGTTGGGTTGAACATTAATCGGTTCAGTGATCTCAACGTTGTGAAAGCAGGATTAATTAACCCTCTAGTGAAAACATTGTTGCCTTTATTGCCCCTGGCTTCACAACATGTATGATTCCATACATCTAATAAGATCGAAGAATCTAACGGCAATCAACCACCGAGAAAGATTCCAGATCTTCGCTCATATGAGCGAGCCACATACCTTGTCTGGCACTAACGTAAAGTGCAAGTTGCGGGAAAGTTTCTGGCTGCCTGGTTGTCCATAAGCTAGTACCGCCGCGAATATGATGGTGTAGCTCAGTGGTAGAGCGGTTGACTGTTAATCAACTGGTCGGTGGTTCGAGTCCACCCACCATCGCCAACATAGCGCTGAACGGTTTGGATTCGCCACCACCGTCCGAACGAAAGACTCCGCAAATGTCGCCAGACCGTTCAGCGCTGTGATAGACACGGCAGACGTTTTTTAACCATTGCTTCTAAGCATCGTAGCAACACTTTTTTCAGCGCAAAATCCAAAGGGGCTTCGGCCCCTTTTTGCTATCAAGTCGCATATGCAACCAACTTTTTTTAGCTTATAGTTAAGTTCAGTAGTAGAATGCTACGCTTCGTCGAGAAATGACGATTATGGAGTCTATCGTGAAATTTAAAATCCAGCATTTGCAGGCAGCAGTGGCACTGGTTCTTGCCAGTATCCAGCCGCAACCCAAAGCGGTTGCGTGTCAGCCTACGATTGTAGAACGGGTTTATGAGATGGGCGCTAGAGTCAACAAAACCGACATCAGTGATCTTACAGCTGCTCTCAATGAATTGGCTAAAGAACTGCGTTCAAGCCGCGCTGAACTTGCTCGTTATGCTGACACTGACTTCTTTGCTGCTATCAAAGTAGCGGAAGAAATTAAGAATCAAACTATTCATGTAGCCGGTATCGCAGAATCTTTTGTTTTGATGTTACCTGAAAAAGACGTCATCATGTCTTACGACAAAAACACTGTTGAGTTTGCGTTTTTTAAAGCTATTAAAATGGTCAGTATTGCGACCAAAAACTATCTCAATCTGATTGATCAGATTACACACACTTCTGTAGTGCGTGACTCTGGTGTCAACCTTTTAGCCATGAACCATTCTAGCTGAACTTTAGCGATCGTCATCTTCTTCATCATTCTTTTTCTTCTAACAAATCATTCTCATCAATCTGGCTCAGATGGCATTCCAAAGTTGGCGTTATTAGGCGCTTTTTACTATTTAGCGTTTAAGATGGTTTGTCTACATAATTTATTCAGAATTTACGTAAGCTATATAAATGATTCCATACTTGTAAGGTATGGAATCATTTTCAAAAACAGTCTATTTTACTGTTGATCATACAAAACTTAGGCCTAACATACTGTTTATAAATACAGTAAAAACAGGCTTCACTCAGTGAGTGGACTATGAAAAACACTTTTGATAAAGCACGCGCAGCAGAAAACACCTCTAGAGAAGCCATCGAGTATCTCGAACGCGCTTCCGGTTTGTCAGCAGTGTCGACCACCAATTTCGACGGTGACATGTCGTTTTCTTCCGCATTCATGTTATTCACTCGCTTATCTTTGCTGATAACGAGACGTCGACCTGAAATAGCTGTTCATTGTATTTTGATACATGTAATGCCGCATATCTGTGAAGTAAAAGTAAGTGACATTAGTAGGGTTTTAGTCAACCAGCTGGTGAACCCATTAATACTTGAGGGCAAGATCGTCCAGGGCAGACGTGTGTTCTCGCTGATGAAGCAGTTTCTCAGTTGGTGTGCATTTCAGGGCTTAATTGATACATCCCCATTGAACGATATGTCGCTTAACAGAGTAGCCGGTGGCGCGAAGCCCACGCCGCGCGAGCGCAAACTGACCGACGCAGAGGTCTGGGTCTTTTGGAATGTATGGGACTACTTCAACGTATGTGAGGGTACAAAGTGGGCGGCCAGATTATGCCTTGTAGCGGCCAGACGACCAGATGAAGTGCTCCGAGCTAAAAGATCAGAATTCAACCTCGAATATAATTTATGGAATCAAGGAACGAGGAATAAATCGGCTCGCCAGCACTCGTTACCATTAAGCCCGCTAATGCGCAAATGTGTTGAGGAGCTGATCAAATACGGAAAAGGCAGCCAGTGGCTTGTTCCTTCAAACAAGAAACAGGGTGAGGATGTGCCAATGTCTAAGGTGGCCATATCACAGGCGTTGAGAAGGATTTTAGAACGTCCAGAGTTGATGGAGCTTGAGCCATTTACTCCCCGAGATTTGCGTCGTACTGCGCGTAGTTACTTCCCCGCGTTAGGCATAAGTCAGGAGGTATCCCGCAAAATTATGAACCACAGTCTTGAGGGGATAGATCGAGTATACGATCGACACGATTATATAGACGAGATGCGAGACGCCTTAAACAGTTTTTCGGCGTACATCGCATCAATCGTAGAGAAACAGGATTTAGAGGAGATAGATCATAAGTTCAAGGGAGATCGACTCGCTACTGAGCTAATCCGTGTAAATTTCTCATAGCGACTTGATTGCCTCAACAACCCGCTCCGACGCACCACGTTGGTCACCGAAACGTCGACGGAAGGCTTCCAGAACTAGTTTTTCATCTTTAGTCAGAGGGGCTGTGCCTTCGTCGCGAAAAAACTCTAACAGCTCTGGATGACGCTCTTCCAGCACCATTAGCATCAATCGGACCGAATCGGCATCCAATGCTTTAGCCAACGCTCTGACCTTGTCGATCGGAAGCGGGATTTTGCCGCTCTTGATAAGTGAAAGATTGTTAGGATTTTTATAGCCTGCTTCTTTCGCGATGGTCGCCTGGCTTTTCGGAGAAATCGCGATTAAAGCGTCAATGTAAGCAGCGTAGCGACCTACTTTAGCTTCTGTTATTTCGTTGGTAGCCATAATTATCAACCTGCGTGTTTTGATTTTATATGGTAAGTGCTTACTGATATTACATCAAAGGTTAGTGTTGTAAAGACTTATCTATTTTTTTTCGTAGAGTTATTGACCGCAAAAGGCTTCATTAATAGACAACTATCTAAAAAACAACTCATTTAAGAACTTAAAACTAAGTTGTATTTGATATATAAGTATTCCGTATTGATACAATAGGTAGTAGTATTGCAAGGCATTTACGTGTTCAGTTGGATGATATGAAATGAAAAAAATAACTTCTAATTTGATCGCCCTTGAGGTCGGACATACGGTTTCAATTGACGATGATGGGGCAGCAGCCATACTCACTGAACTGCCAACAAAGTCTTTGTTACTTGACATGAAAGACGCAACCGCATACATCTTTGAGCTAAAGGGCAAGTGCTTCACTCTCATCAATACCGGCTGCGGTTCAGTAGCCGTCCGCACTATTTAACACACCCCTCCCATCCTCTCTAGCGCCTGTACGAACAGATTAGATGCCTGTTCGTACAGTGATAAATTACGCACATCAGAAAACAAATTGTTTTAACAACAAGGAAATTCTAATGTCCAAAAAAACCACCAAAGCTGTACTGAAAGAGGTGCAGGATTTTCGCGACTGTGTAAAACGAGTTGTAGCGATGCTTTCAGGTAAACAGATACCTGTTGCAGAACGAGGCAATGAAGCATATGTCCGCTATAACCGGCGCGGCGAACCAGTGCTGGTAAACATCCCATCTATACCGGACGACGCGTCGCCAACCCTCATGAACGCAGTGCGTGGTTTTCTCGACCATGAGGTGGCCCATATTCTCTTTACTGAACCGAAAGTCGCAATGCAGATGCGCGAAAGAGGAAAGGCTCCGTCTACGGGGCTTTGGAATGCGCTGGAAGACGTTTTTATTGAACGCAGAATGGGGCAGGTCTTTAACGGAACCCGGCGTAATTTACTTGCAACACAGAGTCTGGTTATCGACAAATACTTCAGGAATAAAGTACCAGAAGCGGTTTTAGCCTGTCACGGAGACCAGCGTGAATTGTTTTTGAAATTCTTCCTTTGCCCGGTCGTCCGCGCCTGGGATGGACAAAGCCCCTTCATCGATTTTATGGAAGAACACTGGCGCCTTATCGAGAGGCCGGTAGCCTTACTAAAGGAGCATGGTATAGACGTGGCCGTTCGCAATATGTCGAACACTGAGGATTGCGTGAAGGTCGCTGCTGCTATAGCCCAAATCATGCAGGATATGAAAGACAAGCCAGAGGGCAAATTACCAGAACTTAAATCATCTGCCAGAAAGCCGTCGGAGAGCAAAGACGAGTCCGAGGAAACGCCAGAATCAGGTGACGAGCCGTCTCATGGTGACTCTGCATCTAAGCCTGCCAAAGGCGAAGGCGATGACAAGGAAGAACGAGAAGATGATGCATCAGAAGAGGAAGATTCTGGGGATTCCGATTTGCCTGATTCGTTAGATAAGGACTTACCTACACACGTTAAAGATATTAGTGATACAGAAAGTAAATATACAGAAGCAGGCCACGAAGAGTCAGGAGACACCCCAGAATCCGATGCTATCGGCATGAAATCAAGTGACTCTGACACTGATGGTGATGACGGTGAGGACTCCGATACTGATCGTGGGGAAACTGAAGAAGACGTCGAAGGCAAAAAAAATAAAGATGGTGCGGAAGTGCCCAAAGACAGTGAGTCTGGCTTTGTTCCTGCGCCGGATGAAATGACTCTGGAGGAGGCGCTAAAGGCGCTCGACGAGATGGAAGACGGAATCGGTGAAATGACCGAAGACGCACTGTCGGCCACCATCAGCAAAGAGCTTATGAGCGTCTCACCTTCTGATTATCGGCCATACGATCGATCATACGACTTTATCGGGTTGATTGATGGAGCCGAAGAGCATGTGAAGCGCACCAGAAAGACGTTCGGTGCAATACCAATGCACTCACCAGTCGACCGCTACCGTATGGTGCCAGAAGGCAGAAAACTCTTTGAACTGAAAATCGAAAAACATCTGTCTGCAGGCGTTTCTTCGACGCTGGCCAAAGACCTGGAGCGGGCCATCGCCAGCCGCAACCGAGTTCAGTTTATACCTGGTCAGAGGCGTGGGCGGATACATGGCGCGAGCCTGTATCGTCTGGCAATGAACGACGACCGAGTGTTCCGCAAGAAGGAAGACCATAGAGCGGTGAACGCGTGTGTCCAGCAGGTCATCGACTTGTCCGGCTCAATGGATGGCGTGAAGATTCAACTGGCCCTAGCCAGTGCCTATACCATTGCGGATGCTTTAGATCGTATCAATGTCCCCAACATCATCACCGGCTTTACCACGTTCGGTAGCCCAGATTATGAAACCAGGTCGAAGCGCGGGTTTACACGCTTCGAGGCGCTCATGCTGCCCATTATCAAAAACTGGAATGAGAAAGCAAACTCTCCAGAGATCCGTGCTCGCATGGGATGCGTATGTGAGACGTTCCCACTGCTCAATAACGTCGATGGTGAGAGTGTCGCGCAACTGGCTACCCTGTTTGCAGGGCGAATGGAGGACAAAAAGATCATGCTGGTTATGAGTGATGGGGAGCCATGTGCTACAGGTAGTGGATTCCATCAGCATTTACGAACCGTCACCAAAGAAATTGAGACCTTGAGCGACATCGAACTGATGGCTATCGGCATTCTGACCGACGAACCACGGCGTTACTACAAAAATTACGCACTGGTTAACAGTGTTGAAGAGCTAGGGCCGTCAGTCGTCACTGAGTTATCTCGTATCATTCTTGGGTAATAGCTTTACCCTTAAAAATAAGTAACTACTTACTATACAGCCTAATATATTTCTATAAGATATACCCCACAAACGACAAACAGTAAGGAAAAAACATGACCGCTACTGCACTACAGCAAGAAGAACATTTGCCGGAAGCCATCGTCTGCAAGTGGTGTGGCAAATCCTTTCATTACCTGAAATCCCATATCTCTATGGGCCGTTGCGAGAATATTCCTGAGTCTGCGAAGGGTCTGGACGTGGACGAAGTGGTGAAGATGTACACCTCTGCGTTTCCAGATGAACCAACGATCTCTCGCACGGCACTGGCCAAACTCAATGAGAAGCGTGCCGAAAAGCATTCAGGCGAAGGAAAAGTAGCGGAGATTAGCGCACATCCGGGCTACGCAGGAACGGTCGAATACAAGACCGAACTGGTGGCCGCGCACGAGCTGCTTGGCGTAACGATCAAAGAGCTGGGTACACCACGCGGAAAACCACTACAGGTGACAGTCAACGTCAACACGCCCTATCCGGAGTTCGTACCTGAAGCGAAGAAAAACTATGTGTATGGCGACTTCGACCTGATCAAGGACATCTTTATGATGCTGGAAATCGGAATCCCGGGTTATCTCTGGGGCCATGCAGGAACCGGTAAATCTTCTCTTCCTACGCAGCTATGTGCCCTGCTAAATCGACCACTGATCCGCGCCCAGCATACGGCGTCTATGGAGGAAGCGCACGTTACAGGCCAGATCCTCGCTCGCGATGGTTCCACCTATTTCGAACCGGGTTTACTAGCGCTGGCGATGAAAAATGGTTGGGTTTACCTCGCTGATGAATATGACTTCGCGTTCCCGCAGATTCTGGGTGTGTATCAGCCAGTTCTTGAAGGAGAGCCGCTGATCATCAAAGAGGCAACTGCGGACTGGCGCCGCATCACCCCGCATAAACGCTTTGCCTTCATTGGCACTGGCAACACTAACGGCTCTGGCGACGAAACAGGTCTCTATCAAGGCACAAACATCCAGAACGCAGCGAACTTCTCGCGTTTTGGCATTGTTTCAAACGTGAAGTACATGAGTACGAAGGCAGAAGTCAACATGCTGGCTGAAGCAGGCGTCATCCGCGAATACGCCGAGAAGATGGTGAAGTTCGCGAATCTTATCCGTGAAGGTTATGAAAAGCATCAGATTAGCCAGCCAATCGGGCCTCGTGAGCTGCTGCTGTCCGCCAAAATCGGAATGATGCGCGGTGATTTCTCTGCCGGCATCGAAAAGTCGTTTATCAATAAACTTCCATCCACGTCTGCACAGGCAGCGCGTGAAGTGGTTCAGAAGATCTTTGGTTAATCGTGCGTAAAGGATGTTTCGGCTCTCTTATCGCAGCGTCTGAAACTGGCAGTGCTTGTTTGGCATGTCCGGATAGACCCGAGTGCCACCAGTCAGCCAAAGAGGTTGCGATTTCGATGTATGGGAAGTTCGTTGGCTTCCCCAATGACAAAATCAAGAAAACCAGAAAGGTAAAAGCACATGAAGGCTCTGATGGTCAGAACTGACTTCTCCCTGGGAGAGTCAGCTCTAAAAGCAGAAAACGCGGTGAAAATCGCGAGAGACGCTGGCTACACCGCTGTCATTTCCGCTGACAGCATGAACATTGCCAGTGTGATCCCCCTGCAGCGTGCCGCTGGCGACGACATGGCGGTTATTTGTGGTGTTAAGCTGAATGTGGTCGACGATCCGACATACGAGCATCGCGCCCGCCTGGCGAAAGAGTCAGGAGGATGTATGGAATCATTGGTGCGTGATCGAAGCTACTGCTTCACGGCACTGATAAAGAATGAGCAAGGTTATCGCGACGTGTGCGAACTGATGACCTTAGCCAACAAGCGCGAGCAATTCTACTTTGTTCCGCGTCTGGCACTTGACCAGCTGGCGGCCGCATATGCCAAAGGCAACATCATCCTGCTGACGTCCGACATTGGCAGTGTATTCCAGCGCCGGGACTTCGCAAAGATTATCGGGACGCTGGTGACAGCTGGAGGACGCGATAACTTCTACAGCGTGGTTTATCCGCACCCTACCCCATTCTACGACCAGATTAACGTCCGGGCGATGAAAGTGGCGAGCGCACTGAAAATAGAGCCAGTGGCGTTCTATCCCGCTTATTACGAAGCGATCGACGACGCTGACATTAAAGACATTGCGCACATGGTTACGAACAACATCAAAATCGACCAGCCGCATCGTCTGCGCATCCCCCACCAGCGAGATAACGCTGTTAATGGTCGTCGCCATCTCCTTGAAGCGCTGAAAGCCTTCTCCGTTCGCATGGGCGTACCGGTAACAGCTGCAATGGTCTCAACAACGCAGGACACCATTATTGAAGCCTGCACATGGCGCTGGCATGAACTGCCACCAGCACTGCCCAAGATGGCAGACGACGAGCCTGCAACGCTGATGAAGCTGGCTGTCGCGGGGCTACGCAAGCGTCTAACTACTAAAGAGTTTGGCTACACACCACCGGCTTCTGAGCACCGAGTGTATGTTGAGCGACTGAAGTACGAAATGGACACACTGACCCGTCTGGGCTTCTGTGGCTACTTCCTGATGGTACGCGATCTGATGAATCACAGCCGTGAAACAGGAATACCGGTTGGGCCAGGTCGTGGTTCCTCTGCCGGTTCTCTGGTGGCGTGGTGCATAGGCATAACCAACGTCGATCCTATCCGTCACGGTCTTCTGTTTGAGCGTTTCATCAACCCTGAACGTCTTGACTTACCGGATGCGGATCTGGACTTCAGCCAGGCACGTCGTCATGAGGTGATCGAGTATCTGAATGAACACTATGGCGAAGATTACGTTGCCGGTATTCCAAACTTCACCTATCTGGGCGCCGCTTCTGCGCTGCGAGACACTGCGCGTATTTACGGTGTCGACGCTGCGGATATGTCGGTATCCAAAGAGTTCAAGAATCTGGAAGACGATAGCCTGTCTCTGGAAGAGCTGCGCGAGCAACTGGCCAGCCTGGACAAATACGCCACGAAAAACCCGGAAGCGTTCAAAGCGGCGTGTAAGCTGCAAAGCCTGATGCGTGGTTTTGGTCGTCACGCTGCGGGGATGATCGTCGCTGGCGTTCCACTGGTAGAGCGCACGCCCGTCGAGCTGCGTGGCAACGCTCGCTGTATTGCGTTCGATAAACGTTACTGCGAGGCGATGGGGCTGATTAAGCTGGACGTTCTCGGTCTGGCAACGCTCGATCTGCTGGATAGCGCGAAACGCTACATCAAAGAGAGTACCGGGGAAGACATCAATCTCGATGCTATTCCACTGGACGATCGTAAGGTTCTGGATGGGTTCGCTGCAGGGTACACGCAGGGCGTATTCCAGCTGGAGTCCGGCCCCATGCGCAAGCTGCTTAAAGATCTGGGCGGTGGCATTGAGCCAATGAGCTTCAAAACCGTTGTCGCCACGACCGCACTCTTCCGACCTGGCCCGATCCAATCCGGCATGTTGGACGACTATGTCTCCGTGGCCAAAGGCTTCATGGCTCCACATTCAATTCATCCGCGTCTTGAGGAAGTCACCCGGGAGACTAATGGTGTTTTGCTCTATCAGGAACAAATCATGCAAAGTTCCCGAGTACTTGCCGGGTTCTCTATGGCCGAAGCAGACGCTCTGCGTTCCGCTATCGGTAAAAAGAACATGGATAAGATGAAAGCGATCGGCAGCGATTTTGTAGAACGAGCACAAGCAGGCTGGGTGACACTGTCACTCAAAAATGGAGGTACTGTAGAGGTTCACAAACACGCAAAACTGGATTGCTCAGACGGTAAGCGTAGAAGCTACAGCGAGGCTATTAGTGACGGCATAGACTACGTGGAGATCGTCTCTGAACAAGAAGGTCTCAGTAAGGAAAAAGCCCAAGAAATATGGGACGCCTTTGAGAAGTTCGGTGGATATGCCTTCAACAAATCACACAGTGTTGCTTATTCTTTAATCAGCTATCAGTCTATGTGGTTAAAGACACATTACCCTGCTGAGTTCTTCGCTGCTGCGCTCACCATTCTGGGCGAGGATAAGCACCAGGGGCTGGTTAAGGATGCGCTGACCTATGGCATTCGCGTATTGCCACCAGACGTTAACGTGTCATCTAACCGAATTGAGATCCGCACGCTGGAAGACGGCAGTCAGGTTCTGTATGCACCATTCTCTGCTGTGAAAGGCTGCTCTGAGAATGGTTGCCAGGCCATCATGAGAGCGCGTGAGAAAGTTGGCGGCAAATTCGAGTCACTTGAGCAATTTGAGGAAGCGGTCGAGAAGCGTGCATGTAACAGCCGGGTACGCGAATCACTGCAAAAAGTCGGTGCGTTCGCATCGATTGAGTCTGGCAGTCTGCCAGCGACAGATCCGGAACGGCTGCGCGACCAGGCAGAGTTGATGGGTAATCTGGTGATCGACGCTGTAAAAGCCTCTCGACCGTTCGAGATGAACCCTAAGCGCTCTGCTGAAGTAAATGTACTGATGACGCGCATGGCGGCCGAAATGGGGCTGGGAGACGATCTAATCCGTCCAAGCATTGGTATTAAGCCAAAAATCATGGTTATTCTGGACAACGCGAACGGCAATGATGGGCGTACCGGCTACTTCATGGAGAACGGTTACGACGACTTTAAGGCGAAGTTGCTTACTGCAGGCGATCTGCGTATGGGCGATCTCTACGTCACCGGCGTGTGCAAAAAGGTGAAGGACAAAGAGAAGGACTACACCAAAGACGAGATCGGTCAGTTCACCGACTTTATGCGTGAAGAGATCAATCTGGTGCGTCCGACCTATGTACTGACGTGTGGCAGCCGGGCGACGTCGCTCTTCAACAACAAGAGCAAACCATCCGACCTGGTTGGACGCAAAGAGTATCTGCCGGAGCTGGATGCGACCGTTTTCTACGGATTTAACCCGAATATCCTTTACTTCCGACCGGAAGAAGGAGAGCGACTGGAGGCCATTCTGACTGATATTGCGGAGACGATAAATAAGTAATAAAGAAAAACCCGCCATTTGGCGGGTTTTATGCGCAAATTTTTTCGCAGTCTTGCGAGTGACTGAGTGAGCGAGTAACTCTCTCCACCTCATGAATGTCGCCCAACGATCTTATACGCATGGCAAGATTCCACGTACTCAATGTGCGCGCGTTACGCACCAGTTCTTCCCGTGCTTTTTCGTCTTTGCTGTCAAGACGACCGCAGTCGTTCAACCATTTAGCGACTTCCGCCCAGTCCCAGAGTGGAGACTGACCGCTGATACGCTGAACAGGGCAAGGAAAATCACCTTTGCCACGTAATCCGTCTTTAAGCAGAGTAATAGCCTGGCGCGTTAAGCCAGAGAGTTGAGCAATATCGCTCAAGCCTACCAGTGCTGAATCTACCGATTCCACCACTGCGCCAATGCCTGCTGTTTCAATATCAAGGATTGCCGATTCGATTGCTTCATCTAAAGATTTAGCTTCTCGGTCAAATTCTACATACACTGAGTTTCCGTAGTAGCAAATGAGCGCATCATCGCAACCGTGGCTATACAGAGCATCTGCGACTACGCAGTACTGACTACAGGTTATCAGAATTATCCCCATTTACATCAGCTTATCTACGTCAGCCCTCAAGTTCTTCAGCAAGCCAGCTCCACCGCCTGATTCCAACATGATAGAATTGATATACTAAAATAAGTATATAGATAACATTATGAGCACCGATATCTACGAAAAAATCATGTCCGATCTGGAGTTCGACCGCGACAATCTGGAGGAAGTCTGGCGTCAGCAACCGCGTCTGTTGATGGAGTATGGCTCTAAGCTGGCACGGGCAGAACGTGAGGTTGCAGATGCAAAACTCTCTCTCGACGCGATCGAGGCAAAAATCTATGACAACGAGCGTAAGAGCTTGAGTATGAATGGAATTAAGTTTAATGAATCCGTACTGGAAGCGAAGGTTAGAACCAACCCGCAATACCTCGCAAAGCGCCAGAAACTCGACGATGCTCGACACATTGCAGACCTGTACAAGCACGCTGTAGCCGCCTTCTCCCACCGCCGCGATATGATTGTCCAGGCGTCGAAGATGGCTATCGTAGAGATAGAGCGTCTGGGGGCCGAACGATTCCATTTACCCCGTTAATTTATGCTAGATAGTAAGTAAGCACTGATCTATCATTCTTCTCGCTCGAAAGAGCCACGAACAAACGAACGCCCAATGCGCATAGCGCCAATGGCCACAATCACAACAAGGAGAAATACATGTCTAAGTCATTACTTGATCTGCTTAACAAGACCCGTGGCGATATTGCTTCCAAACGTGGCAATAACATTGATTTGACCCGTCTGAAAGATGGCAATAACTATCTGCGCATTTTTCCGAACAAGGACGATCCGAATGGCGTGTTCTTCCAGACTTTCGGTATGCACTACGTTAAGCATCAGAATGAGGAAGGCAAAGATGTAACCACCGCCTATATCTGCGAACAACACACCCACGGCCACGCTTGCCAGCTGTGTGAGATGGTTATGGAAGGTCGCGCTCGCTTTAAGGGCAACAAAGCGATGGAAGAGCGCATTAATAGTATGCGTGCTACGCCGCGTTATCTGGTCAACGGTGTTCTGTCTGCGCGTGAAGACTTTGCGGACGCAGAGAAATGCCAGCTGATTGAGCTGCCGTCTACGGTCTTCGACGATATCTGCAAAGTGATGTCCGAAGATATTGCGGACGATATTGGCAACCCACTGAGCAAAGAAGAAGGCTATGCGTTCCTGATTAAACGCACCGGTTCCGGTCGTGACACCAAGTACGACGTATCCCCGAAACGTAAAGTCTACAAAGGCGACATTCCTGAGAAGCTCTGGACTACCCAACACGATCTGATCGCATATGCGAACCAGGCTGACGAAACTCGTTTGCTGTCCACGACTCGCACTATGGGTCGTCTGATTGGTATTGCGGCTCCGGCAGCAACTATGTCCTCACCAGCCATTTCTTCCGCTGCAAAATCAGCCGCAGCTGGACTGCCAGGCTTTGGCTCTATCACTGGTCATACGGAAGGCGCAGCTGCTGTCGCTACAGCACATACTCCGGCGCCAGAGTCCACCAGCCTGGTTGATGAAGAGATCCTGCGTGCCGCTGAAGCTGAGTTCAAACCGGAAGAAGCGAAAGCTCCGGAAGCCACCGAAGCCGCAAGTGCTTCAGCATCTGCTGCCGCTGCATCTGTACCAGCTGATGAAGGTCTCGATGACCTGCTGGCTGAACTGGACGCTCTGTAATCCCATAACGTAACCAGTAAGGCGTCTGCGGACGCCTTACTTTTTGGAAGGAGTGTACCGGTGAATTATCTCTTTGTGGACGGTAACAGCCTGGGCTATTACCACCAGCAATCCGACAAATTACACAACGGCGAGATGGAAGTTCAGGCGGTTTTTGGCTTCGTGAAGAACGTTCGTCGTTACGCCTCAATTCTCCATGCCCGGCCAATGATCTTGTGGGATGGATTCAGCGACAAACGTCGCGACTTCTACCCGGAGTACAAAGCGAACCGCGACGACGACCCGGACATGAAGAAGATGAAAGAAGGCTTTGCCATCCAGAAGCCGTACATCTTGAAAATGATGACCGCGCTGGGCGTTAACCAACTCATTGCAAAGGACGCAGAAGCGGATGACCTGGCTGGAATGCTGGTCTCTCGTCTGGCTCCGCAGCCGACCGTCGATCACATCTACCTGCTGACTGGCGATGGCGACTGGCTCCAGCTTGTTCGTGAGAACGTGAGCTGGATAAGCCTGCGTGAAGACGCCAAGCACAAGCAGGTGAACTTCGAACAGTTCGCAGAGCTGACCGGTCTGCCGACCCCACGCGCGTTTCTGGAAGCGAAAGCGTTGCAGGGCGATAACTCGGACAACATCAAAGGCGTAGGTGGCATTGGTGATGGTGGCGCGAAAGAGCTGCTTCATGAATGGGGAAGCGTGGCCGCAATGGTACGCGGCATTAACGACGGTTCCATTGTCATCAACAAAGGTCGCTATAAGACGGCATTCAACAAGCTGGCAAAGAACGCCTTCAACGAGAAGACGGGCTGCCGGATGCTCGAAGCCTTTAAGCGCAACATGATGCTGATGAACCTTATCGACACAAAATTCCCACCCAGCGAAATCGAGTCGATTAAAGGCGCACGCGATATGAGCGCCTTTGAACAGATGTGTTACGAGCTGAATTTCCGTTCGTTTCTGGAAGATCTGGAAGTGTTTGTTCTGCCGTTTGAGAGGTATTGCTGATGCTGAAATCCATCATTAATGGCGGGGCAACTACGCCAACCATGCTGGCAAAGGAGATTGTTTTCTGCCACGGCGAGCACGCTGTGGTAGCGCTGCCGAACATTCTGGGCGCTGCTGGCATTTCTGCTACTGAGCGTGAGTTCGCGCTGGTCAGTGAGCAGGTCGTGAAGATCATCGCTCGCGTCGCCAAACACCTGAACCACGACGCAATCAAGTTTGACGAAGCCGCTGCTTCGAAGCGAATCAACGAATCAAAAGGAGCCTAATCATGGCAAAAGGCAAATCCGCACTGGCACTGGCGCTGAAAAAGAAAATCGGCAGCAATGACGAGATTCAGAAGGTCTCCCACTGGATTGACTCCGGTTTCCCTCCACTGAACAAAGCCATTTCCGGACGTTACGACGGTGGTTTTCCGTGTGGGCGTATCGTTGAAGTCTTCGGGCCACCAAGCGCGGGGAAATGTGTTACCGCAGACACCATGCTGCTGACGGAGCGTGGAATTGTAACAGTGAAAGAACTGTTTGAGATTGAGGGGCACAAAGCAACATGCACTACTCGCGATGTAGAGCATAACGTTGGACTCATCAATGAAAATGGCGTGATAGAGAAGACCTCACACCTGACATGGAACAACCGTCGCAAATTCAAGCGCATTAAGCTGGCATCAGGGGGTTACATCGAGGCTACGTTCCGTCACCCAATTCGTGTGGTTGACGACTTAGGCAATATCGTCTGGCGGTATGCTGAAAAAATCAGTGTAGGCGACACGATTCCTTCAATGGTTGGCACACATCAATTCGGCGATCAGCACTTGGATGCCAATATCGCAAAACTGATGGGCTATTTAATTGCTGACGGATACGTGGCCTCTGAAAATTCTGTGCATTTTTCTAACACAGATCCATTCATCAAGGATGAGTACTACCGCCTCATTTCGCTGGTATCAGACAAGATGCCAGTTACGAGAAAACATAACGGCTCGGAAGACCATGTGCTGTTTAGCAAAGAGGTGCGTTCGCTGCTTTTTAAAGAATATGGTCTGGAGTATGAGAAAGCTGCTGGCAAGCAGGTTCCGTTGAGTGTGCGTCGCGCCAATAGCGAGGCTCAAATTGCATTCCTTCGCGGCTACTTTGAGCTGGAATGCCACGTCAATGATGGTCGCTGCATTGAGGTTGTGAGCGCGAGTGGGCTGCTGCTACAGCAAATTCGCCTCATGCTCCTGAATCTGGGGATTACGTCAACTATCTCTGAAAAACACGTCGCAGGTTATAAAAACATATATTACCGGCTGTCATTCAGTGGCTCTAACTACGACCTTTTCCTGTCAACGATTGGGTTCGAGTCTCCGGCTCGTTTAGCAGTGGCAACCAAACGGGACATTAGTTTTGACCGCACTTATTTAGGCTACGTTCCGCACATCAGCGGCTTAGTGAAATCACTCTACGAGTCACTCACCAAGACCTCTCGTAAAGACTACGTTCTGGTAGATCACGTTATTGGCCGCGGCGATCGTGTCGGAATAGACAAACTGCGAGAAATCTATGTCTCCTTCATTGGCAGAAAGAATCGTTTTAACGAGCATCTGTTTGCACAACTGGCAGCGGTAATTGACTCTAACTTGTTCTACGACGAAGTCGTGGCTATTGAGGAAGGTGAAGCACCAACGTTCGACGTAGCGATGCCGGAAACACACTCTTTCTGGTCTAACGGGATTATCAGCCACAACACATTCCTCGCGACGGCTGCGATGGTGTCAGCACAAAAACAGGATGGTCTGGCCGTATTCCTTGACCACGAAAACAGTTTCGACGTTGGTCTGGCGGTAGCGAACGGACTGAACGCCGACGAAGACGACGGTCAGTGGGTCTACAAACAGCCGGATACCTTCGAAGACTCCGTAGAGCTGATCGGCACAATCCTCAAGCTGGTGCGCGACGAAGAGCTTATTCCGGAAACAGCCCCTATCTGCATCGTAGCCGACTCTCTGGCGTCGATGGTTCCGAACTCGAAGGCTGAGAAGTTCGACAAGATGGCAGAAGGCACTGCGAAGGACAAAGATCAGCTGAACATGAACGACAACACGGCGCTGGCGCGCGCGACAAGTGCGAACTTCCCTACTCTGGCGCTTTGGGCGCGTAAGTACAACGCGTGCATCATCTTCTTGAACCAGGTGCGTACCAAAATTGGTGTGATGTTTGGCGATCCGACTACGTCTCCGGGTGGCGACTCTCCGAAGTTCTACGCGTCGGTGCGCATCCGTCTGGGTGCATCCGTCATGAAGGATGGCAAAGAGAAGATCGGACAGGACGTTGGCGCCGAGTGCATTAAAAACAAAGTCGCGCCTCCGTTTGGCAAATGCTCATGGAAATTCTACTTCGACCCGACTCGCGGGCTGGACGTCGTCGAGTCTCTGGTTGAATACATGCTGGAGGAAGGATACCTGCCCAAGAGCGCCAGCGGGCGTGTGGAAATTGGCGAGAAGAAATACACCAAATCACAGATCGTCGAGATGTACCGGGAGAAGCCATTAGCTGAAATCATTGCTGCGTTACAGGCAATAGATGACAGGCGCGAGAAGACATCACCGACAGATGAATTAGAAGATTAATTTTCAGGCGTCCGAATGGACGCCTTTATACCTTGAAAATATATAATCACTTACTTATCATCTACGCACAATAGCCACATAGGAAAACACATGATCAAACTCTATCTGATGGCAGTGGCTACAGGTATATCTGTAGTTTTCATCTACTGTTTGCTGGTTCCGTCGCTGATCTCGGCTAAAAGCGATATTGCCGTAATGCTTGGAATCATTGTTGCTTTTGGCGCTCCTGTTATCGGCTTTAATGTTGGTCGTAACTTTCTGAAGTCACTAATTAATTCGAAGGGGAAGTAAGTAATGAAGAAAGGTTTACTGGCAGTGATCGTGGCTGCTGTTTGCACAATGGGTCTTACAGGCTGCGATCGTGTTGAGCCTGGGTACGTTGGCATCAAAGTAAACAAATTGGGTGAAGACAAAGGTATCGGTGAAGTTGTCGGCGTTGGCCGTCAGTGGACTGGTCTGAATACCGAGCTGTACACCTCTCTTTAAGTCATCTTAAATGACTCTGAGGTGTCTGTTAAACCTGTGGCGATTCAGTCTATTAAACCTGTGGCGATTCACTTTATGGTGTCATAAACTTAAATCTAGCGCCGGGTAGAACAAGTTAATCGAACGATGTAGCGGCCATTTAGGCGTTACAGAAAGAACAGAATTTTAAATTTATAGTGAAGCCGTTGCAGCAACTTTGTGGGGTGCAACCAACACTGAACAGGAAAAGAAAATGGATCATAGTGTACATAACAAGCTCATCTCATTTATATGGAACATTGCCGACGACTGTTTACGTGATGTGTACGTTCGCGGTAAGTACCGCGATGTGATTTTACCTATGGTGGTATTACGACGTTTAGATACGTTACTTGAACCCACCAAAGAAGCCGTGCTTGAAGAGGTCAAGTTCCAAAAAGAAGAGATGCAAGCCACGGAGCTTGATGATGAACCATTGAAGGCGGCTAGTGGTTATGTTTTTTACAATACATCTAAATGGACCCTGAAATCCCTGTTCAACACCGCAACGAATAACCAACAGATATTACTCGCCAACTTTGAAGAGTACCTGCTTGGCTTTAGCGATAATGTTAAAGAAATCATTGAATGCTTTAACCTCAAGTCGCAAATTCGTCACATGGCCTCAAAGCAAGTCCTTCTTGATGTCGTCGAAAAGTTTGTTTCCCCTTACATCAACTTAACTCATGAAACGATCGAAGACCCAGATGGCAACAAGATGCCAGCCCTTACTAACCTGGGTATGGGGTACGTGTTCGAAGAGTTGATCCGTAAGTTCAACGAGGAGAATAACGAAGAAGCCGGTGAGCACTTTACACCTAGGGAAGTGATTGAGCTGATGACACACTTGGTTTTTGACCCAGTGAAAGAGCAGCTACCATTGACCATGACCGTTTACGACCCTGCGTGTGGTAGCGGTGGTATGCTCACTGAATCTCAAAACTTCATTGAAGAGAAATACCCGAACGACAGCCGAGATATTTACCTTTACGGCAAAGAGATCAATGACGAGACCTACGCGATTTGTAAATCGGACATGATGATCAAAGGTAACAACCCTGAGAACATCAAGGTAGGCTCAACCTTGTCTACCGACGAGTTTGCGGCTTCTCGCTTTGACTTTATGTTGTCTAACCCGCCATACGGTAAGAGTTGGGCGTCTGAACAGAAGTACATTAAAGACGGCAGTGATGTGATTGACCCGCGTTTTAAGGTTAGCCTGAAAGACTATTGGGGAAATCTCGAAGTGGTGGATGCCACGCCACGTTCGAGTGATGGCCAGCTGCTTTTCTTAATGGAGATGGTCAACAAGATGAAAGATCCGAGCGTAAGTCCATTAGGCAGCCGGATTGCCTCTGTTCATAACGGCTCATCGCTCTTTACCGGCGATGCGGGCGGTGGCGAAAGTAATATTCGTCGCTTCATCATTGAAAACGACATGCTAGATGCCATCGTTCAGTTACCTAATAACCTGTTCTATAACACTGGCATTACCACTTACATTTGGGTGTTGAACAACAATAAACCTGAGGCGCGTAAAGGTAAGGTGCAATTAATTGATGCCAGCTTGCTCTACCGTAAGTTGCGCAAGAACTTAGGTAACAAAAACTGCGAATTTGCGCCTGAGCACATCACGGAAATTACCGATACTTACCTCGCGTGTAAGGATGTTGAAAGAGCACTGGATGCAAACAATGATCCTGTTGGCATCGCCAGTAAGGTATTCAGCAATGACGATTTTGGCTACTACAAAGTCACTATAGAGCGCCCAGATCGCCGCAAAGCCAAGTTTACTCAAGACGCAATAGCCCCACTGCGTTTTGATAAGCAACTTAGTGAAGTGATGGAGTACGTGTACGCAGAGCACGGCGAACGTGTTTACGAAAAAACTGGCTACGGGTCAGATCAGAAAAAGAGCTTCTTAAAATCCATCGAGAAAGACATTCTTTCTTGGTGTGAAGATAACGACATCAGTCTCAATGCTAAGGCTAAGGCCAAACTGCTTGATGTGAAACACTGGCTGGCGCTAAAAGCATTGCTTGAAACTGCACAAACGCTGATGGCTGACATCGGTAGCATTGAATTTGATGACTTCAATAGCTTTAAAACCCAAGTTGATAAATCGCTAAAAGCCCATGCTATTAAGCTTTCAGCACCTGAGAAAAATGCCATTCTTCACGCGGTGAGCTGGTATGACGAAACCGCCAAGAAAGTGGTTAAAAAGGTAGTTAAATTAACGGGTGATAAATTAAACGACCTGCTGGAGCGCTATGAGTGTGAAGTCGCTGACTTGCCAGATTTTGGTTATTACCCCGTTCCTTCAGCAGAAGGCGGTAAAAAAGGCGAGTATATCACTTACGAGACCAATTCAGACCTGCGAGATACAGAATCTGTTCCATTAAAGCAAAGCATTTACCAGTACTTCCTAGATGAAGTGAAGCCTCATGTCGATGAAGCATGGATAAACCTAGATACGGTAAAAATTGGCTATGAAATCAGCTTCAATAAGTATTTCTACCGTTATAAACCGCTGCGTAGTTTAGAAGAGGTCGCAACCGACATCATCAACCTAGAACAAAAAGCCGAAGGTCTCATTGCGCAGATATTGGGTGTTAAAGTGGCGGAAGTAAAAAAGGTTCAGGGGTAAGTCGTTATGATGAAGATTTCTGAAATGCCGAAATATGACGATTATGTAGATTCTGGGGTTGAATGGTTGGGACGAGTTCCTTCTCATTGGCAGATTATAAGATTGAAAAATACGATCAATGGATGCGTCAATGGCTTATGGGGGGCTGATCCAAATGGTAAAGATGAATTGGTTGTAGTAAGAGTTTCGGATTTTGATGAGCAAAAATTGAATGTTTCTGATGAAAAACTTACTTATCGTTCCATACCTGAAAACGAACGGAAAAGTCGCCTATTGAAATTTGGTGATTTATTGATAGAAAAATCAGGTGGAGGCGATAAAACTTTAGTTGGTAGAGTTGTTTTGTTTGATAAAAGCTATACGGCAGTCACGTCAAACTTCGTCGCAAAAATGACTCCAAAAAATTGGGTAAACCACAGTTTTTTAAAGTATGTATTTTTTAGTTTATATAGTCGAGGTGTCAATTACGTATCTATTAAGCAAACAACAGGTATCCAAAACCTTGATGCGAATTCGTATTTAAATGAAGTTTTCTGTTTTCCTGATGAATTTGTTCAGGCAGAGGTCGCCAACTTTCTTGACAAGAAAACCGCTCTAATCGACGAAGCGATTTCGATCAAAGAGCAGCAAATTAGCCTGCTGAAAGAGCGTAAGCAGATCATCATCCAACAGGCGGTGACCCAAGGGCTTGACCCGAATGTGCCAATGAAAGACTCCGGTATGGATTGGATTGGGAAGATTCCGCAACACTGGAAATTAAAGCCTAATAAGTGCCTTTTCAAGTTAAAAAAATCATTGGTAGGAAAAAGATCTGGAGACTATGAGCTTCTATCTCTAACCCTAAAAGGGATAATTAAACGAGATATGGATAACCCAGAGGGGAAATTTCCAGCTGAGTTTAATACGTACCAAGAAGTTAGTGTCGGTGACTTTGTATTCTGTTTATTCGATGTAGAGGAAACCCCTAGAACTGTTGGTCTTTCTAAATTTAACGGAATGATTACTGGGGCCTATACGGTTTTTGAACTTGATGAGAGTGTTAGTAAGGAATTCCTTTATTATTTTTATTTAAATTTAGACTCAAGAAAAATGATGAGACCATTGTATAAGGGTCTAAGAAATACCATCTCAAAAGAGACTTTTTTGAGCTTTAAGTCATTTATACCACCTTTGAAAGAGCAAGAAGAGATCGTTGATTTTATTGAATATGAGGTTAATAAGATAGATCTCACTATAGATGGGATATCCGAACAAATTGATAAAATAAAGGAATATAAGTCTTGTCTAATAAATGGTTCGGTCACAGGTAAAATTAAAGTTACGTCAGAAATGGCTGAGCGATAGGACGCGAGTATGTTCACGGTAAATCATCAGACCAATAGGATTAGTCCGGTTAAGACGAAGAAGTTCAGTGAGTTGGGCTTTACTGAGCGCAAGCATCTTCAGGAGTGGTTGGCACACGAACCTTCCGCACTCGGTGAAGAGTTGTTGATTATTCAAAAAGAGTTCGATGGCTTTGATGACACCCGTGAACGCTTAGATTTACTGGCACTGGATAAAGATGGCAACTTGGTCATTATTGAAAACAAGCTGGACGACAGTGGCCGCGATGTGGTGTGGCAGGCGCTTAAATATGCCTCTTACTGTGCCAGTTTAACCAAAGCGCAAATAGTTGAAATTTATCAGCAGTACTTAGACCGCTATGAGCCTGTCACAGGAGAGGTAGACCTGTTAAATGCCCCTGCAAGTGCCTCAGCTAGAATATGTGAGTTTTTGGATGCGCCCGATCTGGATGAGTTAAAGCTCAACCTGGGTAACAGCCAGCGCATCATGTTAGTTGCGGCAAACTTTCGCAAAGAAGTGACCAGCACCGCGCTGTGGTTATTGGGTCAAGGAATTAGCATTGCCTGCTTCAAAATCACGCCTTATTCACTGGGTGAACAGCTACTGATTAATATTGACCAGATCATCCCAACGCCGGAAGCGAAAGAGTTGATGATCGGCATTAATGCCAAGGAAGCGGAAGAAAAAACCACCGAAGTGGTACTAAAAAACCGCCATACGGTGCGGCGCGAATACTGGGAGCGTGCCTTAGAGGCGTTTCAGAAAAGCGCTTGCCAACTCTATAACAACATTAGCCCAAGCAATGATCATTGGTTATCAGCAGGCTCAGGGTTAAGTGGGTGTCCGTATAACCTGATATTTCTGCAAAAAGAGCTTCGAGTAGAGCTTTGTATCAGCCGTGGGGTTACCGAAGAGAATAAATACCTTTTTGACTTGTTGAGTCAGTCCAAACAGGACATTGAACATACTTTTGGTGCAGAACTTGAGTGGATGAGGCTGGATGAGAAGAAATCTTGCCGTATTCAGTTTTCGACCAAAGCTGATGGGTTTAACAAAGATACGTGGCCCCAAGCGGTTGCGTGGCACTTAGAGCAGATGACAAAGTTAGAAAAAGCCTTAAAAGGACCGCTGCAAAAAGCGGCTGAGGCAATGAAACAGAAGAATTTTGATTAAGGGAACTTA